CATTCCAGGCTTTGGCTAGCTCTTTATAAGGCTTACCTACATACTTGGCTATGAATTTCACAATCCTAGATTCTTTAACGTATCCATAGCCGTGGTCCCAAGCTATATGACAACTTTTGTCTAATACCTTTCTACCATATCCTCTCTGCGCTGCCACTTCTTTAGATACTCTCAAATTGAAATCAGCATCAAAATCAGCTAGCGTCACTTTAGTAAGGTGTCTAGGATAGTAGCTTGGATTACGAGTATGCTTGCTTTTACGTTTATACTCTTTCCTATGACCAAGTTTAAGTCTTCGTTCACTCATGTTATAGTATTTTAGTTACTTTACCAAATACGGATTTGGTCCACCCATTAATCTTACCATGATTGTTGCCTATAAGAACTCCTCTGTCTCCCTTAGCTTTGACTAAGTGAGTATAGTATCTACCTTTAACTTTGCAGAATACTATATCACCTACCTCTACATTGCTAAGATTTATAGGACTCAAGACATGCTCTTGGCCAGATTTGATTAGAGGAGTCATAGAGTTTCCCTTCTCTGAGGTTCTGAAGGATTTTCCTTCGGTCAATAGTCTCTCCTTGTAATGCATCGGCTTTAGACATTAAATATACAAAGTTTAATCTCTCTTCCATGGTAGAGCCATTACTTATCCTTTCAAACAAGGTTAACTCTTGCCCATTCTTGTAGTTATAGTAAGATATCAACTCATTATATCTGACAGTTTTACTATTCAACGAAGCTATAGTCATTGGATATCTTCTTAGCACTACTCCCCTATATAAATCAACAAGTTCACCCAATGAGTTGGCAATCTTTAATAACCTAACTACATTGGGTGAACCGTGTTTCTTATACCTAATAGCATAATTCTCCAGAGCAGCATCCCAATCATGGAACACGTGTTGAGCTTGAGTTAAATCAATCTCAACTATTTTACGCAGGAACTCTTCTATAGTCATATTAATTAGATATTGTAGGTGATGTTAACTTGTCAATTAGATTCTTCATTGCTTCTTCACCAGCAGCAAAACCTTCAGAATATCCAATATTATATGCTTTCTCCACTGTATCAGTAACAGCAGTCATAATTTCATTTCCTGCAAACTGTTCTTTTAGCTGTTCTAATAGTTCTTTCATAAATCCTCCTTCCTTTAATTATTAGTAGCTTGAGTGGGATTCGAACCCACACGTCCATTTCTGGACACCAGAGCTTAAATCTGGGGCGTCTACCAATTTCGCCATCAAGCCATACCCTTATACTGACATCATGACCTTGATTGTAACTACAATTATCATTCCTATAGTACTTATAGCAGCTATACTTAAGAATATCTTAACCCATTTAAAGTCACAATCCCATATAGTTAGTAACATAGCTATTAATGCAGCCACAAATGCAATGACTACAGTAATCATTAATGCTGTTTCCATATCAATCTCTTACTAAGTCTATCCAATTAATTAGGATATGATACAACCACCTCATAATACGTAATCACAATAAGTGTCAACAAAATCCTTAGCTTCTTTTAAACCACATTTAGCAGATTCTTTTACATGCTTAACTGCTTGCAGTTTGGAACCAGTCTGTACAAACTGTTTCATCTTAAAGAAGTCTTCACATGACAAATCAATTGTATTATTCCAACGCTTCCTGTATGCAAGCATTGCATCACTATACTCTTGAGGACGTTCTGTCCAGGTAATTTGTTGGTCTAATATAACTGTACAAGTTCCATCAAGTATATCATATTCTCTAGATTCTACGGTGAATTTACCAGCTTCTAACACTACTATATCAGTAGGAAATGGAATCATCTCTGATGAGATTGATACTTCCTCTATTGTCTTATCATCTTTTACAAATTTTACAAACATAATCTTTAAGTATTAATTAATAACGTAGCGAGAAGGTGACTCGAACACCCAACCTTGATATTATGAGTATCACGCTCTAGCCAGTTGAGCTATCTCGCCATTAATAATCCGCCTGGCAGGGCTGTGAGCTGCCTTACCAATTATTGACGTCAGCTAATCTATGGAATAGCACGTCTGCTAAACTGAAATAGCCCTATAGTCATTTCTACACCTGCTCACATTTAAGTGGTGGATTACATGTTTATCGGTATTTATCGAACATGCTGTCTGATGCTTCTTCTCCCCACATAGACACGATAACAATACCTACTTTGGTAGCCCTAAATACTATTGGGTCTTCTAACCTTCTTTTACGGTCTTCTTCAGCTTTAGAGAAGATTTCTATGCGAATATTATTCTCCATAGTATCATAAGGCGCTGCAATTAGCCAAGTGTTATGGTCTAAATATGAGGTGCCAAGATGTAGGTAATCTTCCTCCTTATAACTTCCACCTATAGACCTCATGTACTGATAACCACGGTCAATACCTTTGAATACAAATGGGAATCTAGAGAAATACTCAACAAGCCGTTTGGTCATGTCCTTAGACATTCTTGAATCTATTCTCGCAGCTTCAACCCAACTGACGTAGTTAAGATTTAAAGAGTTCAAAGCGTTAGAAGCCTTTGCTATTTGTGACACATTCTCACTTGGAATGAATCCGCTGAAGGTCGATATTGGACCACAATACAAATTGTACTTCTTCAGGATTGCAAAGAAATCCTCGTAAGTTACAACCAGTGCATCAGGATACGATTCTTTAATCCAGGATGTTATTTCGTTAACCTTCTTCAGGTCTAATTTCTCTGGACCTAAAGCTGACTTATACTTCTTAGACTCGAGAATAGTCCTAAGGGTATCTGCATTCTTAGTTCCACCCAGACCTGCTGCTTCCAACTTATCAAGCTCCTCTTTGATTTGCTCGGAATTGTCAAAGTCTTGATTGCCTTCTACGTACTTCTTATAGTACTCCATAGATGCTGTTACTAAGGCTAAACGTAACGCATCTGCACTCAATTTCTCCATACTATGATAAATGTTCTTTAATATCAATCATGTATTTTATACCTTCAATTATCACACATGCTAGCCCGCCAACGAGCATAATGAAGTATAATGCAACAATTAGTGGTTCCCAACCAGTCCCATAATCACTTCTATTGAGATTAAAGTTAAGCCTATTAGGCTTGTTATTAATAAAAGCTCTATCATAGGTTGGTTTGTCTACACGTAGTTTAAACTGATTGTCTCTACCGTCAGCTATTAGTGTAAGCTCATATACAGTATGCGTCTGTTGATTAACTGTTTCGGTATAACAGTCCTTAGCAACTACTGTAGTCCACACGGGTCTATCAGTACAGGTTTCTTTAACTAAGTTAGATTTACATCCTCCTAGTCCTACTAAGCACACCACCAGCCATATTACTATCAAAGTTGCATGTCTGAAAGTGTTAGTTGACGGTCTCATATCAACAATTGTTGGCATCCTCTGTCAGTAATTTAGTTGCTTTATCCATTCCTAACTCGTAAGCTTCAGCAATTAATACTGCTGCGCTTGCTATTGAAAGCTTACCACCGTTGTCCTCTGCTACGTTAGCTGCATTTTCAAGCAGCTCACTTAAAGTTTCTACCATAATTAAATACATTTAATAGTTAATAATCTAGTAGGGTAGGTGAGACTCGAACTCACACGCCCGAAGGCACTTGGGCCTAAACCAAGCCTGTCTGCCAATTCCAGCACTACCCCATTGTTACTTCATCAAATTGATAAATTCATCTTCATGTCCTCTATAGTATCGCTGAAGATATGCAATATACACGGCTTCGTCCTTAACTATTTGAGGGAATTTGGATTCAAATTGTTCTACTTTCTCTTCTCCTACTATACTTACATGAAAGTCTCTAGGTGTGTTATCCACCTTAGTTGCAGACATTAATAAGACTAATAGGAATATCAATAAATGTTTCATTTAGTTGTTAATAAAAGGAGAGCGAGATTGCTCTCGCCCTCCAAGGTTTATTTGTTGTCTTTCTTCTCCGTAGAATAGTCCTTACGGTCAAGTTCCCACTCATACTCACACATCTGAGTAATTGCTTCAAGCTTCTCTGTACCCAGAACGAGTTTGAGAGCATTTACCAATCTTTCAGCCGGAGTTTCCACAACAGCTTTCTTGGATGCAAGTCCAAGTTGACGTTGATAAGATTCAACGCTAGCTTTGATATGGAACGATGTTACATGGGTTTCTTCTGTAAAGATAAGTTTGGATTTGGTTGATTCAACGATTTCAGCCATAAATGCCGGAGCAATTTCAGCTTCTTGAATGTAGTTACATACTTCACTCAAATCATCGTCGATTGTATATCCTTCTTCAGCGGTGAAGGTAGAACGGATGAATTTCTCCGCAGTTTCAGCGTCCAGACAGTCCATGGTAATCACAGAGCCGATTCTCTTACCTCTTAAGAAGGTAGGTTCAATCAATTCAATGTGATTAGTAGTGAACAAGGTGATTACGTTCATGTCTTTGGTATCACCACCGTCCAGAGTATTCAGGATGTCTTGCATAGCAGCATCTCTGTTACCTCTAGTTACTTGGTCAATATCTTCAACAAATACGACAACACCATGGCCCGAACGGTCAACAACTTTACACATGCGCAGAGTTTCTGCAAGAAGAGAAGGATTCTTCAAATACACGAACGACCAACCGTTTGTTACAGCATCTTTAGCCAGCTTAAATGCCAGCAAGGTCTTACCTGTACCATATTTACCTTCCAGCAAACAACCATACTTCAATGGAATACCTTTAGCCAGACATTTCTCTGGATACAAGATTCTTGAACGTAGTGGTTGCAATTCAAATTCAGTCTTCTTAGAAAGAACCATGAATTGTTTCTCAATGCCGGCAAGTGTCATGATAGTAGGTTCAGACAGATTGCTGATTTCCAAAGCCTGGTTTTTGTAGATAGATTCTGATGCCAATAGCTCTTTAGTTCTGTCAACAATGTCATCAATTAATGACTGGTATTTGAACTGGCATTGTCCCTTAATAAGGAGCAAATGACGGTCATTGTCATAGTTGATGTTAATTTCAGAATCTTCTCCCAATTCTTCAAGGCTAATTTTACCAAACGGAACTTTGGTACGAGAACCGTCTGCCAGAACAACGTCTACGGTATCAATGTTGCTGTTTCCAGAAGGACTGTTATCCTCCTTACTAACGGCAGAACCGAAGATTTCATTGATTGCTCTGTTCAACTGATATACACCGTCTGGTTTCCAACAAAGCAGCGAGTATTTGAAACTTGCCATTTTCTTGGACTGTTTGATTTCACCTTCGATGAATCCCAGAGCATCAGCATACTTCACATTGCTTTGGAGCACTTCAATCATTCTCTGTTTCTGAGTTTCCTCGTACTTGTTAACTCTCTGCTTAATAGCAGCTGTAGTTCCTTGCGGAATAATGTTCTTTGCCATTACTTAATTAGGTTTATTAATCTTATTTACTTCTTTAATGATTGCCTCACAATTCTCTCTTGTTGTAGTTAAACAACCAAGTTGAATAATAGAACCGTCTTGAGTGATAGTCAGGTTCTTCTCTTCGATTGTTTCCCTACACAAACCTCCTCTGATAATTCTTTTAATGAGTGGAAAGGGTAATATAGTATTCTTACAGAATATCATATTCTTGCCTTCCACATAAATGACATCGTAGCCGTCAATGCTACCTACTACCTTACTCATTCGATTCAACTATTAACTGTGTAGGGACGGTGGGGATTGAACCCACATGTGACCAATTACCCTTTCAACAGCGTATAAGGCAGAGGGGATACGTCCCTGAATGTTTATATCCGCTCACAATTAACAGTTCTCAAAGAGTAGTGTTGTTAGTGACTTCATGATAAATTCTATTTTAAACTGAAATAATTAGTAGTTGGGCTACCAGGATTCGAACCTGGGCTACAAGAGCCAAAACCTTGTGTGACTACCACTACACCATAGCCCAGTAAAAGGAGTCCGAAGACTCCTAAACTAACTTATCGAATATCATGGGCTGTATCGACATCCATAAATTTGCTAGCATTTCTCGCTCTGCGTCAGATGCTTCATCCCAATGTGATACGTACAATTTCTCCGTTCGTTCATTCCTATAAGGAACCTTAAATGAACGGTTAATGCGTACACTGTGTGCGAATAGGTCTTTGTCGAAATCAATAGCCCTAAGCGTCTTCTGGAAATCGTTGAACTTATTATTAGGGTCATCGACATCCCTAACAGACATTCCAGAAGGAAACGGGCCGTTACCATGCCTTGTTATATAAGGACGAGTTACATAACAAGTTTGGATTTCTTTACGTATACCTACTTTCCGCAACAGCTCGTAAGCGTTTTGTGAAGTTGTATTAGACGGAGTACAATAAGGCATTATGCCGAATCTTTGGTCAAGCAATATTCCCTGTGAACCTTCAAACACTAGGTTATCATAATTCAACAAGCAATCTTCATTAACCGTACCTGTATGTAAGAAATAAGCATGTGCTAACCTACACCAGTTGTCTAGGTCTATCGAAGGATATTTACTAGACATGTTGTAATAGTTATCCACTATGGCATTTAGTTTCTCACGCAGTATGTAAGGATTCATACAATCTACAACTGTTAAGCTGTATCCTGCCTTAACTCGGTCCAAACAAGCTTTAAACCCTGTACCTACAGTACCATGTCGTAAGTTCTCTTCGTTATTAACTTGGGAATAGACATCGAAGGGAATTACAACTTGGCAGTGAGGGTGATACTGAACAATGGGATGAACTCCCATTTTAGCTAAGTCTGCACCCTCCAACATAGAGGTAATTGGGTCTACAGTACAGTATTCGGACCAGTACGTCGGCACTCCAAGTAAGGTTCCGCTGCCAAAGTTACTAAAGGTATGCATCATGTCTCCATGCTTTACAGTATGTCCTACTTGATGTCCACCACTAAACCTGACTACTAACACAGACTCTCGCTTACCTATGTACTTGTTACATAAGTTGTGAACTGTCTGTCCCTTACCGCAATCGCCGAAGAAACTACCTAAAACTATATTTATCATAAAATTACGCTATTGTGCTACTTAATGTATGAGTTATCTCTGCTTCACATTGTCTACAATTCACCCTTATCAAGGTAACTGCATCCTTATGTCTATCACAGAAATCATTAAGTAGCTGGTCCCTGTATTGCTGCATTTGGAAATCAGCCATGCTATCATAGAATCTATAGGTTGGGCTGAAGTGCTGTTCCCCATCGTACTCTATGAAATACTGACGTCCTTTATGCTTTACAAAGAAATCAATAACTAATCTATGTGAGGGCCTGTCTATCTCCTGGTTAATCAATACGAATTGTCGTTCATAACGAATATTATTTCGTTGTAACCACGCTTCAATCATGTTCTCTCCACGAGACTGTTTGCATCTAGGACATCCACGTCCTTTCAGATGGTTATCTGGAGTTACGTAAAATTCCCCGTGCTTTTTGCACATGATACAAACCTTAGTTCTAGAATTAACATACTCTACTTTAGAGTAGTTATATCTATCGCCATGTTTGCTAACAGCCTTCCTTACAAATTCTTCGGTAGTAGAAGAGAAGTGGTTTCTTAGTTTAGTACCCTTACATTTAGGGCATCCATGCTTCCTATTAATGTGTTTGGCGGGAGTTTGTTCAAACTCTCCATGCTCCGGACATATAATGGTCACTTTAGAGTTCATATCTACATAGACGATTTTACTATAGTCGTATTTGTCTCCATGAACATCTCTAAACCTAGATATTACTTCCTCCTCGGTCAATTTCTTACCCATGTACTGTTCCTAATACAATACTAATCATTTCAGTTTAATAAAATTTGTCATTACTATCAGACGGCACATCTTGCCATTCCTGACTAACAGAAGCACTAGGAGCTAAGCCTTCAACAGGCTCCTCATAGTTCTCTTTAATTGCGGTGACAATCACCTTGTCTACTTCTCCAGATGTACATGTCAATACATTCTGTCCAAGTAAAGTCTTCCAAGATTCAGCAACCCTTGAGCCATGACTGGCATTAGTAATGTGAATGTGGAATACATGGTACTGTTCCTTTGCTTTGTCAAGAGCTTCTTGACAAGTAATGGTTTTAGCACCTTTTTGATACCCTAGAACACGTTCTAAGTAACATCCCTTTACCTTATCGAGATTTGGTTCATCTCCAATAGTAAATAAGAATCCCTTAGTGTGTCTTTCAAACCAGGAATCAGTTTCAGTATGATAACCCGCTACGATGTGAGATAGTAGATAGCTTTCACCTCTATTACCTCCTCCACCACCTTCAATCACGAATGACTGTAAAGTGTCAAGGATTTTAGCTGTATCAGACTCAAACTGACCAATTTGAATTGGATATCGGTCATAAACGTGGTCCCCAACTGCCATAAACATGATTTGTGGGTCACGCACACCTAGTTGAATGAGAGAGTCCATAATCTTAGGGAATTGGTCTCTAATCATTTCATAAGGTGTGTCCATCATTGAACCAGTAACGTCTAGCGCAATGATTATCGGAGTAGAGAAAGGATGTTCTTTAGAATCACGAGATTCACGAACACCCACGTTAACCATTTCTTGCCTTATCTGCGTGTTATACTGCCTAACATTGTTGTTAAGCGATGCAGCAGTATTACATGCATTAATGGCATGGCTCTTAAAGAGTTCATCCCTAGTGGAGGTATATAAACCCCTACTGCCGGCCTCTACATCATAAGCAATTCTAGAATAACTACCTGCTCCCATAAATTATTCATTTACAGTTGCAGCAGCGTCATCTTTCACGTCATCCAAATTAATGGATTCTGATGCATCAGCGGGAAATTCTTCTGCATCGACTTGCATAGCTAGAGCAAGTTCAATCTTTGCAACACGCAGTTTACGTGCCAATTCATGTCTTGTTCTTACCCATTCAGCCGGATTCAGTCCTTCTCCCGGATTCAAAGAGTCTCTTGATTTAACAGCCAGGTCATTGTGTTTGTTGATTTCTCCCTGAATGCGAAGTACTTTCAACTTACAATCCTGAACAAATCTGTCTTCCTCGATTTTAGCCAATTCATACAGATTCTGCGCTCTTGCATCAAGTACACTTTGTCCACTCTTACTTAATTTCTCTTTAAAACTGCTCATTTACACTTACATTTAACATGTTAAATTCAATAAGCATCTCTGTGTGGTAATTTATAATCTAACTGTAATCATCTAGGATTACAATCGAGCCACCTTAGGGACTCGAACCCTAAACAGCCGCATTACAAGTGCGGTACTCTACCAATTGAGTTAAGGTGGCATAAACAGGAGACGATGTTACCAAGTGTGCTGACATCTCCTTTGTAAATCAAAGAAAGCGGTGCATACGAGATTCGAACTCGTGATATCCACCGTGACAGGGTGGCGTCCTAGACCACTGAACGAATGCACCATGAAGCTTGCTTAACCTACCCTCGAAACCTATGCTTGGACTTGCAATCAGTTATTCAGATATTGTCCCTTCCCGCTAGCTGAGTCATTCTCTTACTGTAATCGTGTGTCCAACTCACAATCACTATTCAGATGTGCCAAATGGGACATGGCAATTCATAGAAAGTGGGTGCTAGCCGTTTCTATCCCACCATTGCGTACTACAGCGCTAGCTACCGTCTAAGCTCCTATCCCTTACGTCGCCTTAGAGTGTACATGATTATTATTGCCTAACCAGTTACCTGATTGGAAGGATTATGTACGAGGTACAGCTAACGGGACTCGAACCCGTATTTTATGCTTGAGAGGCATATTACCTAACCAGTTAGTAGATAGCTGCGTGTTAAATAGTCGTGAGTAGTTAATTGCAACTATGACAAAATTAAGATTAAAGCCAAAGACCAGCCTATTGCTATCTAGGGCAAAGTCAAAGGAATTTTGTAACTTCGCAATAGACTGACAGGGTTTGAATTAATAATACTTAATTATGCTGGAAATCGTCCCTGTATGGAATACAGAACACGATTAATTTGTCGACAATGCATCGACTAGAGTCTTTGATGCAATTCATACTACTCACGCAAAGCTATGTTAGAATCCAATGAGATTCAAGACTATAGCACCTATTTATCTGGATTGGAAATCTTAGTTAGTAACTCATAAGTTGCTTGTAACTCATTAGGAATTACTATCTTAAGTTCCAATAGTTTCTTACGTTCTTCAACTTTCCAAGTTTCACATTGTTGAGACAGGGTTTTGGCATCCAAATTGAATCTATCAACAGCTTGTTTATAAGCCTGATTGACTTCATATTCAGAATCCTTTACCATTTTATCAATCTTGAACTTAATCTTATTAAGTCTAGCTGATATGTCTCTGTGTTTCTGCTGTAATGCAAAGAATGTATTCTCTACCTTATCGCTACTAACAGACGGGTCATACGAGTACACGATTGTGTCAGTGCCAGAACCTTCAACCTTAGTAGGATTAGTATAGGCATCCATTAAAGCTCTACGGGCGTTTGCAAACGGACGCATTGGATGAATATACTTACCAATAGCAGATGCTTCTGCTTCTAGTCTGTAATATTCCATACGTTCTGCAATGCTCAATGAAGCAATTGCTTCCTCTTCGGTAAGGATATGACCCTTAATCGGGGTGTCCAACTTGAATCCAGCTACATCCGTAGCATATACATCCCAAGTGTACCTGTTAATAATTTCAAGTTCTTCTTCTCTAGCCTTAATAGCTTCACGAATCCATGCGCAGAAGGCATTCATATTAGCAACTTCTTGAAGTAATGTAGGTACATTATCAAGATATGCCTCATTTCTACCTGTCTTTACAGTTCTGGAGTTACCTCCACTTAACAAGCTAATATTGACATTCACAAACCCTACAGAATCTAAAGCTTGTCTATTAGATTCCACTGTCTCCTTAGCTATATTAGCCAGGTGATTGGCAGAAGTTTGGGTTAATCCCTTCTCGCCAAAGAATACTTTGTTACATTCTTTCATAAGCTGTAATTATTAATTCATTACTAATGCACTGGATAGGGGATTCGAACCCCTGTTTACGCATCGAAAGTGCGTCGACCTAAACCACTAGTCGAATCCAGTATACCTTATTAAGCTTTCCAGAATACAAACTTATTGCCTTCTGGACATCTTACATACTTCACATCAAAACCATTCTCTCGATATAGAGGTTCTACATCTAACCAATGGTTCTTAATTACTTCTTCTTCAGTTAAACCTTCAGATGCTACATAGGCTATTACATCTGATTGCTTAAATTCAGAAGCTTTACCACTCCAGTTCTTAACTATTAAAGTATTAAAAGCTAAGATAACTGCATCAGGAATAGATTTTAAATCTATACTCCTCAATTCTCTTGAATTTAATACCTTCACCATAATTCTAATAATTAGGTTAATAATGATTTTCGCAAACTCTTATTAGCCAGCGCGGAGAGTGCTGGATTCGAACCAGCGGAACCCTTTTGAGGTTCGGTCCCTTAGCAGGGGACTGGTTTAAGCCACTCACCCAACTCTCCAATCCACAGAAGACTTATTTATGCTATATCAATCGCTTATGATTACCTCAATGCTGTAAGTCTTCTTAGAAATTCACTGTAAAAGGATTACTTTACAGGAGGAAAATTATCACCTTTAGCTGGTGATTCTTCCGGCTTCTTGCCAGTGATTATTTGCTTAAGCGAATCTGCAATGGGCAAATTGCGAGCAATTTCCAAGCTTGGAGCAAGATTCTTAGCCATATTAGCCATGAACTGCCCAGCAGTATTGGAATCACCATACACAGTAACATTACCAAGCTGGATATGTTCAAACACCTTAGCGTTGGCTTCAGCAACTTCCTTCCACCTGTCGGTCATTGCATATTGAACGATTGCTTCAGGATGCATACCTGATTTAATCATATGTTCAACTGCAAGAGCCGGAGCCATTTCCATTGCCTGTTTCTGTTCAGCTTCTGCCATTAAAGATGCTTTCTTACCTTCAGCTTCAGCAAGAAGTTTCTTCTTGGTACCTTCAGCTTCTGCTTCCAGTTGCATCTTAGTAGCATTTGCTTTAGCTTCTGCTGCTTTCAAGATTTTAGCTGCTTCCGCTTCTGCTTCAAGAATGGCTACACTCTTAACAGCTTCTGCTTCAATTTTAGCTTTCTCTTTGGCTTTCTCGGCAGGTATAATTACTTCAGCTTTAAGCTTAGCTTCTTCAGCTTTAGCTTTAGCTTCGTTAACTTCCACCTGACGTTCTTGCTCTGTTTTAGCAACTGCCATTTGAGCTTCAACTTTAGAAGTACCAGCTACTCTTTCTGCTTCAGCTTTAGCTTTCTCTGCTTCTCCCTTAGCTTTGGAAACTTCAATAGTAGCTTTCTGTTCAGCTACTCCTGCTGCTTTCTCTGCTTCAGCTGCCTTTTGACGGGCTTCTGATTCATACTGTGCAGTTTTAGCTTCCTTTTCCTGCTGTGCTTTAACAGTTTCAGCTTCTTGGTTTTGTGCTGCTACTGCCATACGAACTTCCTTCTCTGCTTCTGCTTCTGCCTTAGCGGCTTCAGCTTTGGCAGTAAATTCTGCTTCTTTAGCAGTTGCATAAGCTTGCTGCTCTGCAATCTTAGCAGCTCTTAATGCTTCTTGCTCGGCAACTTTGGATGCTTCTTCAGTTTGGGCTGTAGCCACACCAATTTCACGTTCCTTTCTTTGCTCTGCAACAGCAATTTGTTGCTCCTTATGCTGCTCGGCCAATTGAGTTTCTTTCTCTTTAGTGGTCTTAGCAATAGCAACTTCTTTCTCCCTGTTAGTTTCAGCCACTATAGTTTCTTGCTCCTTAGTAGCTGCTGCAATTGCAATCTCCTTCTCTCTCGTAGTTTGAGCTATCTGGATTGCTCCTTTCTTCTCTTCTTCTGCGATATCAGCTTGTGATTGCGCTCTTGCTTTAGTCTCTTCTTTCTTACCAAGATTATCAATATATTGAGCAGCATCTTGAATGTCACTGATATTGATATTCATCAGATAAAGACCAAGTTTGTTCAATTCTGTATTGATATTGTCTCTAGCTTGAGCTAGGAACTTGTCTCTGTCAGAGTTAAGCTCTTCAATAGTCATCGAAGCAATAACAAGCCTCATCTGACCATAAACAATATCTGAAATCAAACTTTCTTTAACGTCATCATCAGCACCTAGTAAGCGATTAGCAGCATTCTGCATAATCAGCGGTTCTTGGCTAATAGCAACAGTTACAGTGGTAGGGATAGTTACACGAATATTTTGAGCTGACAAAGCATTCTTCAATACAAGATTCAATTGAATCGGCTGCATTGACATTACTTCATAACCCTGTATAATCGGCCATACAAAAGCTGCACCACCATGATAAACTTTGGCAGTTTTAATTTCAACTTCTCTGTCAACCAGATTACCTTTAGCGTCGCGTTCGCTAACTTTCTCTTTGTGAGAGCCTGTTTTACCATAAACTACCAACAATTCGTCAGATTTACATTTACGGTAGCGGGATAGAATCCCAATGATAGTGATGATTGCAACTAGTACAACTACACCAACGATAATTAATGATGTCATTTCCATCTTGAAATTGGTATTAATCTATGTATAATTTATTGTCTTCGTATTTACGAATCGTTACTGGCTCATTGACAGGATATATCTTCTTATTAAGAGATACAACTTCTACTTCTCTCAATGCTCCACTTATGTTCACGGATGCCAAATGGCGCCCTTCACCTAAATGTACATAGATAGTAGCAGTTCTGCCAACTAAGTTAGTCTTCGGTTCGTCTTTAGGAAGGTTCTGCAATTTCATACAGAACTTATATAAATGATACAGCATAAATACAAACACAAGACCTATAAAGAATCCTATTAACCAATCAATCCAGGTTACTTCATAACCTAATAATTGCTTAATAGATGTCCATCCTCCGAATCCCATGAAGAAATGGATAAATCCTTTAAAGGATACAACATCACTGACATCAAAATCAGCATCACCATCAAAGTCTACATCGACATCGAACTCCCCAGCAACCCATGATATTATGAATTGTAGGATAAATATACCATAGGCGATGCCTCCTAAGATATAATACAAGTTATTGTCCATCTTACTAATAATTATTTAATCTATTAAAGTGGGGCGAAATGGAGTCGAACCATTATCTCTGGATTTTCAGTCCAGCGCGAACTGACCACCTGCGCTACCGCCCCATACTGCCTACACATACGTCTTCACTGGATTTTATGCTTTATTACGCCAGTTGCTTTGGACAGTCTAAATCCTTCGGTGCTGTATAGCTATATATATATTAACGAGGCCTCAACATTAATTAAGCTGCCATCGCACCTACTCCCATTACTTCGTCACGCAACGTACCCTACATTCCACTTTAGGATTTTCACCTAACCACATCCTCGGCATTCCGTTTCAAGATAAAATATAACTCTGCTGAATAAGTCAAACCAAACAGGAAGATTTATGATACGTTTATACCTAAACAGCAGAATTGGGTGACATACGAGACTTGAACTCGTAACCCTTAGAACCACAACCTAATGCTCTGCCAATTGAGCTAATGCCACCATATTGAGTTATTGCAACTCTAATCCTTCTTTTAGTGCCCTAGTATATGCCATTCTAGCAAAGAATAGTTCAGCTACAGCCATAACTACTGGCTCTGCTAACTCTTCGGCTTCTTCAGCTCTTTCTTCTTTGGGCTTAGATTCTACATATTCCAGTAATTCCAACACAGCTCTATTAGCTTCAACCAGACGACTATAAGCAGTGCGAACTTGTTTATAGTTCTTATATCGTTCTCGATATGGTCTTATTGCATTCCATGAATATGAAGCAGCCACTATTATTGATATGGCACATAGTACCATAAATCCGAGGGGTTCTCCTTTAGACCATGCTGAATAGATTTGACACAATACAACACCCAAACATAGATTCTGTCCTATAAAGAGGGACAGTAAGAACCAATAAGCTGAAAATGCCTTCTTTGCTTCATCAAGTAATGATGCTGACTCTTTTAGCTTCTCTTGTTCAGCTTTTAATGAGTCAATTGACACTTCCATAGCTTCTCCTTCGTCTGAATCTTTAAGGCGTTCATATTCCTCTTCACTAATCTTGGTCATTTTCAAATCTTCTAATTCTTCTCGATTCATTACCTTTCAATTTAAGTTCAACAATCTGTGGACCTGATGAGACTCGAACTCACGACCCTCTGCGTGCAAGGCAGATGCTCTAGCCAATCTGAGCTACAGGCCCATATTTAGCCACACTATCGTAGGGCTATCAGCTCCCAACGTCCGACTGATTACGGAAGGTTACCTACCGGTCTGATAACCTATAAAATGCACAATTACTTAGTCATGCCCCAACTGTTCTTGTCAGTCTCCGACTCCAACCCATAGCATGTTATAGAACTCTACATGCATACCCTCCTCATTGTGCACTATTTTAAACCTATCATTTCAGCAATTTCTTCAAATGAATAATTCAGAAATAGTCTATCCATATCTGCATCAGATTTAACCCATTTAGGTCTAGGATATATAAGAGTAGGAGAATGTCCTCTCTCATGTAATCCATACACTACTTCCTTCTTACCTTTAATAAGACGAAGGTCAATATGCTCTGACATAGAAGAATAAAATCCTATATTAGAATCCTCTACATATGTAGAACCCTTCTTAGACATTACCTTGCGATAAGGTTTATACCCTTTACTAATTAAATACTCTATGAACCCAATCATGTTAACCACTATTAGTACTCCAAGTAGGATTCAAACCTACGACCCACGCCTTAGAAGGGCGTTGCTCTATTCACTGAGCTATTGGAGCATCATCAGAAGGCAAATTGAACTACATGACACAGTAAAAGTGCTGATGCCTTCTTATATTACCCATTCAGTTATTCTAGATTAAGTAATTCTCTTGTCTCTTTCTTAAACTGTCTCCTATTATAGCGTTCTCCTTTACATATAGGACAACTACAAGGAGTACTGGTTGTTTTATAGGCAAACGTATATTTAGAATTATATAATTCTGTCCAATGTCTACCTCTTGCCGTTTTATCTGGATTATACCAGTAGGCAGCGTGGAGTTTAATCCTAGTAATATACTTCTGGTCTTTCTTTAGGTTCCTCCACCTTTTGTTTCTTTGGATTAGTGAATCCTTCAGTTTCTCCGTTCTTAGTTCTTCCATCGTCTCTACCATCAGTGTTAATAATGTCTTGAGACGGGTTGTAGCCGGTTCCAACAAACTTCTTCATGTCCAATCCTGTTAAATTAATTCCTTTCATACGATAATTTTACAATCTATTAAATACTGCATGTTCCTTTAACCACTCTTGATAGAGCTTATCATCATAGTTCCCTGAATACTCCCAATGAAATCTACTACATTCTATAGTCTTTAGTAAGAACTTCATCACAGACCTTGTATTAGCCTTCTTTGATATAGATGAAATGTAAAACTTCTCTTTATCAAAATCATAGTATCCTCGTAATACCACTCGGCGAGAATTTTGCCTATTTAAGTAAATTCTTGCCAACAACTTGGAGTTATTGTCTACATATCGAGTAGGTATGAATTTATAAGCCATCTGATTCAGCCAGCAATAAAGTAATACCAACACAATAGGCATTATTGACTGCATTCAACCTTTTCTTGAGTTCCTTCTTAGCCTTTCTGGGCAACTTTGGGTACTCTGCATATAAATCCTGTTCAGCGGCTCTACTTGCTTCGCTTAATTGCTCAAGTAAAGCATTAACATCTTCTTTAGTTTTGTAATCCTTAAGAAGGACTCTAACTAATGTGGGACGTTTCACCATTACTCGCATTCCAGATTCGTACACTCTACAAATTTGGTTTCTACTTAACGTAGACACTCTCCTTAATTTCACTTTAAACTTCATAGTACATTCAAATTAGTTGAGGAAGCAGAGGGATTCGAACCCCCGGACCCCGAAGGACCTACGGATTTCAAGTCCGTTCCGTTCAACCTGGCTCCGGCATACTTCCTTGATATTTCTTTCTATGTGTTCTAGCACTGTTCTTATTCTTAGACTTATAAGTGTCCAACTGTGAATCACAGTTAGGACATATTAATCGTAAGTTATATTCCCAGTTGTTAGAAGCATCTCCGTTTATATGGTCAAGTATAAAGTTCAGGGGCTTACCCTGCCATACACTATCTATACCACATATAGCACACTTGTGTTCCTGTTTATCTGCAATATAATCTCTGATACAATTTCTAAGCGTAGTTGAAACTTTACATCCAGTATCTCCAGTCTCTTTCCACTTTGCAATCTTATCTTCGTTTACTTTCTTACGGTAACATTCTTGACATAATCCAGATTGATTACCAGCACTTAATTGCTTTCCACATACGGAACACTTCACATTTAGTAATTCTAATTAATAGACAACCTATCTATTTTCTACCATGCACGCCCTGCACGACTCGAACATGCAACACACCCAGTTTTGGAGACAGGGGCTCTACCGATTGAGCTAAGGACGCATCAATTTTAGATTGTGGAATCTTTAAAGATATAATACAGTACTACTAGCACTATAGCTCCCACAATGTAAGCACCAAAACTATGCATAATCTTATAATTTAATGTTAATAATGCGGGAAGGGCGAGACTCGAACTCGCTATCTTCGGCTTAACAGGCCGCAGCTGTATACCACTTAAGCTTCCTTCCCAAATGTTTAATTGACCTATCCCGATTGCATCGGAGTTAATCCCTATGGTAAGGAACTACTCCTGTTGGATACCACGTGTAGCTATCAGCTGACACTTTGAAATACCAACGAACTGCTTTCTTAATTAACTTAAATAGTCTCATAATACATCAGTTTTAGTCAATAAATAAGTAATCTAAATAAACCACTCTATCTTCACAGACTGAGTGGTTAAACTCGTTCTTTGACATCATGTACAATCTTAGTACATATGTGACTCCGCTGCGATTCGAACGCAGGACCCCGATATTAAAAGTATCGTGCTCTAACCAGCTGAGCTACGGAATCATCCGCAGAAGGCGCGTTATCAAAAACATGTAAACTGTACAATGATTAGTGCTGTACGCCTTCTTATGTTTCACTAAATCGAGAGTGGGCTGACGGAATCGAACCGTCCTAACTGGTTTTGCGGACCAGCCCCTAAACCTCTCGGGCAAGCCCACGTATCAATACGACTTATGGGCTTAACTATGAAACAGGTTAATCAAATCATAAATTAAAAGTTGTTGAGTTGGTTGTTGAGTTGATTTGATAATTGTTTAGTGAAACTATATATTATTGTGTTAATTATGGTTCTTATTAAAACTACTCTATTCTCACGAACGGAGTAGTTGTCCACATTTATTATTATGGGATTATCAGCATCCTCTCTTGGATGCTACAGGGGGTCGGGATGACTGGATTCAAACCAGCGACCTCGTGGTCCCAAACCACGCATTCTATCTACTGAACTACATCCCGGACTACAGAAGTCTCTTAGTTTAATTAAAATCATAAAATATGAAACACTTTCTTTCGTGCCGTAAGACTTCTTATTCAAAGCTATTGAAAATTGTTGTATTGTGGGTGTGCCTGGGCTTGAACCAGGGACCTCATCCTTATCAGAGATGTGCTCTAACCGACTGAGCTACACACCCATCATCAGAAGACAATAGATTCATTTACTTATGCCAACATACAGGAAATTGCTGTTTGTCTTCTTAGCATTCTGAAAATGCAAATGTACAAATGACTGTAGTTGCGGTCGGACGATTCGAACGTCGTCTCTGGGTTATGAGCCCAGTAAGCTACCATTGCTCCACCACCGCAAGTGCCCCATGTTGGACTCGAACCAACGCCATACAAGTTTAGAATTTGCTCTTCTACCACTGAAGTAATGGGGCGACAGAGGGTTTTACGAGATTACCCACAACTCATCAACTATTCGATAATTTGATTCCACTGTTCAAGTGTAAGTTCCTTGACTACTATGCCATTTAGTTCAAATGGAGTATATTGGTTTCCATTCTCTTCTACAAGGATTAACCATTCGTAGCCACGTTGCTTGCTATGAGTTCTAATAATCTCCTTAATGGTTTCGATGCCAAAAGGAGTTAGAATCTTCTGCCCTTCTCTGTAAAGATACCTCTTGTTGAGGTCTTTTAAATCCTCTAATGTGGTTAAATGAGGATTAGGGTTCTTAGTGATAACTACATGGTCATCTCCTACACTAACATAATAATCTCGTTTGTATATCATTCTCTTACTAATTTAAGTTTCTTGAACATGCGACCGTCATCTTGTAATGCGATTGCTGTTAATTGATTACCAAGGTCTGGTTCATAGAATGAAGAATAGTCCTTATTTACTAAGTCTAATCTTACTTTCCATTTGTCTAAGTCTGCATATAAGTAGATTAAATAGTTATTATTCCAATCCTGCTTAGGATGTTCTAATAACCACTGCGCTACTGCATGACCTCCTTGTACACAACCATAAACTGCATCAAGCTTCTGGTCTATCAGCACATACAATCTCTTCATCAGAATATGTATCAATCAGTGAATCAACTCTTTCTCGGAAATACTTCTCTCCACTATACATCTTAGAATAACCACACCAACCTTGAGTTTCAAGTGATTTCCATTCTTTGATAACTTTAGCTAGATACTCATTCATAGCTTCTCCGATTAGTTTATGCTTTAATATGTAATAAGCTACATACATTGCATGTAATCTTCCTCTGTTGTAATAAACTGATGAGCAGTCATTAATATTCTTAGCTGCTTTCTGTGCTTTTACTAAATTCGCGATTTCTTGTTTAAATTGTTTAATTGTTGCCATGATAGTTAATTGTTAATAAGTTAATAAATAAATTGCCTTAATTAATAATCAACTATCTTATGGTGGCTTGTAAGTAATCTACCGCATAATCATTTCCCTTTAATTTGTTTACACATGTTAATAAACTCATCATCCGATTCACATATAATCGGATTCGTTTCCTTGAGATACATCTCCAGATAGGCTTCTTTAGACAAATCGTCCACGTCATCCGGATACACACCATGTACATCATATGACATATGAGAACCCCAGCAACTAAGCCAATCAGCATCCTCAAATGTAGTACATATACACACACTTAACCCAGCATCCTCTAGTTTCTTACGAAGTTCTGGAGTATTCTTCTTAATAAGACAGTGTTCACTCATGGATTTAATACACATAAACCACCTTTCTCGGAATCTCTAAGCACATACTTAATACCTGGAATACCAGGACCTGATACCTTATAAATGGTTAGTTCGTTAATAAATTCATACTGCACTCTGTTGATTTTATAATCTCCATTAGTAGCAGCAGACTCATTAATTGATGCTTTACTTGTGGTTGCAAATAATGCCAAGAAGGTAAATACTCCACATAATCCACCAATAACACCTGCCTTAAATGATGTCTCTTTCATAATCTCATCTATTATTAATAATGAGCGGGATAACAGAATTGAACTGTCATCTTCAGCTTGGAAGGCTGTTATAATAACCATTATACGAATCCCGCAGTTTACTTCTACTATTCTCTCGAACCATAGAAGGGTTTGTCGAGTTTGACCTCAACAGATATTGTATTTAATTATCGCAGTGTGAGTGGGCCCGGGAGGACTCGAACCTCCAGTCCAATTAAGGAGTAGATTTACAGTCTACGCGGCTACCAATTACCGGTTACGTGCCCGAATCACACAATCCATATTAACTGTGAATTGTGAGTGCAAAGGTAATGAATCTTCCCCACATGTAAAAGTTAATATGTATTAAATACGATAGAAGTTTGCTCGGTATTAAACTAAGCTCACATATTCTCTCGAACCGATGAGCTTAGTAGTTATTCAACAATTGCAGATACTTTAACTCGTAATAATGACTATGAGTCGAGATAGAAATGACACTGCATATGTTGAAAGAATCATATTAATAAAATGGTGTAGAGATAACCAGATTCGAACTGATGTTCTTCTAAAGATTGACTTTAGCTGTTCTACCACTGAACTATATCTCTATCCAGTCCCTATGGAATCATCCAATAAATTCCCACCTAGTGTTACTAGATATGCACAAAGATTACTATACCAAATATGCGCTCTTCTCCATGCATAATGAAATCTATCTTCTATCCAATCAGAACATTAATTCAACTATTAAATAAACGGTGCGCGAAATACTTAGACCTTCACAGGCTTCTTCTGCACGCTTGCATTCTTCTTGACAACATCCTTCTCTAGAATCATCATATTAAGCAACTCTTGATTCATAGCATGCTTAAAGATGTCTCTAGTGGTTTTAGGCACCTGGAACCTCTTCTCTCCAGTAATAAATGAGGATGTTGAATTATTAAGTCCATTTACTAAGAAGCAATTTGACACTCCTGGAACCAAAGCCACATTAGGTCTTCCCTTATATGCTAAAGGAACTCTCCAAATGATAACTTTGAATGCTCTTACAAATTCCTTACTGAAATTTGCTTTAAGCAGTCTTTGCTTAAATTCCACGAATGCTTGGTTGTTCAACTTGGTAAAATATGTATGGTTAGTAATTACCACACAACCTCTAGGGAACTCTCCTTCATCCACACCATAATCTTCTTTCATTTTACACAGCATTTCTGCTATATTAATAATAGAAGGATTCTGGCATAATGCTTCTTCTTTGTCAGATTTCCATTTCTCAATGACATTCTGACCTTTGAACTTACGTAGAACCATGTTATCCTCTAACACGGCATAGGAGTTCTTGAATATTGTAGGAAGTAATTCAGAATGATATAAAGCATATGCTTTACCCAAACTGTAAGCAGATGTTTCGCTATTCTCTATCTCACCATTAGCAGAATGACTTATATCTCTTACTACCAACAACGGAGCTACTCTATTGCGTTTAGCATTATCAACAAATACATTGAAACTTGCATTAATAGAAGTTTCCATAAATTCTGGAATCTCTTCGGCAATTTTATCCAATCCGTATGGTTTGAACAGAGTATGTAGAAATCCGCTATTAGAGGGTTTCTTACGGTTCTTCAACCAGTTCTGATACTTCTCTTTAAGACCTTGATGTTTGAGGAATTTAGAGCCTACTAGCTGTGCCAGCGCCTTTCCAGTAACAGTGTCAAAATCGATTTCCAAGAATTTCTTTTGACTGATTAACTGCTGCCATTGGGCTGCTTTCCCACTATTCTTCATCTTCCTATATTTACGATAGGTTGAATAGTCTCCTTCATCCTTAGGTTTACCATAAAGGCCTTCCGCCAAGAATTTGGCTACTGTGTTACGTGCTTTTGCCTCATCTGTCTTACATGCAACACTGGAACGAACACGAGGAAGATACTTCTTTACTAAATCACATGTCTGACCGTTGGCAAGACCTGCGAATATGACTTTCTTGAAGAAGTCCCAATCCAATCTGTGCTTAAAGCCATGGAGTTGAACATCTAAAGCCATCATAGTAATGAAATCTTTCCAGCATCCAGCTGCTGCAAAATAAGCAATGTTGGCATGGAATGTGGGTTTATGATAGATTGCCAACCACAACATTCTCATTATACCTTCATTCTTCAAACCTTCTCCTTGCTGTGTATCAAGTTGTATAACTCCTTCCGGGGTAATTATTCTACATTTACGAGTTATCATTCTCGTATATGCAGTAAACTTAGTACATAGTAATGGATTAGCTTTCCATAAAGGATACATATCTTTAGCCACTTGCACGTAGGTACGTGGCTGAAGACATTTCTTAAGATTAACAAACTGGTCTATGAATAACTGATTATTATCCACAAACTTAGGTTTATTCTCATCCCGCCTTTGACGTGCGGCATTAGGGTAAGGCCTCCTTGGCCTTTGTGCTCCTTTCATTTCCATCTCTTTGTTTAAATTTATTGTTATGAGAGTCTTTCTTTATTCTAAACAATAAACAAGCGGCATTACGGCAATCGGACATACGTTAACCCGCTCGCCACTTACAGACCGTAATGCACACTTGACCAGGCAGGAAAGAGGTTTGCTTGGTGACCTATCTGCATGCTGATTATATAATGCAGACCGTGTAGATTCTCTCTTACACAATATCTATAGTAGATTTGCACTACTGTTTTCTGATGCTTAATCAGGTGAACTCCTACTGTTCGAATAGATACAGGTTTCAACTCTTTGATATAGCCTTTAAGTCATAGACATACTCCGGAGTATGTCTACTGGTTCTTCAGACCAAGTTTTGCTACCACCATTCGTCAATAGTGGATTTACGGTATTAGATAGTCTACACGAAGGTCTACCGTCTCTTCGTTTGCTTCTAACACCACAGTCGTCGAAAGAATATCAGGATTGTCAGCTGTAGTTATCATACTCACAATATCATGTGGGGATTCTAAGTATAAATAACCTCTACCGTCCCAAGCTGGAACATATCCACCTCGTAGAATGTTTCGAGACGGAATAGACTTATAATAATAGTGTGCTGGCCGGTAGTGAGCGAATGATACGTTAATAGCTGATTGGTGTGTGCCTATGGTAAAACCACCCAGGACTGTTGCTAGTCTCATCACCTTACTAACATATTTTGAATCGCCTACTACATCTAGTCTTATGTTCAAGCCTGGATAGTAGAATTTAGCAACTCTCCTGCTTATATCCTTCAACGTTTGAAGAGATTGAAATTCAGCAACATCAACATAGTCTTTCTCCGATTCAGAACTACCGAAGATACAATTGATTGGTATTGGCTGATTAGCTTCAATACATTCTTCCAAAATAGTGATTGCTTCGGACGGAATAGCTTCATTACCAAGTCTGATTCTCTTAGTCCCATATAAGATATGAGCTATAATCTGACTAAGTGGCAATGATAATTTCTCCTTGGCAAAGTTGCTTTCCAAATCATATAGATATTGGCAAATATGTGCACTGAATGGCGTGTTCCCTTGTACTGTAAACTTCATACTATCTGTTCAACTGTTATTAATTTAGTGATTCTATAACCTCTCGATTTCAGGAATTTGATTGCTTCCATTTCAGCCTGTGTAATAGGAATCAGATGTTTGTCTTCTTCCGCTTCTGTAACAGCTTCCATTTCAGCTTGTGGCTTAGGTTTAGGAGGTGCTACGTAAGTGCCAGCTTTAATAGCCATTCTCTTAGCATATGCATCTCTCTGTATCTTAGCCATTTCTTTCCTGCTGATAGTTATCAATTCAATGACTCTAGTCTTATACAAAGGGCCATGTTCTTTCCACATAAATCCTTTAGTATAGATAGCACCGTCAGGTTCAATCACTCCCTGCTTACGCAAAACAGCCATGAAGTTCTCTGGCCTTGGGAAGCCATTCTTCTTTAAATCCCTGACTACATCTGTAATCTTAAAAGGCCCAGGATTCATTGCCTTTACCGTGTTAAAAATCCGAACGATGTCATCATCGGATATTGACCTCTTTCCCATAATTTCAATAACTTTTAGTGAAACAATTACTCTTTATATATTCTAATTCGAGATTTACGCAGATGTACACGCATTCGTTTAACCTCGGACAGAATCCAATTACGTCTGCATTGATGTAACCATGCAATTACATCTTCGTCAAATAATAATTCTTGACCACAGTAGTATGTGCCACTGTAGTAAGTATCAAGCTTTGGTCTTAATATGTCATGAGGACTATCAGTAACTATGTATTGATAATCCTCACCTCTTATTAATTTCAGCTTCTTTGACTCCTTGCGAAGTTTCTTTAATAACCTTGCTTTCATTTTAATAGTTCCAATTTAGCTACGTCCTTATCATACCATATCCCAATCCAGAAGTTGTCTACAAAGTTCCTATGATTCATGATGGTATAATTAAGCCTTAAGACATCACTAGATATAAGATAGTAATTCTTCCTATCAGTAGCCTCCAATGTTTCTTTGAGCACTGCGTGCTTGCCAATAATTTGAATATTCCTTGTAATAGCGAATGGTAATGAAATCGCTGCCCCAACTGTTGCTATTGAGAATACAATCTCAACTGCCACTGCAACTTCTCTTAGGTCTTTAGACCCTACTCGCGAAAGACATACACAAATAAGTAAAACAATCACTGCAATAATAAATAATCCCATAAAATTGATATTTAAACGTTAATAATAGTGGACCTAGGCGGAGTCGAACCGCCGTCCAAACAACCCTCATTAATAAGATTACGTGTGTCTCTATTTTATTACATCAGCTGTTGAGTTCAGCATGTAGGTAGTTTTACTAAGAAGCCGAGTGTTAATTCACCAATTACGTCTCCCTCGTAGGGCTACGACTTAGTTGTTCACAAACTACCAAACTGGGCTTGACCGAACGGTCGCTCCACCACTCCATTTACGTTGGAGAACGTTTCTATTTGTAACCCATAGATAGGTAGTGGAGATTTCAGCTTTACTAACCTTTGGCTTTCAAGTTAAGTGGGCTGCTCTATACGCTTCTTCCCACACCTCTTCTGTTTCTAGGTCTCTCCAATTAACCCGACTTAGAGCTAAATTAATAGATAAGCCAGCAGCTTAGGCTGCCATTCTTACTTCAGTGTTTCCACTTAAATTGCTGTATCATTATTAAAGAGTTGGTACGAACTCTACACGTCTTACTAACTTGTAATCGCCTGTCAAAACCAAATCTAGGCCCATAGAACGGCATGATTATCCTCTCATGCCAGGAGGTCTCTCAAACCTGAACAAAAAAGCTATCAGTATCTTCCTGTGCTACATTGAGTAGCGTACCCATTACAGACTTAATAGCCTAGGAGTTATTTTTATTCCATTTAAAATGGTAAGTTCCCTTCATGTTTCATCCAACTATAAACTACAATTTCATAATCTGGGAAATCGTTGGCAAGTTTAATACAACTGTCAAACGATAACTCTGTTATGCATATAAGAGGGTAATCATTGTCAAGCCATTCTCTAATTACATCCTTATCAGGAATATGCTCATCCAATGACCATTTAAGCTCACGTTCAAGTCTTTCACGTATCGTATTTAATTTAATATGGTCATGTGTTCCATATATAACATTTAATATGTAATACAATAAATGGCTATTGAACTTATCAACATCGCTAATAAGAATATGCCTCTTGGCATTCCTTAAAGAATTAACTGCATTCTGATTCATACACTTATTAATTAAAAGCCCAAGTGTGTTTCACAACATGACTGGGGCAAGCCTAAACTATACAAAACTTTAAAATGATTGGGAGAGGATGGGAGATTCGAACTCCCTCCGCCAGTTCGCAACTAGCCTTCTACCATTAAACTAATCCTCTCTTGGCATTATTAACGCTTCACAGCTTCTTCAAAGTTCTTTACAATCTTCTCTGCCTTCTCACGGGAACAGTCAAGCATGTGCATAGTAAGATGAGTGCGTTGTTCACGCATCAAATCTTCTATGGCTCCTTCATTGCCTTCTTCTCTAGCCTTGAGAGCTTTTAATAGCTCTTCTGGCGTTTCAACACCTTCAACATCAGCACCGATAGCCTTAGATATATCCTTCAGAAACTCAAACAAAGCTTTTTTGCCTTCTTCGACTTTAAATGTAGAGCCTTGTCTTTGGTCTCTCATTTTCATAAGAATGTCAAAGATTTCACGGGCAGAAGCTTCGTCATCCTCATTCAGAGTGACAGCATGACGTTCATGAGGTTGAACACGAATAGATTCGTCTTTAACTTCCATAACGAGCAAGTCTTCACCGTCACCACGAACAATGACGATTTCACGGTCTTTCCTTTCGTCATAACCGCCACCAACAGTGAAGTTCTTGTAAGGAACTTCTTTGCCTTCAGCGGCATCGAGCACATGCCCAAGAATAGTTTCAGCTTCTTCTACGATAGAATCATAGCATGGGTCTTTCTTTGGATTGAAATCAATACCAGCTTTCAGGCGTTCTTGTAATTTCTTCATTTCCTTCTAAATTTAAAGAGTTTGATTTATTAATTATTTGATTAGTCTGGTAAGAACCAGACTCCTATGGCCGCAACAATACCTATAGCTCCGGCTACATATGTAAAATCGCCAGCTGTAGGCAACATGATATTAATAATTACTAATGCTCCAATGGCAGAACTAATTATTATATTGTCTTTCTTATTCTTAGTGAGTTTCATAATTACTAATATTGGTTAAGAGTGACTCCACCGTGACGTGCCAATCACAGTGAAGTTTCGTCGTAATTTTCAACGACTCATCAGACTCTCTTTTAGACGGAAAGGAGATTATGACATATAATTATCAATAGAATCTCCAGTTGCTGCCCTAATCTGTTCCCATGGAATGTTCTCTTCTTCGCAAAGCTGTTTGGAGGACTGTATCCACTCCTTGGCGAAGTCTATAAAATCACCGCATTCTCTCTTAGCCATTACCATAGCTTCTTTGCAGCTGTAAGCGATGATTCCGGGAAGAAGAGATTTGTCATTGTTAATTGCATGTTTAACTATAGGGCTGTTCTTTATATCCATTGTTTAAAGGTTAGATTGTTGTTACACTGCTGATAATAGAATAATCAATAATGATTGAAAGCATGCCATTTAAATCAGATGTCTCATAAGGAACCTGATGTTTAGCAATTTGTCTTTCGGCTTGCTGCATCATGGGCTGGTTAGTTCCAAACCCAAGAAGCAATTTACCTTCACGAGAAGTAACAGATTGATGATTGAGAGTACATGGTATTCTCTGTTTCCTAAATTGTATCTGCGATAACATTGTTACTTAGTTAATAAGTTAGCAAATCCTTTCCAGAAGTAGCGAGGGAAGTGTCCAGTCAGTTGTACATAATTAACTCCTGCTGACACCTTATGTCTAGCTGTAACCTTATGTCCGTCAATGGACATCGTGATTAAGCTGCCAGAAACTGTCACATCACTATCTGACATATCATACAAATCTCCTAAGTCCTTAATAGGAATCCACTTAGATGTAGTTTCATCTTTGTAGCTATTAAGACGAGATTGTAGTTTGGCATCAGAAGGCTGGCCAGTTCTCATATCAATAACCTCACCCTCACAATCTGCAAGGATGAAGTTCTGTGTATAGTTAAAGTATAGTTTCATGTGTACTGAACTTTATATCTTTTAGTTCTTCTAGTTTGCAGGTCAATAACATCTACCGAATCAGTACCTGCCTTTACGTAAACCTTACCAGATATCTCTTTGATAAAGTCATTCTCTGATTTACCTTCAAAAGTTCCGATAAGGCATAGTGTTACTCCATTGACAAGTACTTTGGTAAATTTATCAACCTGTATAGGAGCCAAAGGTATTCCTTCTTCTCTTACATGGTTAAATGCCTTAGTGTAGGCTCTATACCTCGCAAGACGATGTTCATAATTAGCACCTTTAGAGGGATAGCTAGCAAGTACTGAAGTATCCTTAATTACCACATACTCTTTACCAGGCAATCCACCTTCATACCATGATTTAGATATTACTTTGATACCGGATTTTACTAATAACCATTTGTCTACAGCATCACATAAACGCTCTTTACCACATATCTGTAACAATATGGGTATTAAGTTACGTTTAAGCTCTCTGTATTCCTCTGCTAATTCATTAGTCATAGATAAGTTGGCAGTTAACCTACTCACTGCCAGGTTTTAAAATATGGAAATCTCACACTCCTTTGGTTACTTAAAGATTATTGCAGACGTGATATTAACGCGGATGTTCTCTTTAGAAGAGATATATTTATTCCACAGGTCAGTCACAACCTTTTGTTTGTCCTGACCACGCACAGACAGCAAACGATTACGACCACTCGTATACAACGGAAGTGTGCTTGTAGATACTTTGTTCCAGAAGTCGTCAAGAGTATCTAATTTATGCTTCTTATCAAGAACAAGATAAGCTGTTACACCACCAATCATAGATGCATGGAGTAATCCTTTAGTGTACTTCTTGTACTTGAGTGCAAGTCCTGTAACCTCATCAAAGGTAGTTTCATACTTTCTGTACATGTTCAACAAATCTTGACGAGTCAGACCAGTCCCTCTAAGTCTGTGAAGAGCGCCAGCATCAGCCAAACCTTTCAAGCCCTTGGTCAAAGCGTAATATTTAGCCACAATGGAAGCTTTCTGGGTAGGATTAGTAATGCCCATGATTCCAAACACATCACCTGCACTTCTTGTTTTACCAGTATCTATGGTAGTCCAAGTTTCGTGTTTAACACCTTCTATGAGCACAGTTTGAAATGGAACACCTGCCTGTATGCACGCTGCTAGACGATGATAGCCGTTATCAGTAAGACCTTTATCATTTATAATGATTGCCTCACCGTTCAAATGCCATTTACCTTCAGACATTTGAATAGCATACTTGTTGATATTGTCTCTAGAAATAGGCCGATTGTGCAAATACTTTGACAATAGTACTTCTGCATCTTTCGGTGTGATTTCTACTACACTGAACTTGAGAGATGATTTTAATGTCTTCATAATTAATCTAATGAGTTACCTATACACTCACGAGGTTTTAGTGAAACGTTAATAAAGAACTAATTAGTTTCAGTCTATTGACTTACTTATAGCATCGCCACGTAAAGGCTTAGTTATGATGCCACTCCCGTCACGGGAGGATATGCTGTAATAAAACGAACAAAAATATTATTACAAGTAAAGGAATCCACCTTCCTGTGCCACACTCCTTTGCCTTATCTCACGATAAGACATCTCTCCAGTATTAAAGGAAGATACTGTTTGGTATAAGAGATGCTCTGCATTAGTCTCCGGGCGTACCCATTATGGTGGTAGATTATATTATTCCTACGAAAGTAATCACGCAATAGTTTTACATTTACTCACCTTTAAGATGAGTTCTTGGTCTTCAGGGTCTTTCTCTAACTGACGTTCCAGTCCTTTCATGTAATTGGAACGTTCGTAGCTAGTAAGACTAAATCCCTGCCAGCTCTCCAGACACCATGCTACATAGAATGGATTGAAGTAACAGACGTCTTTCACTTTCTGATTCTTATATTTGCCAACATTGAAGAATCTCCACACGCTCATTCCTATAGCTGTGGTATATCTATTGTCAACTCTATGACAATCATCGTATTTACTCATAACTATGTCACTTTACCTATTCAGTGTGAGGTTTTTGATTAGTGGCTCTTTGTACGCATTACTTGGCAGAGGAGCCATACCAAAACCCACAAACAATGTAGGACGCTGTTTAAAACTTAAAGATTAATGTAATTAAAACAACCATAATGGACTCCTGCTTTAACGCGTGAAACAGGAACGTCTTAATTTGGGCAATACATGCATTATGTCCGTTTTGCATGTAAAGGATTCTAAGCATTTGCAACTACTTAGAAGAGCTAAACCCTGTGATGTTATCGGTGTGAGGAATAGATGTCTATAATCTCTTTGTAAAAGTCTCTGCGACCTACGAGATAGTCATCTCCCCAATACTCTACTACCTTCTTAAGACCTTCAATTACTTGATACATAGTAGCACCATTACTAAAGCATGTCAATAGCTCTAGATGTCCATGTATGTCCTCTTTACACAAATGCATCCATTCGTTGCCAATTGGATTGTAAATGTATAATATGCTGTTAGTCAAAGGTCTAGCTGGACGTAGTTTAATTCCGCTTGAATGAACGTATTCGAATACCATAAATGTGCGCATGGTTAACCTATACACCATGAGGTTTTAATCGTTATTTACTTCCAAATAAGTTTAGAGCCTTTGGAACATGCCGCATAAGATTCATCATTAAGTACTACATATAATAAATCAAAGTCGTCTTTGCTTTCATTAAATGCATCTTCAATGTCCTTCTTATTGTCAGCTTCCTTGACTATTGTCTCTTCGTCTGGGTCAAAGTTCTCTCCTATTAAGGTATACCAAGTGCTTGGTGATTTCTCACAAATTGCATCAATTAGAGCATCTGTGAAATCGTCTTCGATGTAGTCCATAAATATATAGTATTATTGTCAACTCAAACAAAAGGTGAGTATGCATATCTATCACAGACCTACATACTCTTAATAATATTCATTTTACACATTCAAACGGTCTGAACTACGTACTTTAGTACTTTATATCTCGTCCCACTCCAAGTGGAGATTTGTTCAAGCAAATAATAGCCTACTGCTTCCTCAAACAGAGGATTTGTCAGTTTATACATTATACCATTATTTGCATGAATTGCATCGTTCCGATTACGTCCAAATACAGTTCTTAATTTTGATTTCTTCGCTTTCATTTCACTATTCAGCTAACTACATACTAACAAATATATCTGAATAAGCATGATAAAAAGAAAGACACAAATAGACTTTCTAAATGTGCCTTTCAATAAGAAGTACTTTGTTATTCCTTGCAATATGCAATGACATTTACGTTCATTTGGCTGCCGTCCCTTGCGACGCTTTCAAACGTTTCTATCGCCTTTGCAGTTACTTCCGTACCTTGTAAATCTGCAAGACATTCCGCTATTGTCTTATTTTCAAACATATTGAAAATACATTTGTCTTTGTCCGCCTCTGGGAGAATGTCAACCGGTGTAATACGCTTGTTGTTTTCACGGTCGTTGAAAGACCGGAACAAAGAGTTTATAGATACGTTTCTTGCCACTCCATTGACCTCAACGGCAACTTGAAAGAACGTATTACCATTTACAACACCCTTTGTAATAGTTCCGTTGAACTCGTTAATTTCAGCGGGAAATTTCAATTTGTCGCCTACCTTGATAGAATCAGGATTCACACCCAAACGGTTTAAAGCTGCTGCAATTTCGTTTTTGCTTGCTTTCGGTAACTTCTTGTTAACTTCTTGTAATTCTGCTAAATTCATAGTTTAATAATTTATTAGTGAAACAATATAGAACGAGCTTATTTGCTCGTTCTTGATTTAATTTTATACGCCTGCAATTAGTTCTTTATATTCTGACATTGTGATATAACAACCTGTAAGATTAACACGAACTAAACCGTTTGATAAAATAGTGTACATAAGCTAATAATTTTAAAATGAATATTATAAAGCAAAACCAAATGATATAAATCTTTTGATTTTCTCCAAACATGGGTGAGGGGTGTGAGGGGTAACACGACTGTCGTATCCGCAATATACACAAATCTTGCAATATTCACCCAGCATCCGAGTTGGCAATATATAATATGATAACCCACTCCCGGGGTGGGAGGGGTGTGATTTTGAGCACCCGTACTTGTAAGTTGGCAATATATATTAATTTCTATTCATCTTACTAATTGCAAGCAAGCCCCGAAGGGGCGCAGATTGCCACAGCACGTCATGAAGTTCCGAGTTGGCAATATACTTAATATTAACTGTGAATTTGAGTTGGCAATATATAATATATATTAATAATTATATTACCATTTGGTAATATTGAAATATATAACTAATTTTGTATTGTCAAATTAAATAATAATATATTTGCGAACTTAAATCAGAATTATTAACAATAACTAAAATTTATAACAATGGCTAAAGAAGTTAAAGACTTAACAAGTAAAGAAGTAGATGAAGTAAAAATATTAAAGACTAGTTTGTCAGAATGTCCAGTAAATACTGATTTAGGATGTAATGAATCAAAGGCAACTAACTGGGTGAAGTTAGACAATAAAACAACAGATGTAAAATTAGAATTATTAAATAAATTGCAAGACGGACTAGCTAATGGAGCTGGTATTGAATATTTAATGCAACTATCTTGCATTTATAATAACATTCGCTAATAATGAGACATATTGATAGAATTAATAAGCAGTATGAAGAGAAGGAAGTTAAATTGCTATATGATAAAGCTGTAGCGTTAATGAATCTTCTTAGTGATGAGGAATATGAACAAGTAATTACAGATAATGCAGATATATTTAAATTAGCATCTCATCCCGAGAGGGGTGAGTTCTATTTACAAGATAAGCACAACTTAGTCCAGATTATAGACATATTTAGTAAATTTATCAAAACTAAAGGTCTATCTAAGGATGAATTTAAAATAATGACTCTAGATGAAGTTAAAGAGTATATGGTTGATGTTATTAATGATATCACATCATTCGAACCAGATGAGCTATTCACGATAGTAAAGAACTTAGAGAAACTTCAATGAAACTAGAACAAATACCAGGTGATTATGATAATGTAGACCAGAGAGCTCTAGAATTATTAAAGACTAATGACTACAAATTAGCAGAGTATATGAGGGATTATATAAAGGAATTATATGCTAACATACATATGAGAGACTTCTATATTAGAAACCTTAAGGATGAAATACTTCATACACTCAAACATAGAGACTCTATAAGTGGTGAGGAGCTACTACAAATACTAAATAAGGTAGCTCCATGGGATATGGAATATGATGGCAGATGGCAAACTAGAGACTATTTAGCAAGAGCAAAGGCTAATCAATGATAACACAAGAAGTAGAATTAGTAGAAGAAGCATTGTATAGGAATGCATACATATATCCAGGCTGGAAGTATTGCCTACCTGGATTACTAAAGACAATATATTTATGACAGGAGAAGAAATTATAGTAACATTTAAAGAGCCTTGGTATAATGATTATACCAGACGATTATACACTCAATTATCTGAACAAATGATTAGAGAAGAGATTGAGAGAGTGCATAAAGAACCAATCATTACTAATACTGCATTTGATATAGCAGTAGACAAGGCTTTCCTAGAGTTACTGCATGACAACAAAGGTTTAGTTAATATTACAGAACGATACAAGAATCATGAGTAAAATAGCAACAGAATTAGAAGCTAAGACTATGGGGGGGGGGACTCTCTCGGTAATTGATAATAAGTGCTGTACTAAAGCTAGAGCACTTGAATTAGGATGTCAGATTAAAAGTGGATTTAGTTATACTGATAATCAGTTAGTGGAGTTAGAAGGTATAGAGGCAGCTATAACTGCTCCAAATGTAATCCTTCATTATGGTTGGCAGGATATGCCAATTAATAATATACAGCAATTTAGAGTACGTTTCTCATTTGTTAATGAGAGTTCAGTGGATGGAGAGCCGTTTAAGTATTCTGACAATACTATGTACTTTACAATTACTCCAAGATTAGAGCAAGGAGAACGAACGTACACTAAGACTTTAGCAAATCCTCTTAAATATTACTTAGAGAAATTAGCACTTCCTAACCAAGACCCATATAATACACCTGTTTGGATACGTTTTGAGGGATACATGATGCTTAAGCAAGTGTCTCAAATTACATTAGCAGTAGATTCTCAATCTGAGAATTGGGCAGAAGGAGTAACATTTCCTTCATCTGGAAAGTGGGTCAAAATGAATAATTCTGGTAGAGTACTTAGATTTACTGGTGGGGAAACAGACCTAAACATAGAACTGTATACAGCATCAGCGCAATGATTAAAGTAACTGATAATAAAGAAGTAAAGGAAACAGTCCTAGCAGGACTTAAAAGGAATAAAGAGAAGTATGGTAAGAAGTATTGTCCATGCTCTTTAGTAAGAGATGAAGATACAGTATGTATGTGTAAAGAGTTTAGGGAAATGGAAGAAGGGACTTGCCATTGCCAACTTTATGTTAAAACTAAAGACTAATAATTATGGATGAATTAAAGAACCAATTAGCACAGTATTTATGTAGCCAAATTCATAATGGCACTAAGGATTTGATTGAATTAATTGAATCAGAAGACCTTATTAATGAACAGTGGTATAAGAACTGGAAGGAAGAGATGAGAATCTTACTACAGGAGAAGTAATTATGATAATACTTAGTGGAAATTGTCCTAGGCATCATAATGCCATTATGTTGGAACTTACAGACTTTGATGATAGTAAAATTTCCTATCTAGCTAGAATATCTAGAGGACATCATGTTGATACTCTGTTAGTTCCTAGGGAATATAAAGATACATTTGAATCTACAGAACTATATAAAGTATTACTGCCTAATATTAGTATAGGTGATGTACAATTTGCTAAAATATACTATTATGATTGACGTTAGAAAGACATTAGAGAATTTACATCAGATACTTCCAAACTTATCAATAGAGGACTTATTTAGAGTTCTTGATAACATAGTAGAGATTCCACAATTTAACGTAGGACAGACAACTACTATACGTAGAGATAATAGTGGCTGGAGACCATATGACACAGGTACATTTATATCTTATGCTAGTAATGGAATAACACTTAGTGATGAAGGAACTTGTAAATAACTGGAATGAGAAACATCCCGAATACGTATTGGTACACGGGATGTATTCTTATGTAGACAATGGACAATCTAAGGATATGCACATGCTTACTATCTTTAATAAGGATAATGAATGTGTATGTGAATATAAAGGAGAAGATTTTATTAAATTATATAATACATTAGAAGAAGAATGGGAAAGCGATTAATTAATGTTGATGAAGTGGAGGAGATAGTACCTGTCCTAGTAGGCAAATTACTAGAGAACAATTTGATAACGGAGGAACAAGCGGACCAAATCATCTGTGCAATCTTTAATGATAACTATCTAGGAGAATATAGTGAGGGAGATGTATTAGTTCACACTTGTATGTAATTAATGAGTTATGGAGAATGATAGGCTAAATGAAATTAGGGAATTAAATCCAGATTATGATATTAGTATGCATAAGCTGAATGTTTGCGTGGGAGATAGTCAGTATAGACTAGTGTATTGTATATATATGTGGAACATAAAGAATCTGGGATAAGTGTGTATAGGGACAAGGACTTCGATGTACAGGAAGTGATAAACAGACTTCCATCTAAATTCACAATAGAGAAAGAACAAGAGTTGCTTCCTAAAGGAGTAAATATAAAGATTCATAAATACTCTATTAACTGTGCAGTAAGTCTATTTAGCAACGCTGCTGACTACTTTAAAGACCATACAGTAAATATAACTATTAGTTATCCATTAAAGAATCCGTATACATTCACTGCTAAATGCCGCAATTTGAATGATTTAATAAATGAAATAACCCTTGCATATAAAAGGATTTATAAAGAGGAGAAAGAGAATCCAGGTAAGTATGGAATATGGGGACATCATATAGAAGATTTATGGCTTGAGAAAGCTACTCTCGATATAGAGACTGGTAATGTTAAAATACTTGTAGGTAGTTAATATGGATAATAAATTAAATGTACAGAAACTAGGATATGAAGTAGGAGAACCTATGTGGGTTCATTGGGATAATAGATACGTATTGCGTGGAGGACATATACTAGGAAAATGCCCAGATGAGAATTTGATAACCACAGTGGGCTACTTGGCATATATGGACGACAAATCAATAATATTGGGAAGAGGTATTGAGAATCATTGTGATGAGGACGGTACTCGCAGAGTAAAAGATACAATACACATACCAATGAGCTTAGTAGCTAGTTTTGGAAGTTTTGATTGATGAACTATGATAAATGAGGAGTATAATAAATGGCTAATCCTTTACTTTGATATGCAATCTATAAATTTACAGTTCAATTGTAATGATATAGCATCATCACTAAAGGCACAAAGAGATAAGATAAAACAATTCTGTATTGACTGTCTAACAGGGGTAAAACATCAGGCTGACAGCTTTCTATTTGACACAAATGCCTGCATATTTTCTACTTCCGAAACTAGAGGACTGTTGTTCTCATATGAAGAATATCCTATTCTTGATACTGATACTACTAAAGTAGTTGACGGAAAGTATCCCTTAGACTATGCTACTGAAATAGTAGAATCTAATTTGGATGATATCATTGACTATATAGTACAATCGGGAACAGAAACATACAATGATAGAACCAGTAGAGGATTTGGGAATAGGTGGAGTCCTTATAATGAGGAGGAACGTAAACAAGTAATTAAACTGTTTAACTCTGGAACTTGGTATGATACACTTGGGTCCTTAAAGCATTTATATTATGAAAGAACCCCCAAAGGCTTAAGAATGTGTAACCTGACTGGCGAACCCTTACAAGCCAATGTTCTAGAACATATAGAAGATATTATTTTGAACATAAAAGACCATTATGAAACATTTGCCGTTGTTCCTAGAGGTAAATCTAAATTACAAGTTTATATGACAATTAGCAATGGAACAAATGGGGCTGAAGGATGTATTATTAATTCTATGGAAGATGTGCTGAATGTACTTAAGGACTTACGGAAATGCAAAGGAGTAACTTGGTCACAGCTACTGGAAGTTGGGATAGATAATGCAGATGATTTATATTGGTGGTACGTGACATTCTCTATAGACACTACGGCTGTGTAATAAATTAATATAAATATGAGCAAATGGAATGACTGGGCAATTACTACTAAATTTCCACCTATAAAGCCAGGTTACGGTATGAATTGTAGAACGAATTATAAAATAGATGTAGTATTTAAAGTACGTACAGGTAAGGGATATTGGAGAGGAAGTAAGTATCTTTATGTATGCAATAATAACACTATTTACTTGTTAGGTTCAGATGCAGGAATACATCACGTAACAGAAGAGTTACCTAGTAACCTTGAAGCTAAAGTCCGTGAGTATAAACCTTAAATGAATTAATATGACTAATGAACAATTAAATCAATACTATAGTAAGGATGCAGATAAGAAGCAGTGTTGGGTAAGTAAAGACCATAACTGTCCATTAAAGGAACAATGTAATGGACTTGTTAAGCCAGAATGTAAAGAGCATATAAGCAATGAAGAAGCCTGCCATGCTATTGATAAGATGATAGAATGGTATTACCAAGTGGAAGAACCTGAATTTCTAAAGTTCTATAATTGTCACTTAGAGATGATTAAGTAACTTTATATACTAAAATAAAGGAAGCAACCCGTTTTACATCTGGGTTGCCAGTAGATGCTAGGCACAAAGCCTAAGATAGTTTTTACATCTTCGTCTTGGTGGTCTACGACAGTGTGCTCTGACGTATTCTCACTTACCGAGACGGAATCTTATTATAAACAACAAAGCCCGAACTTAGTTTAATTACTAGGCTCGGGCTTGTTTTATTAGAAACTATTTATTCTTAAATTTAGCATTAGATACTTTAATAATATCTTCGTTATAAGCGGCTTCCGGGTCAAAGATGACTGGTTTACCGTTAAGCATACCTACATTCTCTGTGGTAATATCTCCGACTGTAATCTTGGAGTTCTTATAGGATGAATCATTAATTCTAGTCCATCCTTTAGCTTCAAACATCCTTGCCAACTCGTCAAGTACACTCATCTTTTTAATAGGCCCTACTTTGGTTTGAGTAAACACTGGATACATTCCATTCTCTCCTTGTAAGTAACCTTGAAGCTCAGTAGGCACTGCTCCAGGTACCTCATCTCTAGCTCTATACATTCTAAGACCTTCACGTAATTCATCCAAAGTTTTATACCCTCCTTCGGTTGGTTTGTACACTTTAACTACTTTAGTCGGGTCTGTCTTATGTTTAAACACCACATGCTTAGTTCCTTGTGTAGGGAGAATTTCTCCAAAGATGTCTCCAGTAGGTTCGAAGATACCATCTACCATTGTAGCTGTTCCTATCTTAGGATATGGATTGTTCTCAGTTGGGATAACTGTCTTACCAGTTGGCTTATGAGTCATAGTACCATTCTTCAAGTCATCTCTAAGACTAAAGATTACTTGATTGTTAGAGTATCCATTATCATATACATTGTTAAAGATTACTCCATCTGCGCCCATTTTATCTGCTGCTCGCTCTAATGCTGCTCTATTAGGTACATCACCTACAGTAACTATTGGTCTCTCTAACTCTAAATCACCTTCTACTCTGTAAGGTCTCTTGGCAAATCTCTCTCTAGCCTTAGCTGCTTTCTCAGCTTTACCTGGAACAGAGTGGTTAGCTGCTGTTCTAGGATTACCTACTTTACCTTGATACCATATACCAGCTTCAGGAGCACCTTCGTAAACAGCATCCCATCTTTCTGGGCTATGCAATTGTAGTTTGTTGGAAGTATTAGCATCGTGTGTTACATGTATGGATTGCCTAGGTCCCCAACCTACATTATTGGGTAATGGTTTGACTGAAGGAGTCCCTTTGTTTATAGTCTTACTAATTACTCTAGCTCTAGCCCATTTATTACCACCAACAGCCATATCTTTTACTGGCTTTAACTTAGGTCCAAAGTTACGCATTCCAAATCCACCTGCCAAATTACCTATGTTAAAGAAATCTGCAACTACCGGATTCATTCCTGTAGTCTTAGAAAGCATATCAGCCCAGTCTTTATATTTGTCATTACTAGCTACATTAGTTATCTTATTAACTGCTTCATTACCTGCATATCCACCTGCTACTGATAATGGTCCAAATATTGCACCTGTTAATAATGTACTAACATAAGGTGCGGCTTCTCTCCTTCCTCTATCTACAGCTCCTGCTAGATTAATATTTCTAGGAGAAACTGTTACTTCTGGTAAAGTTACATTATTCATACCATTCTCATTATTAACTGGCAATACTATATTACCTCTCTTATCATAACCTCCCATATATTTAATAGGTTGTGCAGGTTCTTGATATTTAATAATACCACCTGCTTTGAAACTATTATACACGCCTCTTAATGAATTGGCATACTCCTTAGCTTCTGCATATCTTCTCTTACCTTTATTAGAACCAGTAAGCTTAGCTACAAACTTATTAATATCATCATTCTCATCAAAGTCATATAGTCTCTTTAAGAATTGTATCTTATCTGCTGCATACTCATCCATAGAATTATAAGACCTAAACTTCTGCTTAATAGCTTCACCTTTAGCATTTTTATCATTACCAGTTACATAATTACCTTTCCATGAACTACCAGTAGTTAAATTGCCAAAGTTGTACTTACCTTGTGCAGACTTACCCCAACTAGATTCTAATGCGTCTTGTGCTAATAACATTCTAATTGCATTATCATTAGTAATACCTGCCTTCTTATAGGCATTAATAAGTTCTGTAGACCATTGTCTTCTGTTAGTATATGGACTCTTCCAAGTTGAGTTGGCAGTTTTAGTAACAGGTTTATCGGTAACAGGTTTACTAGCTACTGGCTTATTAATTACTGGCTCTACTGTAGGATTATTAGCTACTACATCAGTTTCATTAGTGTCTCTTACTGGTACTACTAAGGCTTCTGGTTTATCGTAAGTTGTATTATAATTATACTCACTAAATGGATTAATAGGATTAGTAATATCAGTGTAATCTATTGTAGGATTACTTACTGGATTATAACTAACAAATCTCATTCCTTGTTGAGCTTTCTTGATTCGCTTCTTATAGGTTGGGCGACTTGATTTGATGAACTTCTTACGCATATCCCTCTTACCGTTAATCTCTTCTTGTTTCTTTAGCAGAGGGGACTTCTTAAAATCAAATCTTCCACCATGTGCCATAGTTACCAATTCCGGATTTCTAACAGACTTACCTTCAATCCATATAGGATTAGATTGCTGCAATATGAAAGGACGACCTACTTTATCCATTAATGCAGCTTGTTTAATAAGCCTAACTTGGTTAGCAGTATTAGGAGAATCATTCCACCTCTTAGCATAGTCAGCAGGATTAAATTTCCACATATCTTGAGAAGTCTGTCTTAATTTACCTTTGTTCATTTGAAACTTAACCAAGTGTCCGGCAACGTCATCAATAGGACCTATATAATCAGTTCCTGGCTGCCTAAAGGTCATGAACTCTTTATCTCCCATACGCATTACTGGTTCAGTCTCCTTACCAACAACCTTGCTGATTGGATTCTTTCCAGCATAATCAGTAAACTTTGTAACATTCTCAAACTTAAGAGGTCTACCAGAGGGTACTACTGCACTCATTTCGTATCTTCTGTTATGAACTCCAGGATAAAGCTGCTCATATCTATCCCCATGACTAAATCCTCTCCTTGCTTCATTACGGCTAATAGGTTTGATATTACTAGTAGCTTTATTAAAGAACATTCTTTTAACTACTGGATTCTCATCAAATATATATTTAGCTAATAGATTCCTACCTTCTAAATTTCCTCCACCTAGTATTGAAGAACCTGTGTAGTCGGCTGGCATTGTTTTTATATCTTGCAAACTTACTGATGCATTACCGTTAGTTCTCTTGGCAGCTTTATAAGCAGCCACTTTTAATGGTAATTTCTCTACCTTAGATAGAAATGGAGTAATTCTGTTAGCTGTTGCCATTGCTATATTAGAAGGAGTCCTTGCTTCCTTATTAAATATCCAATGGTTCTTGTTAATAGGATTCCAAGCTAAGTCAGCGTCACCTTTAATTGATTTAGTTATTAACTTGTCCTTTCCAATCTTATATCCTTTAGCACCACCATACCAAGCTCCTGGATTAGTATAAACTCCAATTTCGGACGGAATGCCAGTTTTATCTTCCAACCAGTTACCCCAGCCCCCGGTAAGCTTATCCACAGTCATATTACCTAAAGCTCCTCCTACAACAGCGGCTGGAGTTGTTACTAATGCAGCACCAGCTGCTGAAGGAAGTATAGTTCTTTCTATTCCAACTAAAGGATTAGTCTCATTGGACATAGAAGCCCTGAATCTGGCTTTAGCTCCTTTAATAGGATGCCAATAGTCTCTATTTCTTTCAGCAGCTGACCTGGTATCATTAGAAGGTTCTCCACCTAAATCTACAATGGAATACTGTCTAGGTTTAGCTTTAATAGGTTCATGAATTTCTGGCCTAACTACTTTAGTATTATCGGACTCTATGGTGTTTCCTTGTTGTAGTTTAGGTATTACTTTCATTATTTATTCGATTTATCGTTATTGGTGAATCTCTTCCATATTCCTGTTACTGAATCTATGCCAAGCAATCCCATACAACACAACAGGACTGTGTCTATCATTAATGGGGCTTGAATTACGTTTATTGCACAGTATATTAACACTCCCAAGCAGACAAACCACCCTACTACTCCGCAGAGTCTCTTAGATGATATGCCAGAGTGGGATGTGAATACTTGCTTTAAGAATGTTACAAACTTCATTATATAATTACATTTATAGAAATATTAGCTGTGTCACCTCCTATATATGCCTGATTTATTGGTATTTCAGTAGTTACCCCAGATTGGCATACTGCGTTATTTGTTACATTATCTGCATCTACAGTCACCCTGTATGTACTGAAATATCCAGTGAACAATAATTTAGAGACATTAGTTAAATCAGTTGGTAAATTAAAGTGGAAGTTTCTGTCAAAGAAAGTTGCCCCTTGATAGTCTAGAGTTCCAGACCTAGGAATTGTTATAAACCCATCTGGAACTCCATCTATGTAAACATCTGCTACAAAGTCATAGGATTTAGACGTAAGCCCAGAGTTAGTTATTGAAACATGTATATTGAAGTCATACTGGAATGTTGACAACTGTATATCCTCTTCCTTAACTAACTGATTATTAGCGTAATTATCGTTAGTTTCAAGTCCGAAGAACTCTACTCTATCTCTAGTGGCACACTTGGTTGGAGTATTTGTACTTCCACCAGCTAAATTAATTAAATATTGTTCTGTTGCAATTTTATTTGTCATTTTAAATACTTGCTATGTATTGTTTATACACATAACGGCAAGTAGACCCTGTACTGGTATATTCTGATTAGTTCCTATATTAAGTCTATCTGTTCCATAATTAGAATAGTGATTCATATTCTTTGCATTATTTAATAGGAATGCTACGTAAATATTACTTCCAATCACACTATTGCCAAACAAAGCTGCATTTCTTATAGCACCTGCTATAGGGTATACCACCATAGATGAAGCAGGGATATCTGGTGTAGCCGATATGCTTTGACCATACATATTCATGATTGATATACCCATTGTAGTGTCTGTAGTAGTGTTATTAAAGAATATTAGGGTGCTGCCGCTTAGTGAACCGTTTAATAAATTTATAGCGTCAGCAATACCCCCCCCCCGACGGTAGGTTATCATTGAACTGTTGCTTAGTAATGCATCTATTGTTCGCAACTCCGTCTAAGCTCAAGCCTTCTGCTCTGGCTTCAGCTGCTGTTACTAATTCATTAGTGCTTTCCATTATTCTTGATATTCTCTTAAATTACCAATTGTTACTTCAAATTCATCTGATTTCATGTAGGGTGATACATCTGCATCTTTAGCAGCTTCGTTCAAACAGAACATGTCTGAAGGAAACGATAGTGCCTTTACCCTTATTTGCTTAAGTAGTCTGGAGTGTTTGGCTTTAGACCAAACCCAGACGTCAAATATAAAATTTCTCATACTGCGATTAATGTACTTTAATTCTTAAATGTTAAGAATTACTAAGTGTAGAAGCAGTCCACTTTTGATTGGAGCCTTTGTTAAGGCTAAAGTGCTGTAAACCACCTTGACCTACATTTACGTATAATATGAACATATTAGCTAACGGCATACCATATAGTGATACTGGAAGTAATTGTACTGAACTAATTCCACTAGTTACTCCATAGTACAGTAATTGAAATGGAATATTTTTCTCCGCATTAGACTTTACAGTATCCATCACCGCCTGGTCTGAACTGTTTACTTCTAAGGTACTACTTCTACCTGTGTTAATTAAATTGTATGTTGTTAAAACCAGGGTCTGAACCCCCCCCCATAGACTTGAGTGCGTCATTCACTTGTTTAGTGGTAGGGCATTTGTTGTCTTCATTTTGAATTAAAGCCATGATTGTTATTATTTAATAATTCTACGTTTAATTTGCACACCTCTCTTAGCTATTAGCATAGTATTACTTCTTTTGTTGTTAGCATTACTAGCGAAGGTATTATGCAGTTTAGCTATCTCGTCATCACTAAGGGTATTAAACCCTGAAGGTATTTTAGCTCCCTTAGTTCTCATCTCCTGAATATCTGTACCTTTTAATTGCCTATTAGGGTCAATATAATAATTACCATTCGCATCTTTCATATTTACATTGGCTCCTCTAAATCCCCACGTGTCCGCATGTCTTTCATTAGGTTGGGAGCTGTACACTTGAGACTCTAATGGTGTAGAGGATTCATAATCCACTCTGTTATTAATACCAGGATTGGCCTTTAATATCTGCGGATTATTATCTCCAACCATGTGTCCAATACCTTCATGCCAAGACACATCGCTAAATCTTCCAGAGAATGGGAATGAAGGAGCATTGTATGTGTATTGCAATCCTGCTGGATATGCTGCTCCCTTATTTTGTCTCATAGCTACTTGGGCAGCTTGAGTCACATTACCAACCTTCCCTTTATATACATTTGAATTAGAATAGAACTTAGAAGGTTCTACATATTCTGCCCTGTTAATTTGGTCAGTAATGTTAGCAAGGTTAGATTCATTAACTTGAGATTGATACTTAGGCTGTTTAGCACGTTCTTTATACCATTCTATAGCAAAGTCTTTCATCCCTCTAGTTTGGGCTTGATATCTCTGGTCCTCTGGCAATTTATAATTCTCTTTAGGATTAGGTCTTGCTACAGCTCCCTGTTGTGCCCTAATAATCCCTCTTCCTTTAGTTGAGATTCTCATAATATCCATTTAAGCCAACCGTAGCTGAAAGTCTTCCTCTTATATTCTGGATGTTCAGCCGCGTATCTAGCTTCTCTTTCAAATGATATATTTCTATATGCTGTATGACCATTCTTATCAATGAATAGTCGTACAAACCACTCCAAAACATACCATAAATAGAAGAATACTATTCCCATTTCTAACATCTGTTTTGTGTGAGTCTTCTCATGTGTAACTGTAGCTTGAGTCATTCTCTTTATATAATCCTCACTTCTAGTAAACATAATAGCACAAATATTCATAAATGAATATCCTTTTACCGGAAGTAACGGATTGATAAAGAATAGCAATCCTTTAGATTTGTCGTACTTAAATTTCATAGTTAATGCTTCCATTTAGCGGCATTATCAACTATTGTAGAACACAGAATTAAAATAGTATCCATATCTAAATCTGACTTAAGTTGATTAACTGCCATACATACTAATTGTATATTATCTATAGTATAACCTTTTGAGGGCATTATCTGGTCAATGCTAACATTCGTATAGATTCGACCTTCTCCTAATTCATAAGTCATGTCTAATCCAGAAATTGCACACTTGCCATTTTGTGCCTTCCATACAGTTAATAAATCTTCTTTGGTAATAGTGAAAGGTATAGATTTGTCTATAGCTCTGGATTTAGCTGCAAGCCAACGTGCTTGTAAAACCTTCTCCAGTTTAACGTCATCATCATAAGTAGCTATAGCAGCTTTCCTTTGTTCTAGTTTACAGGAATTGCACCTACACTCCTTATTCTGACGTAAAGTGTATTTATCAGCCCCTGCATAAGTAAACTCACTAGGCTCTTTATATTCTCCACATATGTGGCATAAGAGCTTCCCATCTTTCCATTCGGTATTCAATTTGATTCGGTCTTCACAATCCCTACATGTAGTGTGAAAGTTTAAGCCGTTTGTCTTGCGTGAATACTTTCTGAAGTTGCTTATATTCTTGTCTAGCAACCTCCCACATACGTCACATTGCTGTTGCAATCTTTCTTCTTTCTTCATGTTTACTTCTTAGACCAAGACGCCGCATTCCGTGCAAAATTAGCTCTCTTCTTCTGTAACGGAGTCGCATTAGGATTGTTAAGTACAGACCTAGCATGTTCTTGAACACTCTGTCCAGCTTTCTTAGCTGATGCAGTAAATTTGCCGCGATTCTTCTTCTTAATATGAATCTTGCTTCCATTTTTATCTTTCCTTACTAACTTACTACCACATCTAAACATGGGAACCTCTTCTAGGTCCGCATCATCGAGTAACTCTTTCAGAGCCTCATTAATTCTTGATAATTCCTCTGCGTTAAATTCCATAATTAAATTACATGTTAAATCACTTTTTTATTCACAAAGGTATTGCTAAATTTGCACATTATCAAACAAATCAGATGAATTAATGATTTAAGGTGTCAATGTAAATAAGTAATAAAGAAACTAAACTATTATTAATCTCTAACCTTTAAATCAGTAGATTAATGTTATTGGGCAAACTAAAAGAGGTGTACAGGTGGATTGACAGTTGGAGTTCTGGTGTTAAGACGATAGTCATTATAATGCTTGCATTCTTGATGGTAGAGCTTCATTTCTCTTCACACACTAAAGCTATTTTAGAAGATTATAGACAGGCAGCTGTTACGGAGAAGGTATTAGCTGAGAAATATACAGAGATGATTACTCCACAAGTTAACGGGCATATAGAGCATATTCTTATGGAAGATAAGGATGCGTCGAATGTCTTGTTATTGAATTACCATAATACCTTACAAAGTACACATGGTTTATCATATCGTTATTTAACAGCTCTTACAGAGAAGAGAAGAGGGTATGAAACTAAGGCAACTATTAAGATATGGAAAGAGTTGGAGTATATTAACTACGGTGATGAGCTTGGAAGGATTAATGACAACCAATTCATTAGAATGGACACTATTGAGAACTACTACAGAACATTCCCTAATTTAGCAGCTTTATTAGAAGAATCTGGAGCAAAGTCTGCTGCGATGTATCCGATTGCTGGAATTGATGGACCTATAGGAATGATTGTTGTTATTTATCCAGTTACTAAAGAGTACTATTTGGGGTACTATAACTCCGTTATTGCTCCGTGTATCCAACCTCTATCTACCTTATTAGATTATAACTCAATTAGGAAGAAATTTAAAATGAATTATGAAAGTAGACAAGAGGAACAAGGAAATATGTTACAACGATTCTTCCCATATGTATTGGAGTGAAATCGACAATACTATATACACTTCAGTAACAACAATGATACATGAGTTCTGTCAAAAGTTCGACAGTGATTTCTGGTCGCAATACAAAGCATTACAGAAGCTATTAAGTGCTGAACAGTTTGCCATGGAGAAGAAGAGACTATTAGAAACTAAACGTTTTGATAAGAAGTACTTCTTAGACATGTACGATTTAAATGAGACGGAGTTTAATTCTGCACAACAGGATATACTGGATGAGTGGTCTAAAACTAATGCCGATTCCAAGGAAAGAGGTACAAAGATTCATAGTGATTTGGAACATCAATACTTAGGTAAGAGTTCATGCCAAATGAGAAGTTACGGTTTAGGCGGAACTTTTGAAGTTAATACTAATGAATCTTTAGAGAAGAATAACTTAGACCTACTAAGCATAGAAAGAGGAGTCTTCCCTGAATATATGATATACAGAAGGTCGGACGACAATAAGTTTAGGTTGGCAGGTCAAATTGACTTACTTATTAAGGACGGAAATGACATTTACATTGTTGACTACAAGACTAATAAAAGTATTGACGAGAAATCTTACTTTGATACCAGGACTAAGAAGAGTCAAATGATGAAGTATCCTATGAATAACTTAATGGACTGTAATAAAGTACATTATACTTTACAACTATCTACCTATGCATGGATGCTTCAGAAATTAAATCCTGATTTTGTTATTAAGAAGCTATTGCTTATACATTATGACCATAATGGTAACGTTACAGAACATGAGTTAGATTATCTTAAAGATGATGTGGAACGTATGTGTAAGCATTGGAAAAAACAGTGTATACTTGAGGAAATCAAGGAGAAGAGAAAGCCTATAGAGTTCTAATGAGCTAGTTCATAATCATAGAGTATCTTTCAAACTGGGATTTGAGATATTAAAAGTAAAGTATAATTAAAGCTCATTAGAAATCTATGGGAATTACTAATATTGTAAATGGGCACTTGAACGAGTTACTGGGTAATAACGAAGAAATAGCTAAAGCTCGTATTAGAATATGTAAGAAATGTCCTATTATGAAGGATTCGTTTATGGGGTATGTATGTAGCAGTAAACTGTGGCTAAACCCTAAAACAGGAGATATATCAACAGAACGTAAAGATGGTTATAAACGTGGATGCGGGTGTAGACTTAATGCTAAAGTTAGAGATATTAAGTCTTCATGTCCAGCATGTAAATGGTAAATGATTTAAATTATGAGTAATAACGGAACAATGGATGTAATGTTTGGGGGTAAAGGATTAAGCTTTGCCGGTGCAGATGGATTTAAAGATTTAAAGAAAGAAGCTGCTGTGGAAGCACATAATAAAGCAGTAGATACTTACACTAAAGCACTTAATAAGAACATTAAAGATGAATTGGAGAAAGCGGAGGAAGTAACAGAGAAGATGAATAGTATGGAAATTATGCCTATTAATTCATACGTATTGGTTAGACCTTATGCTAAGAATCCGTATCAAAAGATAGAAGTGACTAAAGGCGGACTTATTATACCAGAATATGACGGAGCATTTAAGAATCCAGACACCGGAGAGAAAGATACAGAGTATCAACTTTCGGTTGTAGCTAATGTTATAGAAGTAAGTCCTTTGTGTAAGTTTATTAAACCGGGAGACGATATATATTATAGGCGTTCTTCTGGAGTACCTGTTCCGTTCTTCAGACAAGGATTTGAAGTTGTAGCTGAACAGCAAGTGCAGGTGGTTATTAATGAAGGTTTAAAAGAACGATTTAAAAGTATAGAATAATGGAAGAGAAAGTGTTTTATCAACCAGGAGATGTAGTAACATTGAGACAAGACATCCCATATAAACCTCAGATGATTGTAGTTAAGAAAGAGACGATGACGTTTAGACCATCTAAGGATGAGAAGAAAGATGAATATTTCAAGGGTATTAGATGTAGATGGTTCTCTACAAGAGGAGAGCTACAAGAAGCTATCTTTAATACTAAAGACTTAATTAAACTATAATGGCAACTAAGTTTCAACAAGGTGGGCAGGACGACCAAGAGTTGTTCTCTGCCTACCTTATTAAGTTATTTAAGCCTAAGTCTCAGCAGGAGTTTGAGGATACTATATCCAAACTCTCAGAGAGGGAAATTAATGAAATCTATAAACAATACAAGAGTATGGAGAATAATCAAACTATCATGGCTAAGATGGGAGCCAAAATTAACTACATTAGCAGATTGCAAGGTAAGTGTCCAGAAGGTTATGAGGTAGAGAGATTCATGGCTGGAGGATGTGTTAAATGTAGAAGGAAAGCAATGGCTGAAGGCAGTAAAGCTATGGACGTATTCAAAGATAAATGTGGAGGTAAAGCCAAGAGACGCATTAAGAAGAGCGAGAATGGTGATAAAATAGCAGTTAATAAGACTGATACTGTACACACCAGTAAGGGAATATATAATGTTAGTAATAAGAAGCTCCCTTATAAGAAGATGTCCAAAGCAGATTACAAAGGACTACCTTTAAAAGACAAAATGAAAGTTGATATGAAAGACCAGGCTAACGGCAGAGGTGCTAGCGGAGCAGGTGCAACTAGAGGTAGTAATATAGGTAAAAAGTTAAGCGGTGGCACTATTACTTCGTTCAAGTGCGGAGGAATGGCTAAGAAGAGAATTAAGAAGAATATGGGCGGAACTGTTAGCAATAAATGGAGTATTCCTAGTAAAGCTAGCGGTGATGCTATTAAACACATTAAAGGTGGACCAGGCTCAGCAGATAGCACTAGAGAAATGAAATTTAATGGGTTTCAGAGGAAAGCACTAGCTGGTAAGCCTTATAAAAACAAATAAATATGAAAGTATTCCTATTTGATAATGGTACTAATTCGGTGATTGTGAATGAGCCAGAGGTTCTTCTTATTAAGGAGTTCGCAGCTCTATGGACTAATGAAAGGAATAAGACCAAAGAAGACCCTACGGGAGTTTGCAAATCAAGAGCTTATAGAGAGCTTGTTTACATATGGCTAATGTTAGATTGGGCATCTCCATACTCTGATTATACAGAACAGGAAAGGCATCAAGCATGTCTTCAGGATGCTAATTTAAGTGAAGAGGAATGGGCAGACCCAATCTTCAGAGCCGCATGTAGGAAGTACAGAGATATTCAAAACGAATCTAGAGCACTTAAACTCATTAAGTCTGCTCAAAGTGTAGTTGATAGAATTACTGATTACTTTGACACCATAGATTTATCCGAAAGAGACCCAGTTAATAATAAACCTGTTTGGAAAGTGGCTGATGTAATGAAAGAAATGCAATCAGTTTCTAAGGTTATAGAAGAACTTAAAACTCTTGAGTATATGTACAAGAAAGAGCAAGAGGAAGAGACTGGAGTTAGAGGTGAAAGTGAAATAGGTTTTAACGACAGATAATTATGGCTGGACGTGGTAGACCTAAGAAGAAAGTCGAAGTTCCAGAAACAGTTCAAGAGTTAATACAAAGAGTAGAACCAGAATTGATAGAGGCTATTCCATACGTAGACCCTATTATAGAAGATAAATCAGTTAGTACGTCTAACATTGTATGGGATGTAACATTAGATACTGAGATTAAGCATTTCGACCCTACTCTATCTTATGAGCTGACTGGATATCGACCAGTGGATGAAGAAAGAGGATTAGATTTTAATCCAGAGTGGTTCACTGAAGCTAGACAGATTAAATTAAGAGACGGTAAATACTGTGCCTATCCTAAAGGAACTAAGAAGTATAATGACTTCTGGACTGAAGAACATAGAAGATGTAATCAAGGATATGAATCACATGGGTATAGAATCACAGGTGATAATTACTTCTTCCTTAATTATTATAGACTAAAGAACACCGATGTGTCTCAAGCTGGTACCGGTCGTGAAACTACATTCCCTTCATTCTTTAGTAAGCAGTATGAGTACTTCCATTACATAGAAATGTGTGAGAAGTTGAAGAAGGATGTGTGCGCCCTTAAAGCTCGTGGAGTCGGATTCTCTGAAATTGCAGCATCTTTAGGAGTTAGGTTATATACAACTGTTAGAGGTTCACATACAGTATATGTAGCATTTACCGAGAAATTCGTTAGTGACGTGCTTCGTAAATGCTGGGAACAACTTGAGTATTTAAATGCTGATACAGAAGGTGGTATGAGACATCTAAGACAGAAGTATAATTCTGATATGCATAAGAGAGCTTCTCTTCTTACTAAAGACAGAGAAGAATTTGGATTCATGTCAGACATTATTGGCTTCGTAGTAGATGTTCCTCGTAAACTCCGTGGAGACCGTGTGGATAGATTGTTCTTTGAAGAATCTGGTTCTAACCCAATCCTAGTAAAGACTTACTTACAGAGTACAGCTCTTGTAGAAATTCTAGGTAATAAGTTTGGAACTAGATTTGTGTGGGGAACAGGTGGAGACCAGGGACCTGCACTTGACGGACTTAGTAAGATGTTTTATAATCCAGCTGGATATAATTTCTTACCTTATAAACATAACCATACTAAAGACGGGTCTTATGCTTTTACCTCATTCTTCATACCTGCCTATACATTCGTGGCAGCAAATGGATATGTAGACGATAGAGGAGTTACTAATACTGCGAAGGCTAAGAAGTTCTATTTAGACCAAAGAGAAGCTCTACTAGCTAACCCGAAGGAGCATTTAATTGCATGTGCAGAGTTCTGTTTTACTCCTGATGATGCTTTGGCTCTAGAAGGAGATAACCAGTTTAATACTGTATTGTTAAGTGAGCAACTTGCTAATATTAAATTACATAAACTGGGACCACATATTGATGTAGGCCAGTTAGAGTATAATTTTACTAACAACCAGCACACAGAGGAAGCAATTGATAGTGTAAGATTTGTTAGTAATCCTAAAGGTAAGGTTAAGATACTTGAACATCCGATTAGAGGAGAACATGGAGCTGTACCTAGAAATTTATATGTTGCTGGTATTGACGGTATTGATATGGGTGGTGAAGACACTTCTGATAAGACTCAAGACCCTTCTGATTTCTGTGTAGTAGTTAAAAAGAGAGCTTATGGGTTAGATGAACCTAAAATAGTGTGCTATTATAGGGACAGACCTAAGACTTTACGTGAAGCACATATGACATGTCTTAAGATATTGCAGTATTACGATTGTCAGGCTGTTCTTGAATCTACTAGAATGTCTACTCTGCAATTCTTTAGAGAGAAACATAAAGAGAATAGACATTTGATGAGAAGACCTAGAGCTACTCAATCTGACATACAAGGAGGTCGTAGTAAACAATTCGGAGCTCCTGCTACTGAAGTAGTAATTAGGCATCAATTAGATTTAATAGCTCAACATATAGAAGATTATTGTCATAATATATGGTTTGAAGAAATTCTAGAAGAAGCAATTAAATACAGTTATGAGAATAAACGTAAGTTTGATATTATAGCTGCATGGGGTATGTGCGAACTAGGAGACGAGGAATTAATGGGGGTAGTTCCTAAAGAAATGGACAGTCCTAATAACAAACTAAGACCTTTCGGTTATTGGGTTGACGAAAGAGGAATTAGACATAAAGGAGTTATTCCAGAGAAACAACAGATAGTACCTAAGTTTAATTTATGGCCTACACAATACGATGACCCTACAAGAATTAGAAGTAGCAATCAGAGATTTATTCAAACAGATTTATCATAAAGAATATGTGGCTAAATTAAAGCTAGAAGAGCTACAAACTGCCGAGGGGACACATAGGGGTTATAAGTTAACACTTGGCATGAATAATATAGACAAGCCACTTATTATATCGTTTGAGGGTGGTGAAGTAGCGTATCTTAAATTTCTTAGACAGGAATTAAGAGATAGAAGATTAGGCGACACACATTATTTCCTAGGATATAAACAATATAACGGATTAGAGAGTTGTAATGAGTGCACAGAACAGGAGTGATGAGTACTTAATGGAGCATATTGATAAGGCAGTGTCAGAATTAGTATTTCCTAAGTACAAATTACAGAAAGCATATAATTATTATAATGGATATAGAGATGCCGAACAATATAGGTATCTAGAAGAGAATTTTGGAATAGGTAATCCTACTTCTATAGAATTTACTCCTCTTATCAGGAAGCATGTTGATGCTTTACTTGGAGAATACCTAGGTACTCCATTACTGCCTAAAGTGTCATGCAAGGATAAAGAAACTATATCTAAGATATCTAGAGATAAGGAATTACAAATTAATAAGGAAGTATATCAATACTTACAACAACACCTTAATAATCAGATACTAGCGTTCTTAGGAGGACAAGAAGTAACTGATAAGGCTGTAGAGGCTCAACTTAATAAGTTAGTAGAAGATATTAATAATAGCTTTGTTAGCGAGTATGAAATAGCTGCACAGAATGTTGTTGAGTATATAATCCAATCTAGAGATATTAACTTACTTACTAAGTTAAAGAACCTGTTACTTGACTTACTAGTAACTGGCATGAGCTTTTACCAGGTTCATCCTAGTAGGAAGAGAACTAATATAGAAATAGAGGTATTAGACCCACGTAATGTATTCGTTGATAGAAATCCAGAATCTGTATATGTTAGAGATAGCTACAGAGTAGTTATTAGACGTTGGTTAACTAAGCAACAAATACTTAATAAATATGGTCCTCAACTAGATACAAGTAGTATCAATGAATTAGAGGAGATGTTTGAGGGATATTACGATAGTAGTTATATATATGTACGCGCTATGAGCAATCAAGCTACTGGAGCTCCTATTACAGACGGACTCGAGGCGGGTAAAGAAGTAATACCTGGATTCCCTACCGACTACTATGAGACTTACAATTATAAGTTAATACCTGTGTTTGAAGTTGAGTGGATTGATGTTGATAAAGAAGGAGAAGATTATGTAGAGAATAGATATGAAGGAGTCAAAATTGGGGAATCTATTTACATTCTTACTGGTAAATCTCCTGATGTAGTTAGAACTAAAGATAATCCTACGCACTGTGGATTGTCAGTTAATGGTTTGTTCTTCGTAAACAGAAGTAACGAACCATATTCACTTGTGCTTGCATGTTCACATCTTCAAGACAAATATGATTTGATTACTTTCTTTAGAGACAATGTAATTGCTAATAGTGGTACTAGTGGAGACTGGATTGACTTTAGTATGCTACCTATGGCTCTTGGTGATGACTTGACTGAAAGATTGCAGAAATTCATTGCATATAAGAAGACTGGTGTGGCTCCTATTGATACTTCACAAGAAGGTAGGGCATTTAATAACAATACTTCTTTTGCTGGATTCGATGACTTATTAAAAGCTGATACTATTCAGGCATTTAATATGGCGTTGCAGATGTTAGAAGAGCAGACATCATCTATTACTGGAGTGTTTAGAGAGAGATTAAATGGAATAGAAACCAGGGATGCTGTTAGTAATGTTAAGGCAGGTATGAGAAATTCTTATATCATTACTAAATCTTACTATCAGCAAATGGATACTTTGGCAGAGGATATTCTGATTGATTCTCTTAATTGTGCTAAGAAGGTATGGAAACATAAACCACTTACTGGAACTTTAGTGCTAGGTGACAAACTACAGAAAGTATTTACTGCTCTCCCTGAACATTTTACTTTTACTGACTATGATATTCATGTAATAGCTAGTAGTAGAATTATGGAGGAAATGCAGAACATGCAACAATTAATGATTGAATTCATTAAGAGTGGTCAATTAGACCCAGACATAGCTATGGAGTGTATGACTGCCAGAAGTATGACTGAACTTAAGTCTAAATTGTCTAAGGCATTTCAAAAGAGAAGAGAAGAAACTCAGAACACTGCACAGATGCAACAACAGAACGAAGAGCTACAGAAGCAACTTCAAAAGGCGGAACAAGAGAAAGAGCAGCTTAATAATAAGATTGCATCTCTTAATGAAGCTAAGATTGCTATTGATAGGCAGAAGGTTGAATATGACTATGAGATTGGCCTTATTAAGGCTAACGCTGATAGAGATTATAAGCAGAGTACTTCTGATAATGACACCAAAAGAACAGATATTGAGATAGCCCAATTGTACGATGGGAATCAGCAGAATAACGAAGTGAAGAACGTATAATGGAATTAAAAATTAAAGTTTGCACTAACGATAGCTGTAAGGTAATCATACTTGACGATACTGGTACAGGAGAGAATGGCTATTTGCCTGAATCTTCTTCAGTCATCGTCAAGAACAGATTCAAGTACTCTGACACTGTATCTATTGATGTCTTACAACATAATAAGGCAGATGGGCCTGAAATACAACTTCCTGTTTACACTTTACATGATGACGGTAATAAGTCAGTAACTATGCCAGTAGGGTTTGATGGGTGGTTTAATGTATATCATATAGTTCTGCCGACTAAAGATTGGTTTGATAGAGAGATGGGTAAAACGGCTGGTTCAGCTGTAACTATGTATGCCACTGTGTACTATTCAGACGGCATCTACATCTATAAGTATTTTAATGGCACATCTACGACCGTAACTGTAGATGAGATAGTAGAGAGGAACATAGAAGATACTACAATTTCTAGGACATATAATAATTACGTGTCTATTTGTTTTCTTAAGAAATGTTATATATCTTTGTGCCAGCAAATATTTAATAGCAGAGGTTTCAGTAAATGTTGGAGTAAGAATGCTGTAGCGGCCGAATTATCCTACAAGAGAGATTTAGTCTGGATGGCTATTAATGTAATCAAATATATGGTTCAATCTAATCAGTTAGCTGAAGCTGAACGAATCATAGAACAAATAGGAGGTTGTAATGGCTTGTGTAAATCAGAATACAGCAAATGGCCAGAGCAAGGCTGTGGATGCTCTCAAAGATAAGGTGATTTGTGAATACAAAGAACTGCTTAAGTATTTAGAACGGGGGCATAGATATGACTACCAACTAATTCTCGAAGAGATAAGTCTCATCGAATTGCTAGAAGAGAATGAAGTTAATAGGTCTGAATTTGTAGAACAATTTTATCTTAATAATAAATGGCAGATAACTCTATTTTAACACCAGGTGGTTCTGGAAATGAATGTATCAATCCTGTTAACGAACAAATTGATACTTCACAATTTCTGAAAGTAGATTACCGCTTAGGGGAGTTTGAGAGTGAGTCAGATAAACAAATTGCTAGAATTAATCTTGGAGCTGCTGGCATTAATGATGTCTATGATAAGACTTCAGCAGATTTAAAGACATTAGAGGCAGTTAAGACCTCAATGGATACTCACCTAGCTACTGAAGACCCACATAATATAATTCCTACTATAGAAAGTAAACTGGAGGGTTTTGTTAAAGAGGATGGAACCACACCATTCTTAGCACCTCAAACAGGTGTTGACCCGTTGACAGACTTTCATTTAACAACCAAGAGATTCGTGACTGCTTTAATGGACAGTCATTTAGCTAAAACAGACCCACATAATATAATTCCTCTTGTAGAGGAAATACTTAAAGTATATGTAACTACTGACCAGATTTATAGGAAGGTAGAGCTATATACTAGAGAACAAGTTGATGACTTAATCAAGAATTTCGTTAGACGTGACGGAACTACTGCATTTCTAAAACCACAGTTAGGAGTTACTCCAGTAGCTGATGGGCATCTATCTACTAAGAAATATGTAGATGATGTAATGTTTAAACATTTAGTTGATGCAGACCCTCACGGATTTGTAACGTTACTTAATCAGAGACTAAACAACTATTTCAGGAAGACTGAAACTTACTCTAGAGCAGAGACTTATTCAAGAGCTCAAATTGATGCCATTATTAATCAATTGGTAATTGATGCGGCTAGAGGGGCTATTGAGGAACATATCAATCAATATGACCCTCATGGAACTCTTAAAGAAATCTATAGTAAGCATTATGTGCCTCGTGATGGTTCAGTTCCATTTACTGCCCCACAGAAGGGAGTAGATGCTGTAGAAGATGACGAATTAGTAACTAAGAGACAACTGGATGCTTCTATTGTAGAAGAGCCTGTTTGGATTACTAGTGGACCAGTTCAGACTACAGTAGGCTTCGTTGAAGATGAAACTGACCCAGGAGAGAAATTGAATCTTCAAGAGGTTATGGATGCAATCTTCTACGGTAAATCTGTAGATGTTAAAGCTCCTGCGTATGCTTTACTGGGTTCTATAGTAGACGTTGAACTATTCGTTAGAGGTTCTACTGGAGTGATATCTTATGCTGAATTATGGCAGAACGATGAGCTTATTGGAACATATACTAAGGACGATTTCGAATTAGGACAGTTGACTGTAAAGAGTTTACCTATTAACGAAGAAACTACTTTTACGTTTAAAGTATTCTATCCTAATGGTACATATCTGGAAGCTAGTTGTACTACTAAAGTAGCATATGACATATTTGTAGGAATCTTACCTAAATGGTATGCAGCCTCTAATGTTAATTATGATTACTTACTTCAGCTAGTTCAATCAGACCCAGAGAACAATAGCATTGACAGTTCTGGTGACTTAGTATCAGAAATCAAACACAAATATAATTTCTCAAGTCCTAAAGAGCTTAAGCAAATATTTGTAGCAATGCCTAAGGAATATCCAGACTTAGTTCAAATGACAACGCCTTCTCAACAGTTTGGTCTTGAATCGTTTGACATTATTAGCGATATCCCATTTGAAATTCCTGGATTGTCAAATAGTAAAATATATAAGATATATGTATTCAAGGAGTCTCTAGTAACTCTCAACTTGGAGGTAACATTTAAGTTTGACCCAGCTAACATTTAATAAGTATGAGAGCATATAGTGAAATTATAGCAAGTTTTAGAAGAGGTGGTCCGTTCCCTATAGAAGCTGACTATATCTTCGAAACTGAAGCGAAACTGAAAGAATTTTATTCATCTCCTGAAGAGAATGCTATTTTACACAAGGGATTGTTAAAGGTAGTTGAAAATGACGGAGATGGTAATCAAGCACTATATTGGGTCACTAGAAAGGAGACTAACGATGAGTTAGAGTTTACTAAACTTATTACTTCTAAGAGTGATGAAACTATAGCTGACTTGATAACTAGATTAGAGCAGGAAATTAAAGATAGAAAGACAGCAGACGATGCTATCTGGGGAAGTGTTGACCATACTAGTGTACCAGAGGACTTAAACAGTCTGAAGGACATTGCAGAGGAAATTACTAAAATTAGAGAGCATCTAGGTAATCTAGACAGCACTGATGAGGAATTACAGAGTAATATTGATAAGGTACAAGCCGAACTCGATAAGACACAAGAAGGAGTAGGTTTGGGAGAAGACGGAGCTTATGTTCCTGACACTGAAACTACTTACCTTAAAGACTCTACATCTGTAATGGATTCTCTGCGCAAGCTAGACGAATTAGTGAATCATGCTATTCACTTTAACTGGGTCACACTAGAAGATACTCCAAGCATTGAATTAGATATTGATAGACAGATTACTGGAACTACAATATCTGGTAATGTTAAGGTATCTACTGATAGTGGTAACGGAATTACCATAAAGAATGACGGTCTATTCTATAAACTAACTACTGAATATTTAGACGGACTCTTAACTATTAAGGTTAACGATAATGTTATAGGGCAACATCAAATTGGTTTGTCAGCTATCGTAGAGGATGCTAAGTACGACCCAGATACGGAAGAGCTAGTTATAGTATTTAAACTTCTAACTGGTGATAAGCAAGTAGTTAGGATTCCAGTTGGAACTCTTATTAGAGAATGGGAAGTTGATAACTCTATTCCTGATAAGGTAGTAGAATTGGAGAAAGTGTTATCATTAGGAACTGGCGCTGATAAGCTTTCTGCTGACGTTAGGTTACATATAGCTAAAGATAACATCTTAGTAAAAGAAGGAAATGCTCTGTATGTTAAAGGTACTTCCGATAACATTACACATGATTCTAAAGCCTTGGATGTTGTTATTAGTGAATTACAAAGTGATATTGATAGCCACCTTAAAGATTTCAACAATCCACATAGAGTCACTCCAGCACAGATTGGAGCCATTTCTTTGCCCGAAGTTGAAATTCTACTAAAGTCTAAAGCAGATTTAGTAAGCGGAAAGGTTCCTAAAGAACAACTTCCAGATGATATAGGTGGTGAAGTAACTTGGATTGACGTAGAAGGTGATGAAGAAACAGTATCCTAATAGACCCGCTAATATGAGCCAGTTGGACTACTTGTGGACAACATATGGCCCATATACGGTGTCGGACTCAATAGACGTTGAAGACTCTATTCCTTCTTCTAAAGCTATCAAAGATGCTATTGCTACTCAGGTAACTGGTATAGTAGAACTCGATACTCAAGAAGAAGGTAATAAGGTTAGAGTTATAGGTAAAGGAGGAAGTGGTGAGGAAATATCATCAATCCTTCTTGATAAAGATACTAAGATAGTTTCGTTTGAAAGACATCTTATAACACAAGAGGATATAGATAACGGATTCGGTAATGCACTGAATGAGGAATGGCTGATACTTACTGCTTCTAATGGAGATAGATTTGAAGTGTCTCTGGAAGACTTTGTAGTTAAAGGACAAATAACTAATACTATTATTACCCAGACTAAGAATGGTAATATTGCATCAGAATTAAAAATTAATAATCCAATTACTAATAGGTCTGTAGATTTATTAGCTTCAAACTTTGGAGTTAGGGCAGACTTAGTAGTTGATACTGATGCTGATTCTAACATAGTTATTACTAAGGGTGATAAAGGAGTTGTTTGTAAATTTAGTTGGGAAGGTACAGAATATCCAGTAAGAATTAAAGCCGTAGATACTTACGATGAGTATTTACTACAGACTTTGGAACCTAATACCATTTACTTCATAAAGGACATTAAGTCTATTTACCTTAATGGAGTTAAATATGCCTCTGAAGGTGGTGGAGGTTTAGACCCTGACTTATATTATACTAAATCAGAAACTGACGCTCTTATATCTAATATCGAAAGTGATTTAGACAATAAAGTTAGTTTGGTTGATGGTAATATAGTATTAGAGGAAGGTCAAGGAATTGTGGTTAATCGTAGAGACGGTGTTCAGAATTTAATATCATCTGACAATTCCGGAGGGTTTAAACTTGGTAATGTTAATTCTTATCTGGAGATATATACTAACACAAGACCAGCTGTTGTAGTAGGGGAAGACACTGATTCACTTGCATTAATGTCGGACTTGACTTCTTATACTTGGAATGAAGTAACTACTGCTAAAGCTACCAGACTCGCTGATTTACCAGAGAGTTATCCAGTAGGAACTTTAACAGTTAAGCATTCTGAAGGAGAAGTTAGTTACGACGGTTCCGAAGATGTATCTATTGACTTAACACATATACAACAATCAATTAATACATTGAAAGATACTATGGAGTACTTACTATCTACTAAACAAGATAAGCTTGTTAGTGGAGTTAACATTAAGAAGATTAATGGTAAGTCAGTACTCGGCAATGGAGATATACTTATATCTTCTGATTCTACAGCTATTAGATATAAGGGGTCTGTAGCTACTCGTATGTATTTACCTTCTGCTCCAGAAGTAGGTGATATTTACAACGTTATTAATGACGGTGCTAACTATGCTTGGAATGGAGAAACTTGGGAAACATATGGAACTATAACTCCAACTGGAGTAGATTTGTATAAGAATGCCAGTGGTGAAATAACTGGCGGGGAGGTAAGATTCAGTGATAATACTGTGCTCCCTATTAACATATTTATTAAATAACATCATTAAATTTTATGGCACAATTAAAATTTTACAGAGGGTTAAAAGCCAATTATGTAGCTGAAACTACTCACAAGGATGGGATTTACTTTGCTACAGACACCAATGAAATCCTTATGAATGGTAAGGCTTACACAGGAGCTCTAGCTGCTGGTAAAGTCGTTACTAATGTAGCCTTGTCTTCTGATAAAAGCAAACTGGTCATTACTTACTCTGATACCACTACAACAGAGATTGAAGTAGGTAGCGGTAAGTATACATCAGCTATTGAAGACAAAGATTTAGCTATGCCTAATGCTGTCGGTGGTATCGCTAAAGGAACTAAGGTAAGTGCTCTGGAAGGACAGACATATGATTATATGTGGGATGAACTGCTGTTCCCTACTATTAATCCTACATTTACTGCTCCTACTGCAAGCATCTCATTTAAGAGTTATTCAACTCCTCAAGAAGTTGGAGCTACTGCACCTACTGCTGCTAACTTCAACACTAGTCTTAATAAGGGAGCTATTACCTTAAATGGAACAAAACAAGCAGACAGGTCTGGTAACTTAGATGCAGATAATTCATTTATCTTCGTAAATGGACAAGAATCTAACACAACTCTGCCTACTACTGTAACGCTTGGTAATACTACTTATACTTATAAGGCAGCTTATTTGCAAGGACCTCAACCTAAAGATAACAAAGGAAACAATTATAGCACTCCACTTGCAGCTGGTTCGGTTAATTCTTCAGCTATCACACTTAATGGTACATATCCTTGGTATGCATCTACAAGTACAGCTTCTTCTGGTACGCCTGTGGTTAAACAAGCTCTTATTGCTTGGAATGCTTCTACTGGAGCTATGACTACTCCTAGATTTGAATTACAACCTTCTGGTACTCTTCCACAGGTATTCAAGCTGCCAAGAGCTGTCACTCAACTTCAAATGTTGAACACAGTATCAGGTAACATGGAAGTTATAGGACTTAGTGACTGGACTAAGACAGAAGAAAAGATTACTATTGGAACCATACCTGTAACTTATTCAGTTTACACTTACAATGGTTCTACTAGAGGTTCAGTAACTTTAATCGCTAAATTCTAATTTGACATATGGCAAGAAATAAAGGTACATTCCAATTTGCAGCCAACTTTGAGGTTAAACTTCAAGGTGCTTTAGACCCAAGAATCTTAGTAGATAATAAGTCTGAACTTATTAATAAAGAGACTTGGCCGTATGATGGCGATACTATCTACGTATATAATGGATTGTTAGTAGCCGTTGCTGCTGATAAGGCAATTTATATGCTAGTTGATAAAGATAAAATTCTGGAAGCAGATTACTCCGGATGGAAACAAATGGACGTTGCTGCTGCACAGACAGTAGAGATTATTGACAACTTAAATTCTTCTTCTACCGCTGCTGCATTGTCAGCTAATCAAGGTAGAGTATTAGGACAGAGAGTTACTACCCTTGAGGGCAAAATTTCTTCTGTATATTCATACAAAGGCTCCAAAGCTACTTATGCAGAACTTCCTAGTGATGCAGCAGCAGGTGATGTATGGAATGTAGAGGAAGCTCATGACAATCATCCAGCTGGTACTAACTGGGCATGGACTGGTACAGCATGGGATGCTCTGGGTGGAGCTATTGACCTGTCTGCATACTACAATAAGACTCAAGCAGATGCTGCAATTGCAGCTGCTGTTGATGCAGAGAAGACTTTAAGAGAAGCAGCTGATAATGAACTAGACGGTAAAATTACTACTAATACTCAAGCTATTGCTAAGATTAATGGTAGTGCTGATGCTGAAGGTTCTCTAGCTAATACTCTGAAACAGGCTAAAGATTATGCAGATACTAAAGTTAGTGATGTTAGTAATTTAGTAGCTAATAAAGTTGATAAGGTAGAAGGTAGTACTCTGATTCCAGAAACTAAACTTGCACTTATTGACACTAACGCTTCAGATATTGATGCTCTAGAAGTTAGAGTTGCTGCTAACGAGGCTAAACTTGTTGGAATCACCACTACTGTAGTTTCGACAATTAATACAGCTATCGACGCAGCTATGGCTTGGCACGAAGTAACTGAATAAAACACATAATATATTAAAATGGAGAAAATGTTTGTACACGTAGCGAAGAAGTCCACATTTACCAGTGAACTACAAGAACAATACACCAATAGTATTGTTTTCATTAAAGATTCACAGGAGATTTATACTCATGGAACGTTCTACGCTATTCCCGATTCTTACAAAGGCAAAATTACTTCATTGGAGAGTGCTGTGGCAGCTTTACAGGCTGCCAAGGCCTTCTCTAAAGTTTCTGACGGTACTAATGTTGCAGAGTCTCCTTCTCATGACGGAACTCTTAAATTCAACAAAGGCTCTAATGTAAATATCACTGTCGGAACAGATGGAGTAACAATTAGCGCTACAGATACTAAATACACACAAGGTTCTGGTATCTCTATTGAAGGTACTACAATTAATCACTCTAATTCAGTAACTGCTGGCACAGCTAAAGGTGATAATAGTAAGACATTAGCATTTGGTGGAACGTTTACTATTCCTAGCATTACTTATGATGCACAAGGACACGTTACAGCTAAAGGAACCACTACAATGACTATGCCAGCTGCTCCTTCATTTACTAACTGGCAAGCTAAGAATGTTGTTGGCGCTTCTGCTACAGCTACAGCTAATGCAGCAACTACTAATGCTACTACATTCTTGAACTTAATTGAGAATGGTGCAGTAAGAAGCTCACATCAAATTACTGGTACTGGTAAAGTAACAGTTACAGCTGATGCTACTGGTAAAGTAACAATTAATGGTGCTGCAACCACGGCTGCTTCTGGTTCTGCTAATGGTACTATTGCAATTGACGGAACTGATGTTGCTGTTAAAGGATTAGGTTCTGCTGCATATACAGCATCATCTGCATATGCAACTGCTGCTCAAGGTACTAAGGCTGATAATGCTGTTCCAAATACTAGAACTGTAAACGGACATGCACTTAGTGCTAATGTTACTGTTACTAAAGCTGATGTAGGCTTAGGTAACGTAACAAATGAATCTAAGGCTACAATGTTTACAAGCCCAGCGTTTACTGGAACTCCTACAGCTCCTACTGCTGCTGGTGGAACTAATACTACTCAAATTGCAACTACTGCATTTGTAATTAACGAGATTGGAAGTAAGATTTCTGCTGCTCAAGCACTTAGATTCAAAGGAACTATTGGCACAGACGGTGATGTAACTGAACTTCCAGCTAATCACACAGTTGGAGATACTTACGTAGTTAAGGCTGCTGGTAACTTTGCGGGCGAAGGCTGTGAAGCAGGTGACATGATTATCTGTGTTAAATCTGGAACGACTGCTGCAAATGGTGACTGGTCAGTTATTCAGAGAAACTTAGACGGTGCTGTTACTGGCAAATCCCTAACTGCTAACACAGTAATTTTAGGTAACGGTGGGTCTACTGTTAAAGCTCTAGCTAATGGTACTGCTGGATACGTACTGAAAGCCACTGCTAGTGGTCCTGCATGGCAAGCAGAGAAGGACACAGTTTATACTCACCCTGCTGGAGGTGCTCCTAGTAAAACTTCTGGATTCTATAAATTCAGCACAGATTCTACTAGCCACGTTGCTTCAGTAACCGCTGTTACTAAGGCTGATATTACAGCTTTGGGTATTCCAGGAGCTGATACTAATACTACTTATACGTTCGTTGGAGGAAACGGCTCATTCGACGTAACTCCTTCTGGAGGTTCTAAACAAACAGTTAGTATTGGTAAACCTGCTACTGCTGGTGCGGCTGATACTGCTGCTAAGTGGGCTACTGCTCGTACTATCACAGTTAGTGGTGGTGTAACTGGAAGTGTTTCTTTAGATGGTTCTGCTAACGTTACACTAGCTACTACTCTAGCCAATCTGGCTTCTAATAAGGTAACTGCAATGACTGGTTATACCAAACCGTCAGATACAGGTGCAATTGCTGCTGGTGATTCACTTAATGCCGCTATTGGTAAACTAGAAGCTGCATGGGATTGGGTTGAACTATAATATATGTACAAGAAGGAGGGAGTAGCATCCCTCCTTTATTTTATAATGATTAAAATTTAAGTGATATGGCAATTAATAAGAAATTAATTCACTTTAATAAGAAAACTACTTTTAACTCACAGAAGTTATCAGCCAATGCTTCTAATACTCAATATCAGGTAGGAGGTACTGGAACTGTTCAGACTGGAGCTCCTGACATTAACTATCAATCTATAGTTTATATTAAAGATTCTAAAGAAATTTGGACTCATGGGCAATTCTATGGGTCAGCAGCATCTGTAGCATGGAGTGCTATTACAGGCAAGCCTAGCTTTGCCACTGTAGCTACTTCAGGTAGTTACAATGATTTAAGTAACAAACCTACAATTCCTACTAGTCTTCCCACTCCTAATTCTTTGACATTTACTGGGGCTACGACTGGTACTTGGAATGGTAGTGCTGCTAAAACTGTTAATATCCCAACTTATAGTAATGCGTCCACATCGTCAGCCGGACTTATGTCAGCATCTGATAAATCTAAATTAGACGGTATTGCTAGTGGGGCTAACAATTATTCTCTTCCAACAGCTTCAGCATCTACTCTAGGTGGAGTAAAGGTTGGTAGTGGATTGAGTATCAGTAATGGAGTATTGTCTACCAGTGGTGGAGATGTTAAAATACATAAGACCACCATAAACTTTGAGGATATAATTACTAATAATAGGACTGAAATGACCTCAAGTGAAAAAAATGAAGTCTTAAATATTAGTAATAAATTATATCAAGGGTACGTTATAGTTGTCCCAACTACTACATCTGGGATGAACATGGTTGGAGGAGCAGTGCCTGTAGTAGATAATACCCCATCTTACTCATTTCTGTTTTGTGGAGGTACCAATTATATATATATAGTAACAGCTACCCTTGATGATAGTGGAGACACCTGGGATATCCGCCAAATTAGTGAAAATATTATACAGAGCGGAGCCGTCAGAGTCTATTGCAGCTCTAGTAATTCAATTAAACTGGAGTCCTATGGTGCACGTAACACTCTTTATAGTAACTCTGGAATGACTAGCCTAGGTAAATACAATGCTAATTCTACTGTAAATGTCGGTATGACTAGATTAGTTAGCATAGGAACTGGTACTTCAGAGTCTAATAGAATATCAGGACTGGAAGTCGGACAGAGAGATTCCAAGTCATATGTAGCTATTTGTGATAAATCTAAGGATAATTGCTACATAACAGCAGATGGAAGTACAGGTATCATTGAAATGTATAATAGTAGCAATAGTATAAGGTTTAACGATAGTAATGCTGCTATTGAGGTGGAAGGGGCTATAGGATTTAACGGCGAAGTAATATTTTCCAATACAGTCGAGTCAGGTAGTTCAATAAGTGCTGCTGGAGGATTCTTCGATACCTCTGATGCGAGAGTTAAAGCTAACGTCAAAGAAATTGATGCAAGTGATGCCGACAAAGTTAAACTAGTTGAATTTGACAGAACTGACAAAGAACATCATGGTTATGGAGTTATTGCTCAAGAGCTTGAGAAAGTATATCCAGAAATGGTGAACACTGATGATGAAGGATTCAAATCAGTTAACTATAACGAACTTGCTATGGTTAAAATTAAATATCTAGAGGACAAAGTTGCAAGACTTGAAGCTCTAGTTGGAAGGTTACTTGCAGAGTAATTATTATAATCTCATAACGTTTTCATTAAGAAGGTCGTCAATAGACGGCCTTTCTTTGTTTGTACCTGATTACTAAAACCACCTATGCAATAAATTAATTGTTAACGAGTGTTAAATAATTTGGTAATGTCCAGAATTTAACGTAACTTTGCAACATCGAATTTGGAAGTATAGTATATTTATATATTATGCCCTCAACAGATATTGTATTATTTATCGTAAATTTATTTAATTATGGCAGAATTTCTAACAATGGACGAAGCTAAGTCAAAGTTCGGTACTAAAGGAAGAACAAACGCTGGACTTACACTTGGTATTATCGGTACTGCATTAGCAGCTTTCGCTGGAAACAACGGAGGATGTGGTTGTGGTAACGGTGGCGGAATCCTTGGAAACCTCTTTGGAGGTAACAACAACTGTTGCGCTATGCAGGCAGCTGAAAATGCTAAAACCTTAGCTATGGCTCAAGGACAGCAAGCTGATAACCTATCATGGGCGAACAGAGTACAATCAATGCAAGACGACATTGACCTGTACACTTACGTTAACAGCCGTGCTTTGGCTACTAACGAGAGAATCGGTAACGAGTCTCAAGTTTTAACTAACCAAATCTGGAAAGGTAGAGTAGAAGACCTTCAAGAGAAGAGTGCAATGTACGTAGATATCGTATCTCGTGATAATGCACAGAATTTAAGATTATGTGATGAGCTTTACAAGAGGAGAGAACAAGATGTTCAGGAGAAAGCTGATTTGTTTGCTAGACTAAGCACTAGAATCTCTGATTTAGAGAAGAAAGAAGCTGCTACAGCTGCTGCTCTACCTCTAATGTTCGAGCTTAACAAAGTTAATGCTGAAAGATACACTGATGCTTGCTGCTGCAAGTCTGAAACTAATCTGTTAATGACTGCTAATGGATTACAGCGTCAACTTGACCACAAGATTGATGGACAGTTGAAATATGCTTACAGTGACCTGTGTGCACCTGTTCCAAGTATAGCTCCACTATACTGTAGCCCATTCACAAGTTACGGAACTGGCATGTATGCTGGAACTGCTGCTAGTAACTTTAATGCTGTAAATACAGCTATTAACACAGTTACAGGCGGATGTCCTTCTTGTACAGCCCAATAACTTAAGATAACCCATAAAAGGGAGGCTACAATCTAAGTGGTCTCCCTTTTATTATTTAATTCAAATTTAATTATCGTATGAAAGTTAAAATTACACCAACTGGAGAAAGTGCTCAAGTAATGGAGTTTAATGTATCGTTACCATGTGGAGCAAATGCATCAATTGCTCCTGTGTCTACATTAACAGTTACACAGAGATGGGCAAAAGTCGTTAACGTTTCAACTACAGGAACGGAGTACGTACAAGTTACTAAATTTGATGTTATTCACAATATCCAATACACTGATTGTAAAGGAAATGTAAGAGTGTCTACAGAGTCTACATCTACGATTATGGAAACTGCTGCAACTAGTGAAACTATTACCACTTTGACACCAACAGTAACTAAAGTTATAGATGTGATTATACCTAACGGAGTTAGTATTGTTAGTCAACAAGTACTTGATGAATTGCCTACTTCTCTTCCTGTTAAGGGACATTGTGCATATTCAGTATTTGATGTTAGAGTAACACCTGCTCCTGCACCAACAGCCGCAATTGCGTCAGTAGCTAAATCTAAATAACATGTTTGGACAACCATTCGGTAGCAACTACACGGATTTACAGAACCATTACATGCAACAATTACAAGCGATGCAACAAGCTCAACAAGCACAGCAGAAGACCCAACCTATTCTAGATGAAATAAACAGAGAGGTTGGGTCTCTGTCTTTAGATGAGCAGAAGGTTCTAGCACAGATGCCAGAATATCAAATGGCTAAGCAAACCTATGAAGCTGGCTTTATGTCATTCTTAGGCACTAAGTTTAGTCAAGAGTTCGTGTCATCAGCAGATGGTAAAGTAGCAGCTGATAATCTATTAGCTACTATTAGAAAGAGTAAAGAGCACATTCATGCTCAATTAAAAGCTAAAGAAGATAAGGTTAACACATTATTAGAACTTGTGGAACAGGACCCAGAGATTAAGAAGAGATTAGACGAAGTTATGTTAAGTAAAAGTAAGTAATGAGCGATAAAGAAATTGTATTTCAAGCTATTAATAAGTATGCTAAAGACTTGGCGAGTAACCTATTTCATTTTAATAGCGTGGCAAGTCAAGCTGTTATCACATACGTAGTTAAGAATATGGAAGATAAATATGGTAAGTATTTAGACATATTCACAGATGTGCACGGCAATATTAATCTAGAGTTGCTTGCCAATGCAGTTAAAGCAGAGATGAAAGAGAAGTCTGCTGATGGGTTTGTAGTTAACATTCTTAACAAGCCAGTAAGGTTTGGAGAGGACGACGTTAATCAATTAGTAGAAATATTTAAGACATTTAAACAGAACAATTAATCCAAATTCGAGCCATGATTAATTTACGATTAGAGAGAATTTATAAAGGTGTGTCTTATACTATAGGGAAGCTATACCTAAACGGTAAGTATTTCTGCGACACTCTTGAGGATACAGACAGAGGGCTGAAAGATACTATGCCTACAGAGGAAATTGAGAAGATTAAGGTGTATGGTAAAACCGCTATACCTACCGGCACATATAAGGTTGATATGAATACAGTCAGTCCTAAGTTTAAGGATAGGACTTGGGCTAAGCCATATAGTGGTAAATTACCTAGATTATTAGATGTTAAAGGTTACAGTGGAGTTCTTATTCACGTTGGTAATAAACCAGAAGATACATTGGGATGTCTTTTAGTTGGAGAGAATAAGGTTAAAGGGCAAGTTATTAATAGTACTGCTGCATTTAATAGACTTATGACTGAACTTAATAAGGACAAGAATATAGAAATAACTATTGAGTAATGAGCAACTTTGATAAATTATTTGGAAGAACTTATAGTACAGTAGGTAACTCTGATTCTGACTTTATTATTAAAACTAGAGGACAGGTTAAGGTACAATGGGGCAAGAAGTTCATTGACATTATAAAGGACGGTAAACTTAATGTTGATGTCACTTTAATAAAGGAGGTTTCAAGCATAGATAGTATTACATCTGATGGAATTTACATGCTTGAGGGAAGTAATACTGTAGTAGTTAGGATTAATGGAGTAACTGTGTCTTTAGTAAGTGATAATTCTGACAACTATGTGTCGTTTATAAGACCTCAATTAACAACTGATGAACAGAAGAAACAGGCACAACGTAATATAGGATTAAGGTACTCTACTATACAGGAAGCTATTACTGATAGCGCTTATAATGGGATATTGTTTATAGATTCAGATAAGAAGTTGTATATAGCAGAGGACGGAGTATACACTGAATATTTATCTGACATATCAAATCCTTATAATAAGCAAATTCTTATAAAGAAGACTATTAAGAGGGAAGGAGAAGGTATCGGGGCTCTTGTGGTCAGTGGTAACGGTGAAGATAATTCTCTTGTAATAGGTTCACAATTACAGGGTCTCCAGGTATATAAGGAAGATAGTAATGCCGTAGTTAAAGGCGTAGGGACTATGATAGAAATATACTCTGACGACTCTCACCTGATAGAGCTTGCGTCTACTGGAGTTACTTTCAAAACTAGGACTGCCATAGAAGACACATTAGTTGGTGATATGATACAATCTACCAACAGCAGTAGCATTTCCGGATACAGATTATATTATGATGAATACTCTGAAGAATCAACGCTAGAGGTAGACAACTTGATAACTAGAAACTCAGTTAGCTACGTAGATATAACATATTCCGATTTATATGATTTGTGCCAATCTGGAAAGTTAAAAGTGTCACAACTTTATAGAATTTCTGACTTTCAAAACGAATGGGCATTAACTAGTGAAGATGATATTGTGTTGAATGATAAGTATCAAATGGAAGATAATGGCGAAATCATATATGATGATAATGGCCAGCCCATAGTAGAGACTCCTAAAAATGTAATTCCAATTGTAGTATTTGCTAATACAAGCAGCTCTGTTATAGGTAGGTATCTGGCAGATGACATACGACTTCTTATAGACTATGACATCAGTTTCAATCAAAATATAAATGGATTAACAGCTAAAGGGAGAATCACTAAATTAACAGATGAGAAGGGTAATTCCTGTAACTATGACTTTAAACATCTAAAATTTAAAATCACCGAAGACGGTGTAGATAAGTGGATTTATACATTTAGAAACGGAGAAGAGGATTTAAGTTTAACTGATACATGTAGGAATAATGTATTAACTGTTAATAATTATGAGATTAAATCTGAAACTGTAACTGTACGTGATAATGGTAATATTGTTACATTACAAGGAACTCTTTCTGATAACAACTTTGGAACTATTAATAGTAACTTTAACTTTTCCGGGACTGCTAATAAATTGAATGTGTCCAGAACATTAGAGAATGTAACATTTAAAGAAGATTCTACTATAGATGAGGTAGCTATTAGAAGTCTTACTAACGTAACATTTAATGAATCGTTCTCAAGGACTACATTCCATTCAGATATAAACGATGTTGACTTTGATACTACTGTATACGCTCTACTTTATGATAATGAAAAGGTAAAAGATGTATATTACAACAATAATACAGTCTCTGTTATTTGTATTCCTGATATGTCAACTGCAACATCTGGAATACCTGCGGGCACAATAGTAATGTATAACGGAACATCTGGAATACCTGCGGGCTGGGCTATATGCGATGGTACTGAAGGTACTCCTAACTTGACTGGCAACTTCATTAAAGCCAGTGAAACTGCTGGTGAAACAGGGGAATTTATACCTGCAAGCTCCGGTAGTTCAACTGAAACTCCTATTACATATTACTCATTAGTGTTTATTATGAAATTGGCTTAATGGAGATAGCAATATTTAGTGATAGATTACTAATTTACGTTAAATTAAGAATAATTAGTCTTTAATTTTAAGGTATGGAAATTTATCACTAAATTTGCAAATAACTTTAAAAGGGAATAATATGGACATGAAATTAGAAGAATTAGGTTTTGACGATGAAGACCTGCTAGGTGAAGACGGTGTAGTGCAAACAGGAGACCCTGATGATGACATTAAACGTTGGATTGACAATGATACTCCAGTAGATTTGGATGAACCATTGGACAATCAAGAACCACCTAAAGAAGGTGACGGAGATACAGAACCTACAGAGGATGATTTAATCACAACTATGCTCAAAGCTAAAGGAATCAATCCAGAGGCTATTAAGTTCCAAAATGATAACGGAGAAGTAGAAGAAATTCCATTCTCTGAACTATCTAGGGAAGAGCAATTAGAGCTTTTAAACTATGATGATACAGATTATAATTATGGTTTAGAGCCAGAAGAGATTGACCTTATTAACGAGCTTAGAAGAAATAATTTAAGTGTAGATGACTACCTGGAATCTCATAGACGTCAAGCTATTCAGGATTACCTAGACCACCTAGAAGATGAACCAGAATATCAAGTAGATGGCATGACAGATGATGAACTATTTATTGCAGATTTAAAGGCAAATGTCCCAGAACTTACTGATGATGAAGCTTTAGAACAGTTAAATCTTGAGAAGCAAAACGAAGCTCTCTTTAATAAGAAGATGAGCGGAATGAGAGCTAGCTATCAGCAACGCGAAGAAGCAGCTATACAGCAAGCTCAAGCAGAAGCAGAAGCTCAACAGAAAGAAATGTATGAAGCTTACGAAGACGAAATTTTACAAGCTATTCAAGATAACGAAACTATAGATTTGGGAGAGTCATCATTAACGCTATCAGAGGACGATATGAATGAAATTGCTTCCTTTATCTTAGATTCAGATGCTGCTGGAGTAAGATACTTAGCCAAAGCCATTAATGACCCACAAATGCTAGTGCAGATGTCGTGGTTTGCTCTTAAAGGACAAGAAGCTATACGTCAAATCTCCGAATATTATAAACATCAGATTACAGAGCAATCCAAAGCCAATTATAAGAAAGGTTATGAGGATGCTAAGGCTGGCAGAGCCTCTAATCCTGCTAAGACTGTAGTTAAAAGACCAGAGCAGCAAACTGGTCGTAAACCTAAAACAACATCTATTTACGATTTAGATTAAAATCCAAATAAATTATTATGATAGTAGCAAATTTCGTAACTAATCGCGCCACTATGGGCGACACTAGAACTTATGAAGACTTCTATAAGTTTCTAGGAACTAAACCAACTAGACTTGGTGTAGTATCAAGACTCTACCCAGAATTGACTGCTTCTTACCTAACAGAATCTTTGAGAAACATCTTCTACATGGATTCTAAATCAAATAACAAGTACAGAAGCATTGACTCAATGTACTTTGAATGGGAAGTTGAAACCAACTACATTAAGAGAGTTGAGTTTGCAGATGTACCAACTGAAACTGGAGAGAACGGAACTGAAATCGTAATGGCTTTCAAAGAGAACTATTACCAGAAGTACGACATCTTCAAGATTGACAAAACAATGCAGCAATGCTTTGTAACCCAGAGACCAGTTCGTAAAGCTGATAATTACTGGGAAGTAACTGTTAGAATTATTGACAACGACTACTCTAGTGTTCTTGACCTTAGCGGATGCCAAATTGGTGACACTACTCGTTTCCAATCTAACGCTATGCCAGAAGCACACGAAGAGGGATATGTTAAATATCAATCTAACATTGAAAGACACAGAGGTTATATTACTACTCACAGATGTGATGACAGTTATACAGCTCTGTATGCTGCACAAGAAGACGTTCTTATTAAAATAGGTGAAGGTAAAGGTAATGGTCAGATGTCTGAAACTATGTACCGCATGGATAAGACTCAATCTAACTTGCTGAAGAACTTCCTATATGTAAGAAACAACGGTTTGCTGTTCAACAAAACTAACGTTGACAAGAATGGTAAACCGACACTGTTCGACCCTGACACTGGTCGTCCTATCTACATTGGTGATGGTATCATCCCACAAGTAGAAAGATTTGCATCTAAATATGCATATAATAAGCTTACTGTGGAAGCATTCACTACTGCTATCGCTATGATGAATGAAAAGAGTGAGAATCCAACTGGTAACAAATATGTACTTATTTGCAATGAGAAAGCTTGGCAAGACGTACAAACTTGTCTATCAGAATGGCTTGCAAGATTCAAAACTTGCGGAACTTATCTGTGGTCTAAGAAAGCTAACGGCTATGTTGACGTTGGTGCTACATTCCAATCTTATGAAATCGGTGGTAACACAATTTCATTCAAGGTTGACCGTACATTCTCTCGTGAATGGGGTAGCGACAAGGGCTTCATGCTAATGTTAGACTTGACTGCTGACAAAGTAAGTGGAGAACCAGCTATTCAAATGTTCACTCTTAAAGGTGGTGACTTCATCTCTAATAAATATCCAGGTGTTGGTGGACTTGATGGTCTAAGCTCAGGTGTAGTTTCTAGCCCTGTAGCAGCTTCTAAACTAATCAACTGGGGTTATTCTGGTGTTGGTGTATTCTCACCATACAGAAGCTTTATTATGAAAGAAGTGTAATTAAATAAGTAGATATTGTGGGGAAGGCATAGACCTTCCTCACATTATTTTACAAGATAGTAATTTATATTAAGTAAATGATTGAAATAATATGGCTAATGAAACAGACAACATAATTGTCTTAAGAAGTGTATTCGGTAAAGTAGGACAAAAGTACTTCCTTAATCCAGTTAGAGACCCACAGACAGGCAGATACCCTGACTGTGTAAGACCAGTAGATAGTAAAGGTGATATGCTATTAAGAGGAGAAGAAGACAAAGGTAAATGCTTAATTGCAGAGAACCGTGTATTTATTATTGAAGACGGTAAAACATTTGACCTTACTGACCCTTGGCAAGCAGCTGAATGGTATTCTATTCAACACTGTCCTATGATTGCTATGTCTCGTGACCAACGTGACAAGAATGGTAATTTAGTGATTGACGGTGACTCTAAGAGATACGGAGGAGCTGAACTTTACGTTGAGAGACCTGGTTATGAAACTAATAAGCGTGTTAATAAGAGACGTCTTATCCATGATGCTGAAGAGTATATCATTAAAGACCCACAAGGTGCTGCTGGTAGACTTAAAATGGCTAAATTGCTTGGACGTAACATGCGTAATGCTCCTGATGCCGACGTAGAAGACTTCTTGATGAACATTGCGTCTAAGGACCCAGAGAAGATTATTAATCTATATACTGGTGATGACATTGCACTTAGACTTCTGTTTATTGATGCTAAAGACAAACGTGTAATATACGTTAAGAATAAAGTATATCTATATAGCGAGAATCAAATTCCATTGGGCGCAAGTGATGATGCAGTTATTACTTGGATGAAGAGTCCGCAGAATAGAAGGACTCTTGAACTAATTAAGAGGGACACATATCCGGAACTGTATGAACAACCAGAGCCTGATTTTACTAACAAAATTAAAGATGAAGAGACTAAGAAGTCATCTTCAACTGGTAATTATATTAAATAATGACTGCTAGACAGGTTTATGAAGGAACCGCTACTGAAGTAAATAAAGTACAGTCTATGACTCTATTATTAGAGGATTTTAACTACTTCTTTAATAAGGCTATATATCAGTATATTAACAAGAGATATAATATATATGATATTAACCAACAGACTACTGACGACATTAGGGTTCTGAAAGCTACAATAGCCCTTCCTGTAACACTTGCTACGTCCGCTTATGGAGACACAGAAGGTCTTGATTCACTATATGGTGCGACGTATGAAGTGGAATTACCTAGTGATTACTTACATTTACTTAATTGTGTATGTGATTTTGAACTAAAGAAGACTTTCAAATGTTATAACGCTGGCTCCAGAGTTCAAGTCGGAGCTAGCCGTTTAACATCTGACGCATGGTCTCAAATCATTCAGAATATCTATATGAGACCTAGCTATAAACGTCCTTATTTTTACATACACAATGTTGACATAAATACTAGCAATCCTACTAACCCGTATGATGCTGTTAATAATCCACATGGTACTGATATTAGTTCTGCTAAGACAGATACTGATACTAATGCTACAGATGTAGCTGGTGGATTGCCAAGAACAATTTCTATTGGTGGTAATGCTGTTACCACAGTGGAAAGAGAAGGACAGATTCGTTTCGGTAATCCTTCTACTGTTAGAATGGAGATACGGTACGGGAAGGACCATACTCTATTTGAGTTAAAAAAAGTATATGTGGACTACCTGAAAGCTCCACAAACTATACGATTGACACAAGAACAGATGGATATGACAGAAGACACATCCCAAATTATGGAATTTCCTGATTACGTGTGTCACGAGATTATTAATGAGCTGGTACATATAATCTTGGAGAACGAAGGTAATCCTAGATTACAAACACATATTCCGATATCAACGTCAGTTGCAAATCCAGCTCAGCAACAGACACAAACCAAATAATTATTTAAATTATGTTTAAGTGGACAAACACATTAATCGTAAATTCTAATTTAGATTCTAGTGGCAAACCAAAATGGTCAGCACAGGCTGAAGACACTGGTAGTGGAGTTGTAGGTAGCTTCGAATTTAAAAGAGTTAACAAATTCCTCAAACCAAACGTAGTAGCAATCTATAAGAAAGAAGCATCAGACCCAGTACTTGGTAAAGTTACTTTCACTATGAGCAATCAAGGTGTAGGTAATTATAGAGTTGCTCTTTACATCAGACTATCTGGAAGCCAGAACTCTTATTACTCAAATGACTTTGTATTCAAAGGTAAACCTTTGATGTATGAATTTGCAATTAAGAATGCAAGTGCTACAGCAGCAGATGTTGCTAAAGAAGCAGCTAGAGTAATTGAGAAGATTCAGACTATCTATGGAGACCACTGGATTAAAGCTAGTGCAAACGGTAACAACCTTGTTATTGAAGGAATGGATGAATATCAACTATTTACTAAAGCTGAAATTCAGAAATTCAATCCAGACTTGAACACTGCTTTAGTTGGTGGAGAGTTTGAAACAATTGCAACAGCACTTCCAGCTGACGACCCAGACTACGATGGACAAAACACTATTGTGAAATCTAAAGAAGGATTCGGTACTTACTGGATGATTCTTAAAGACCTAAGACTTCCGACTATGGAAGCTAGACGCTTTGCTGGTATTAACGAAGAAGAGCTTCCTGTTCCAGGAGCTAAGTATAATGAGTATATTATTAACTATTGCGTTAATAGAGGCATTATGGGCGGAGATGCTGTAGGAGAAGTTACAAGGTCACTTACGACTCATGTATTCTATGTTAAACAAGATTTGGCAGCTGATTTTGAAGCAGCTCTTGCTAAGATAGGTACTATCGGTCAAGAAGTTACTCCAGGTGAAACTGCACAACAAGCTCTAGAAGCTAGTAGTGCTAATGCAGCTGAAATTGCTAAATTGAAGACTGGCAAGGCTAACGCTGCTGATGTTTATACTAAAACAGAAGCAGATGCTAAATTTGAGCCAAAAGCGTAACAACTTAAAACAGTAATTGAAGGCGGGGGCGTCATACGCCTTCGCCTTTATTTATTATAATCATATGGGATATTACGAGAAATTATCGTCAGCCATATATAATGACATAATGAGTGGTCTTAGAGGTTATAGCTCCACTCCAACAATGTCATTAGAACAGTTAGAGGATGATTGCGTTGATGAAAGACTTCAAATTATTAAGGAATATTTTATTAAAGGATTAGTTCCTAAGAAGGACTTACTGATGACTATACCTTGTATAGAAGTTGACTGCAAGAATATTGAAAGGTGTAGATGTAATGCTAGTCCCTGTGACACATTAACTGCTCATTTTGAAATTCCTCAACTTCTTACAGAGTTCGGAGAAGACGGTATAGAATATATAGGAGCTACTGATATGAGTAATCCATTTATATATTATACTAATCCTATCGTAATGAAGTATCATAAATATAGAGTAAGAGGAAAGAATAAACCATACGTGTGGATTGATATAACTCCTAACGAGAACAATATGTACGATTGCTTTGTATTTAATGCTCCATTATTAAAGAAAGTAACAGTAGTGGCAATATTAAAAGACCCTAGACAATTAGATTGGTTCGGATGCTGTGCCCCTGTTGATATTAATAATATGACATTCATTGATGCTGAAATTAAGAAGAGACTAACTGAAAAGAAGATTCGTTATTATAGGCAGCTCGCAGCTCCTGTTTTACCTAATGACCAAGTACCTAAATAATGGAGAATTTTAATTCAGCTTATTATCAAATGAATCTGCTCTATGGAACAGAATTGTCTCCTGAAGAGTTCGAAGAAATTGGACTGATTGCCTGGCATAAGATAGGTAACAGGAGAACTAGATTATACAGGTATGTTACTGATATTCAATGCCCTGACAACACAGTGGATTTACCTTGCAACTGTGACATAATTGAAGCAGTCACTTATGGCTTTGAAGAGTGGAATTATGTTACGAATGACACAGTAAACGGAGATTACTCTTCACAGTTTACTGAAAACTATATAGAATCAAGAAAGCTTTATAGTGACCCTCTCTATATAAGTGGCAAGTATGCCAAATTTGAAAGAGTGGGTGATACTTTGTACTTTGAGAAGAATTATGGACAGGTAAACATTCTCTATAAGGGCATTCTGGTAGATGAGGACGGGTTACCTGAAATCAATTATAAAGAGAAAGACGCCATTGCATGTTACTGTGCTTGCACTAAGAGATTTAAAGAAGGTTGGAAGAATCACAACCAGAATATGTTACAGGAAGCACAATTATTGGAACAGAGGTGGTTGAAACTATGTGATGCAGCTAGAGTTTCAATTCATTTAAGTCAAAATGACATGAATGAAATCTTAGATGCTAAAACTAGTTGGAATAGAAAGATATTTAATAAAGGATACAAGCCTATACATTAATGTTTAAGGGATACATCTATAAGTGTACATGCGTTATAAGTGGTAAATCTTATGTAGGATTAACTACTAAAACGATTGAGGAGAGGAAGAAAGAACACTTACATTCATCTTACAATCCTAATGATAATACGTATAAGACTCACTTTCATTCGGCTATACGAAAGTATGGCATAGAGAATTTCGAATGGAGTATTGTAGAAGAGATAGAAGGTTCAGATATTACAACAGTCATAGCTACACTAAGAGGTTTAGAAGTCAAATATGTTGCGTTTTATGATTCGTTTCATAATGGATATAATCTTACTCCTGGAGGAGAACTTACCTTTAGAGGCGAACCCAAAGTGGTAAATATGTACAGTGAGGATGGAATACTCCTAGACACGGGAACCGTTGGGCATTTAGCTAGTAAATACAATTTGGACGATTCCGCTATATGTAAAGTATGTAACAGACGATACAAATCAACTGGTAAGTTAAATGGAAAGCGTTTAGTGTTTAGGTATACACATGATAAGTTTACTGCTTCCGATAAGAAACAACTAGCAAGTAACAATAAAGGATTTAAGTCTGGAAAGCCTGTAGCTGGATATTCCTTTGATACTGGGGCAGAATTGTTCAGGTTTGATTCTGTGACCAAAGCAGCTAAAGCACTTAACTTAGATTCTCATTCTATTTCTAGCTGCGCTAGTGGTAAGTATAAGTATTCTGGAAAGATAGATAGTGTTAAAATAGTTTGGAAATATATAGAATGATATGAATTATGCTTTAGGATATGCCTTTAACATCCATGACATGTTTGCTGGTTTTGATACCAGCAGACTTGACTTGGACAGTAAGACATGTGAGGAATTAATAGGTAATAGACATAAAGAAGTAATTGCTAAGCAAGTGTTTAAATACGCAGTTAAGCTAGTAATTGATGATATTATACATAGAAACAATAGATTTGAGCTTCCAACTTTAGGAAGAAATGCCTGGTTATACATGAAGAGAGTTTCTGGTAATGAGTTTACCGAAGCTAGACGATTTGGTAAGTGGAAAGATGTAGACTTTCTAGCTTCTGATTTCTGCGGATATAGAATGGTATTAACTTACAAGAATCAAGAGATACAAAGGGAGAAGATGGCTTATCTAGACCCTGTTAATAAGAACGTAATCACAGAGAATACTAACAATGGAATGCAATACTACTAAGAAGTTTACTGATTATACAGACGAAATAATGAAGGAATTTCCATATCTTAGTAAGCATGACATAGAAATTATTGTTAGATATGGCTGGAGACAAATATACTTCTTAAACCAAAGAGGAGGAGATACAATCCTTAATAGCCATAAATATAAGTATTGGTTATATATAGGGGAGTTGACTAAGAATCCTATTAAGCATTTTAGATATTACAGGAGAAAGATGCAGAACAAGTTGAGAGTGATGTATACTAGAAAGAAGATTCAATGGGACGGGTACTACTATGTAGCCTTAACCAATGAAGAATACGAAGAACTACTAGAATCTTTTAATAAGAAAGGCAGGAAGAGGAAATATTACACCTTCAATAATAAGAAGGTATTTAAGATTCTAGACGAATGTAAACTATCATTCTCTGGCAGTCCTTGTATTATAAAATTCAAAGGACTTGTAGATTTAGGATTCTCCTATAAGAAAGAAGTACTTAAGTGTGAGTATCCAGAGATAGCGTTCACAAGAGATAGAAATGCTAAGTTTGAAGACATCTTAGTAAGTAACGACAATTATGAATATTTATAACAATGAAACAAGAAGCAACAAATACCTTTGGAGATGGAATGATAATGGACCTAAATCCATTAACCACTCCTAACAATGTACTTACAAGTGCTCTGAATGCTACTATGATTACTTATAATGGTAATGAATTTGTGCTTCAGAATGACATGGGTAATGGTAGAGTTGAAACTGCCTATTTACCTTCAGGCTATGTTCCAGTTGGAATTAAAGAATATGGAGGAATAATATATGTTGCATCATATAACCCTCTTACTAACAAGGGCCAGATTGGCTCATTCCCGTCTCCAGAGCGTAATATTAGTTCTGAAGAAGCTGGTACTCCTCAACAGAATATTAATATTCATGAACTTTTCAAATTTACTCCAAAATCCGGAGCTACCGAGAGCTATCAAAAGGTATCTTTATTTCCTGAAAAGTCTGATACTATCATTCGACCGGGTGATAAATTTATGCTGCAATTCTATCCGCAAGATGGTGTAACATGGAACGACTTAAAGAAAGTTATTACAGATTTTGATAACGATGGCGAGAATAAACTTCTCAAGTTGAGATTAGCAGTTTTGGACTCTAATGGTAACTTAAAGGATATTACTCAACAACTAAAGAGAATGAGCGTAGACGGTAAAGTTGTGGACTCTCCAGAAGGATTCTTTATGAAGATGTTAGATTCTCCTTTGAGTGGAGATATGAATGAAGATGATTTGGAGAACCTTAGAAGTTCTACGTCGGCTTTTAATGTATACAACAATAAGTTGTCGGGAAGCTTGTATATAATAGTGGAGCTTAACACAATAACATCATTTGATGTTGAAGTGTATGGAGCTAAAGCTGAAGAAGTGCCAGTGGAATGGATACCGCCTATATCTGAATATTCTGAACCTATTACTATTCCTGTTGGCAAAGCAGTAATATTGTTTAAGGAAACATTTACATCTGACATTACAGATGGAGGGACCTATTGGAGAGGTGTCATAGCTTCCGTGGCTACATCAGAGGAATCTCAGTCTGATTATTATGTAAAGCAAACCGATATTAATGGAGTATCTACGCTAGTTCTAGAAGATATTAATAATGACTCCATACTAACCTATAAGCTAACTCCAGTCATGGAATATATGCCACTTGCATCTATGTCTAAACAAGGAAGTATAAATATTAGTTTGCTTGGGTCAGGATTAATATCACTAGTTGAATGGAGATATTATAATGATATATCGAATAATGTTCTCACCATCTCCTGGGGAATGGAAACCTATCTGTTAGAAGGTGAAAGCATTTCTAATGTTAGATTCGAATTTAGGGACATAGCTAAGGCATTTGCCCACTCTGACAACATCTATACTTGCAACAGTAGACAGAGCTATCATGGGTCTTTTACTGAATCTCTTAATTATGGGGATTATGTAGATTCGGGTAAATTGTATCTAGTAGATGTAGTTTGTACCATAATCAGTTCAGAAGCTAGTAGAGACGAAATTATAACTAGGAGGTTTCTATACACTTCAACAGTATACAACGAGTTCTTTATGAAAAATGTCCTGGACTTCTCTACTATTCCGTTCCCTGATGTAGATTTAACAGCAGACATCTCTGCTCAACTAATATCTAGAACTACATCTAGTTCTACTGATATGCAGAATCTTACATTTACATTACCAAATGAAATGTTTCCATTTTACTTAAATTATACAGAAGATAAAAATTTGGTGTACACAATAGGTAGAGATTTGTCTATTACTAGCCCCGATAAGTACCCATTTAAACTAAATGATAGTATATTCTCTGTAAACCTTTCAAACATAGGATACGAGAAGAAGAATGTTATTTACTCTCTTAGCCCAGAATCTACTATAGACTTTGATGATATTCAGAGCAGTGACCATGCATTTACAATGAATACAGAAGCGGAAGTAGGAGATTCGGTAGAAGCTACTTTATTCAAGTATAACAAAAAGACAATTCATCCAAGTATACAGTGTGACTTAAAGGGTGATAATAGATTAGAATATATTATAAGAAACTCTTCTGAAATAAGAGGAAATCATAAGATAGTTCAGCTAAGTGGAACTGTGAACGTATTTGAACCTTTCGTATCTGATACTGGTGAAGCTACTTCTAGATTATTCTCTGTAGACGCTGGTTCACAGAGAATGACAGAATTTACTGGGCATCGGGTGCTTGTATGGCAAGGGTATAACGCAGGAAGTACAGAAAGAGGATACACTGCATTAGAAAGTATGACTTCCCAGTGGAGAGGTTCTGGTAATTTGGGACATAGAGAGACATCAGAAGACCATAGACAATTTGGGATATATCAACAAACTTTGAGCTTAATAGGTAGTTTTTATGGTGGAAACGCACCAGTATTCATATTACAAACTGCTGGAGACCCTATAAACACCAAGACTGATTGGTCTACAGACTTGGTTACCCAGAGAAATGGTAGATGGGCCGATTTTGGAATATTATGGTGGAGGACTAACACAGGGGCTTATGCTATTATAAATGCAGTCCAAGGGAAAGGAGATGCCATAATTAGGGAAATGCTTAACACCTTTAAGAGATATTATATATCACAGGATAAGAATCTGTCTGATATGTTTACATATGCTGTCGGAGACTATTGTTATTTGGATTCCTATGATGTGACATATACTAGCAATTACGAGGTTGTATCAAAATGGAAAGACTACAAATTCTCAGTTAGCATAAATAACGTAAACAGAGGATTTAGTAGGGATGTTTTAGAGACGTTAAACCCAGACTTAGCCACTACTCCAGGATGGGAAACTAACATTCCATTATACTCCAAAGAAGAAATCGATACTAAACTTACCACTCTAGTATTTGAAGAGGGAGCTCCTACGTCTAGTACGCTGGTATCTAAATTCAGCACCCCTTCCGTTCCAGACAGTATCATTACTTACTATGATAACTCTGCCCAGTCCATAGTCAGAGCAGTTGAGAACACTAGTTTAAGTCCGTCTAAAATATACGAATTAGAGAATGGAGAACTTGTAGCCCAAAAGACTAATTTAGGAAGACTTGTTCTGGCTAGGGTTAATGGTAAAAATACTATATTATATAATCATGGAGATTTCATTACTGCTGATACTGAAGCGCCTTACATAGACGGAGGAGCTAGTGATAAAGATGGACGTATACCTTTCCAATGGCAGTATCCTCAGTTCCAGACTGTTACTAATAATACGTTTGGAATAAATTCAGGAGGTATTCAATTAGTTTATTGGTAATGAGAATTAATCATAAAGACAGTTCAGAATTTATAAAAGAATGGCAATATGTACTAGACAATAAGAAATTGTCCCTGTACTATCTCTTAAACCAAATACGACCTAAGGGTAAGATAGTTTATGAGTATAATCCATTTCGAAATTTGAGATTATCACAACCAATGGATTCTTCTGGCTTAAGGCCAGGGGAACCTGGGTATAATTCAGAAGATGAAAACTTGCTAGAGCCAGGTACATTAGTTGACATGGATACTGAATTGCTTAATTTTAGTCTGAATCATCCCGTATCTATGATAGCCCAACCTTCTTACGACGGCTCAGTAAATTTAGTACTAAATGACAATTACAGTAAACCCAAATTAATAAATTCAAGGTTTACTGTTAGGGAAAATAACACTTATGAAATAATAGATAGAGTAGGAAATAATGACGTTAATCTATATGATGAATCACAATTTGACTCTGACACTTCTTTGTATAAACGTGTTACTAGTATACCTACGATAGAATTTTTAGGAATTACTTATAATGGAGTTATGCCAGTAGGTAATTACACCTTTTATTTTAAATTAAGTGATTTAGATGGTAACGAGACTGATTTCGTTGGAGAATCCGGAATGGTCTCATGCTATATAGGTAACTTAAATTCCCCTAGCTCAATTAGAGGAGGTACAAGAGATGAAAGTTCTGGTAAGGAAGTATTGTTTCAGCTAACCAATGTAGATACTAGTTATGATTATGTTAAGGTATATTACACTAGAAATAGTTCAGCAGTTGATGGTCAAAGAATAGTTTCAGCGGCAAGAATAGAACAGAAATATCCTGTAGTTAATGGAATATCTAATATTAATGTAACTGGAAATGAACAAATTACTGAAATACCTATAACTGACATTAATACTAAATACTTTGTCGTAGATAGAGCTAAAGCACAAGCTGCGTGTCAAAACATGTTATTTTTAGGAAATGTGTCTAAGCCAGATATGCTATATTCAGACCTACAGGACTTAAGCTTAAGAATACTGCCATATTATATAAGTAACAAAGCTAGAGATTTTATAGGAAGTACTGACTTTGCCTACGCTGATGATTCCTCCAGTGATAATAAATATGAGTATTACAATGTGTTTAACATTTATAATAGAACTGGATACTGGAACGAAGAAATATATAGACTTGGAATAGTTTATATTATGCCAGACGACACTCTATCCCCAGTGTTTAACATAAGAGGACGTGATGGAATACCTTCTGACAAAGAACTATCAGACTTGTTGAATATTTATTCTGATGATAACTACTCTATAGAAGTAAATGGAGAAAGAGAACATATAAAATATGATGAGAATACATATCTGTTAAATACAGGTTCTTTAGAGAACGTTAAGGGTGTTGTAAGAATAAAAGATACTTCTGGGGTATTGAATGTGTACGGTATCGGAGTAGGCATTCCTACTCAAGTGTTGGAATATTTATCAAATAAAGTTAAGGGATTCTTTCTAGTAAGACAGAAGAGGATACCTACTATTCTATGTCAAGCACTGACAATGGGCTTCGATAAGTACAGTAATTTGCCCTTAATTAAATATAACAATAATTATATAATAGAAAGCTTCTTAAATAGCTCTGGGTACTTAACCCAGGAGTATTTGCAAAGACTTATTACAGTAGGATACAATACCTCTAATGAGACCGCTATATGCCCAGAATATGAATTGAGACAATCTTACTTCAACAACTTGTTCACAGGAACTGACTTCCCGGTGCGAGCTGCGACAGTTCAAACTAACAAGATGCTCTACAGAAATCCGTATAATGACAGGCAATATTATTTAGATTCCCCATCAGTAAAATCCAACAATTCTCAATACTCTACGGTGCAGGTAACTGGAATACCAGACAATACTCCAATTGTAAAATCTGAATCTAACAATACTTTTAGAGCAAGAGCAGGAGAAGCAGAAGAAGGTTGGAAGTTCAGAACTATAGAACGGAAATCTGATTTGGATATAGACAATGGGGCTAATAGGGCAATTAGAGGTGTCTTCGGGTCCTATATAGGTATTAGTAAGTACAATGGGGATGCTAACACTATTATTAATATTTATGTGCCTGGATATAATGAAGGGCAAATGTCAGCATACTTCAAGATAAGATATGAAGATGCCTCGGCATATTACGCTGTAAGTGACAGATTTGGAGTGGTGGACGCTATTGACACCAGTGATATATTTACTTCTAATTCTGTTCAGTTTATAACAGAGAAATTTTATAGAGGAGATTGTTATATTTGTAATTATACACACAGAGTTAATAGGAATTTCTCGGACCCGGATGCCCCTACCAACGATGAGATTGTAGATGACAAGACCTTTAGAGATAACTATGATAAGGACAATAAAGAGAATTTAGCTAAAATAAATAGAGGTGATGTGAATGCTATTCAGCTAGGCAGCTGGGTAACATTCAAGGTATGTGCTAGCAGTAACCTATCATTACGTGATGTAGATAAGTCATATCCTACAGAAGAAGGATTGTACGGTACAGCCAGAACGTTCTATCCCCTGAGCGAGATGTCCGTGGATGGTGCATTTAAATTACCAGAGTCTTCTGTAATAAACGGAGGTTATGGGATAACAACATCTGAAAGACTCAATTTTAGAGCACCAGATGTTCCCTACATTAAGAACGTATATCAGACTAGAATACTATATTCAGATGTGGCAGTTACTGATTCATTTAAAAATGGATATAGAGTATTTCAGTTAACCCATTACAGAGATTATCCAAGTACTTATGGAGGAATTATGAAACTAGTTGAATTGTTTGGTAATATTCTCTGTATATTCGAACACGGAATAGCTTTAATTCCAGTTAATGAACGTGCCGTAGCAGGTGAAGGTTCAGGTGGGAATGTCTTCATTAACACCTCTAATGTGCTGCCAGAGAATCCAAAGATGCTGTCAGATACCTATGGTACTCAGTGGCCGGAAAGTGTCGTACAGACCCCGTATTTCGTTTATGGAGTAGATACAGTTGGAAAGAAGATTTGGAGAACTAATGGAGACCAGTTCGAAATAATATCCGATTTTAAAATACAGGAGTTCTTAAATGAGAATATTACACTAAGTGAAAGAGAGCTTACCCCGGTAGTAGGTGTTAGAAACGTTAAGGGTCATTATAATGCATTCAAACAAGATGTTATGTTCACTTTCTATGATAATTTATATGGATTTGAAGAGAAGGCTTGGAACATCTGTTATAATGAGGTTATGCAGAAGTTTGTAACATTTTACTCTTGGATTCCTTCCTATTCAGCTAACATTGACAACATTCATTTTAGCTTTAATAGAGATACCTCTAAATGGATTAGTAAGCTTGGAACTAGTAGTGCTGTATCTAGTAGTGCGGATGGTGTGGTGCTTGACAACGTAGTATTTACTAAAGACAAAATGTCTGCAAACATAGTAGGCTTAGTCAATCGACCTATGCCAAATGAAGAAGGCACAGGACTTCCAACAGTAGATATTAAATATAGTCTTGAGAAGGATAACTTTGGTAATAGAGATAAGTTTGACTTAACCGAAGGAGTACTATCTTTCAATGGAACTTACGAAGAATTAACTAGTAAGACTGTGTGGCAATTAAATATTAGAGCTGATGTTACAATAGGAGATTATGAAGGAACAGACACATCTATTAAGCAATATGTATCTGGGTGGAAAGAATTTACTGAAACTAACGCTGGATATTATCAATCAGTAGTTGCTGTTACTTCTGATGCTGTAATTAATAATCCATTGCTAACCGAAGATGATAAGAAATTACCTAACTTAACAACAGACTTCTGGAAACATGGTCAGTCTGGAATCATTGATATTAAGGACAAGATTAAACCATGTTATTGGTATGGTAAGCAGCATCCATTTGAATATGAATTTGTAGTAGTTGACAACCCAGCTACACATAAAATATTCGAGAATCTACAAATTGTAAGTAACAAGGCTGTTCCGGACTCATTCCATTATGAAGTAGTAGGTGAGAGCTATGAGTTCCATGAGGACAAGAAGAACATGTATATAAGACAAGAAGCTACTAAAGACTTCTATCAATATAATGGTTCTGATATACTGTACAACAGGAATTTCTTAGACCTAAGAGGTAAGCAAAGAGACATTCTTAGAAACTGGAAACCCACTGGACAGAAAGTGAAATCTACAATGTTCCCATTATACTATGCTAGAGTAGATACATTTAATGAGATTGAGGATTACTACAAAGGTAAGACTGCTCCTAATAAGGATTATGTTAATCTATCAGGTTCTGAAATAGTTTATAATGAGAAGCTAGATGAGTTTAGAGTCTGGACTCATGCTAAGGCTGCTGATATTAAAGACCCAAGAATTGGAAGATTAAGGGGAAATATGAATTATCAAGGAGATGTTTGGAATATTCAAATTAATCCTATTATCTTTGTACAGCGAAACGAGCCAGCATGGAATACAGCAAAACTTACTAAGGAAACTATAGATAAGGTTCCTATCTCTGTAGGTAATTCTCCTATACCAAACGACTTAAAAGGATTTGATATAACTTCAGAAACTCCTGTGGAAGACTATATGCCTCAAGATTTAATAGACTTAGGATATGGACCTGAAGATATAGACACATCTGATTGGTGGAGTGGTAGGAAGGAAGCAAGACTTAGAGACAAATACATCAAGATTAGAGTAAGATATACTGGCGAAGAGTTAGCAATAATAACAGCATTAAAGACATTATATACAATAAGTTATGCGTAAAATTATGAAATTCCAATGGGGAAATTCGCTATTAAGACAAGGTATGGGGAGTATAACTCCCCTACAGTCTAGTAGCGACCTCTATACAGCAATGACTGGATTACAATCCGCTAACTTCGATAAATTCTCTCCCGCCAATAATCCTTTATTACAAGCTGGTGCGGCTAGTGGTGACATGGCTTCTAAGGCATTACTAATGAATGCTAATACTAATAAAGCTGTCAATGGATTATCTAAATCAGCTGCTAATATGGCAACTGGAACTGCTGGAAGTACTGTTAAACCTGGTGGAGGGCTGTTTAGTAAAGCAAATATCGGTAACACCATGTCTAAGGCAGGAGGCTATGCTGATATGATTGGCAGTTTTATTCCGAAGAAGGAGCAATCAGCACTTACTACTGGCTTAAATCAGGGATATGATGCAGCAGCTAATATGATTTCTAGTGTACCTGGAGTAGGAACTATCGTTGGAGGGGCAATGAAGATTGGTGGTATGTTGTCAGATGGACTTACAGCTTTAGGAGTAGGAACCGACCAAATGACTACTACTGATAAGATTCTTGATAGTAAATTTATGAAGTTAACTCCAATGGGATTAGTAAATGCTTTCGGAGCTAAGAAGGCTGATACTATTTATAAAGATAACGAAACCTGGGAACAGCAAGGTTCAGCTTATGGAGGTTCAATGGCTAAGGTAGATGATGCTCTCACCAAAAGTGGTAAGAAGTACGGAGCCTTCAGTGGTAAGGCTAGACGTAAAGCTAATGCACAAATAGCAGAAGCTAAACGGCAGCAGAATTTGGTATCTGATATTAATCAAGAAGCACAGGATGCATTTGCAGCATCTAATTATAGTGGAATTGGTCTTAGAAATGAACTAGCACTTAGTGGAGGTTATAGAAATATGGCAGTTGGTAGAAACGGAATGAAGATACTAGATGCTGAATCACAATGGGCTAGAGAAGTTCTTAATAAAGCTAGAGAAGTTAATAAGCTTCAAAAGGGAGGTAAGGTAGACGGAATTACAGGAGCGGCTCCTAAGATAACATTTGAGTCTTGGTATGAAACTGTTCCTTCTGATAGAAACGATACTACTTCATATAATCTTAGAAGGGCCTTTGAGTTAGCTCCTAAGGAGGAATTAGAGGCCTGGAGAACATCTAGTGTAGAAGATTTAAGGAATGGGAAGAATCACCTAAACTCTGTCTATCTAAATCCTAAAACAGGTATCTATGAATTTATGAAGGCTAAGAATCATCCAACTCTTAAATATGAATTAGAGTGGTATAATTCTAAAGACCCAGAAGCAATAAAGTTCAGAAACGCTTATGATTTAGATATGTCTGGAGATTATTATAAATATGTTCCAAAGAAGTTCGCAGAGGGAGGTAAAGTTAATGTAATCCCAGACGGAGCATTACACGCACACAAGCATCATTTGGAGGATATTAGTCCAGAGTATGAACAAGTAACTAGTAAAGGAATACCTGTAGTAACGGAAGAGGAAGGTGGTAAATTGAAGCAACATGCTGAAATTGAGCGTAATGAAATCATCTTCAGGTTAGAAGTCACTAAGAAACTAGAAGAACTTATGAAGGACGGAAGCGATGACGCGGCTATAGAAGCTGGCAAATTACTTGCACATGAAATTATTAATAACACTGTTGACAATACAGGTCTAATGGAGGTAGTAGAATGAGAATAGAAATTGGCGATAAGAAGTATAATGTAGAGGTAGCTCAAACAGATGAGGAGAAGACCAAAGGATTGCAAGGCAAGAAAGAGCTTGCTGAAGATGAAGGTATGCTGTTCATATATGATGAACCTCAAACAGTTGGTTTCTGGATGCAAGATACTGACATTCCACTTGATATAATATTTATTGACGAAGATTTTGAAGTAATATCAGTTTATAAGGGACAACCGCACGATGAAACTATTGCTGAAGAAGACGATGTGCAGTTTGTATTAGAAGTAAATCAAGGTTCTGGAATTAAGGAAGGAGATGAGCTTGACATAGATGACGATGATGAAGTACCAACTATGAAGGTTATAGCTCCCGATGGTTCCACTCAAATGGAATTAAATGGAGGGGAGAGAATCTTTAGTAGAAAGAATACTAAAACTCTTATTCGTATGGCTAAGAGAGCAGATAAATCTAAGGCAGACAGAGATTATAAGGCACTCGGGAAGAAGATGTTTACCTATTTAAAACAGCAAGATGAACGTGAGCCTGAATATGTGGAGGCTCCTGAAAAGTAACCATAGTATTTTAATATAATTACTATCTACATTAATGTAAATAACAATAGTAATGGTTAGCTTTGATATGTCTAATTTAGTCACTAAATTTGTAGTCAAATATAATGTTATGGGTAAGTACTTAACACAAGAAGAAGTCATAACCAGGCTGACAAACACATTTGGTGATAAATTAGACATATCTAAAGTTAAATATATAGATGCTAAAACCAAAGTTAAAGTTAAATGCAACGTATGCTCTCATGAGTTTGAAGCTAAACCACTTCATTTGTTCAACGGGCATGGATGTCCCAAATGTGCCAGAGCACTTGTAGGAAAGAAATGCAGAAATAGTACTGATAAGTTTATAGAGAAAGCTAATGAAGTACATAATTATAAATATGACTACTCTAAAGTTACATATGTTACTAATAGAGTTAATGTCTGTATAGTATGCCCCATTCATGGTGAGTTCTACCAGACTCCTCACTCACACTTATCAGGTAATGGTTGCCCAAAATGCTTGTACAAGTCACAATACAAGCTATATAGTAGGTTATGTAATGAATTTCCAGATTTGGAAATATTATATGAATATAGTCCTGATTGGCTAGGTAAGCAAAGATTTGACATCTACATACCTAAATATAATATTGCTATAGAATATAATGGGGAGCAGCATTATAAACCTATAGCTAGGTTTGGAGGAGTACTTGGATATAATAAAACTGTTGAAAGAGACAGTTATAAACTAGAGAAATGTAAAGCTAATAACTGTAAGTTGTATGTTTTAAGGTATGATTATAAGAACGATGACTTGCAAGAGATAATAAACACAATTCAATCTTTAAATTAACATAATTATGAAAATTCAAAGTAAAGTAGCTAGATTTATGCAACAAGGTGGTGCAGCTCCTGTACCACAAGACCCAGCAGCAGGAGGCGCACCTGCTGAAGGAGCACCAATGGAAGGCGGAGCACCGGAAGGAGCACAAGCAGGTAATCCTATGGAACAGATTCTTCAAGTGGCAGCACAGGCAGTGCAAACAGGTAACTGCGAAGCAGCTCTAGCTGTATGTCAGACTCTTATGTCGGCAGCACAGGGAGGTATGGGACCTGGAGAAGCTCCTCAAGAGGAACCAACCTTTGCAAGAAATGGTTCTAAACTTAGAAGAGTTAGATAATCATTTAACAAGTTAGAAAGGGGCATATATCAAACAGTATATGTCCCTTTCTTAGTTTATAATACGATATGTCACAAGCAATAAGAAAGTATCAAACTGGTGGCAAGTCCTCACAAGAACCAGAGCTGTTTGAGTGGAAAGATGTTAACAAATATAACAAATCAGATTTAGTATCTGGCTTATATAGAAACATTGACACCTATATACAGAATAACGGACTAAAAGGGGACAAAGCTGACCAATTCAGAAAGGCTGCTGGTCAATTCATAGAGGGTCTTAAGTCCGGGACTGTGACTATGAATGGAGACGGAACCTTTACAGATGCTTCTGGGCAAATGAGTAGTACTGGTAAATATGACAAGAAATTTCTAGGATTAGGTACTAAGAATACAGAGAATAATGCATTCAACAGAGTTGGTGATTATGCATTAAGCTATATTAAAGGTATGAGTCCTTATAAGGCACAGGTTGAAGAGAAACCTCAAACTAAGGCAGCTCCAATTTCATTTAAACAAAGACTAGCTAATATAGCTATGGGAGGAAACTGGGATGATAGTCTATGGAGGAAGTTTAATTCACAAGACCGCTTAGGATTCCTAAGACAAGCAATACAATCTAGTCATAATGATTTCATTAATAATCCAGAAGCAGAATATAACAAAGATGTATTCGGAACTAGAGAGAATTGGATAGAGAGAAGCTCTAACCTGTTAAAAGCTCTAGAAGACAATAAATATGACCCTGAAGACCTAAAATTCTCTGCCGCTATGGGCTATGGGGATTTAGGTACTTATTTAAATGATGAAGTTCAGCAACAGCCTACTCAAGGCTTACAGAGACCTGAAGGAATAGACGATGATGAATGGGCTAAAATGCAAGAAGCATATAAAGTTAGACAAGCTAGGGATAAGGAAGCTAGAATGCAGTCTTATGAAGACGTTATTAATCCTAAGCCTACTGACGAAGAAATATACGAAGAGCAGAGAAGAAAGTTCATTGATTTAGGAGATTCTAATCTATCTAAATATAATAAGATAGATGTATTGCCAGAAGTGCGTCCATACGATTTTGATGCTGCATTTGAATCGAGAGCTGGAGATGCCAATTCTCCATGGGACCTTAAACATTTCTTTGCATCCTATAATACTAACCCAAATGCAGTCGTAGATGGGTCGATTATAAAAGATGCATATAATAAAAATGTAAGACACATTAATGACGTCTTATATTATGTTCCTGATACTACTAATGCCCAGAATCTATCTAATAATTTGGATTACTGGATTAGAGAGCAGGAGAGACGTGGACAAGAAGTAGAACGACTTCCTTCTGGAGAATATGTAATTCCTCACACTTATGACGCAGCTACTGGGCTCATAAGAGTGTACGATAGAAACAAAAGGACTTTAAGGTATATACAGGCCCATAGTACAAAAACTGGTCGGGGATTGTTTGAATCTAATTATAATGAGTCTAATAAGGATAAGTATGCTAAATGGAGTAAAGCAGATGGCGGAGTTATTAAAGCGCAACAAGGTGCGTCTTTAGGATATGACTCGAAAGCTGAACGTGCCGCAGTTCATGAATGGTATAAACAACAGCAACAAGCTAATAATGCAGCTAAAGTAGAACAGGCTGTGGCGTCTGGTAAATCTCCTCAACAGGCTACTAACGATTCTAAACCACATACTCAATGGTCTAAAGCGGATATAACTAGAATGGGAGCTTTAATGGGCGACGTTACTAGCTTATTAGTTAGCTTGACTGGAGTTGGTTCTGTAGCGTCAGCTGGTATTGGAGCTGCATCTACTGCTGCGAATCAAGCAGCTGATATGATGGAAGGTCAAGGCTTCTTTCAATCCCTAGGTAATAACATGGGAAGTTATGCACTAGATGCATTGTCCCTCATTCCTTTTGCTAAAGCTGCTAAAGTTCCAAAGATTATTAAGAATGTTAGTAGGTTTGCTCCATTAATGACAACTGCTTTGGCAACTTACCAAGGACTATCAAATGGAGGAGAATATATTAATACTTGGAATAAAGTAAAGAAAGGAGAGTCTTTAACTGTAGGTGATTGGAGAAACATTCTAAATTCTATGCAAGTAGTACTAGGAGGAGCAGCTGCTACTCATAGAGCTTCTAAAGGAAAGTCTCATGTGGAAGCTGCTAAATCTGCTGATACTGTATGGATGAAGACTCCACAGGGTTGGAGAAAGGTAAACTCTAACATTGCTAAACAAGTTGAAGCCGCTACTAGTATTGACGCACAGAATAAACTACTTAAAGATACTGGTATCAGACTTGAGGAAGCTAAGTCTTGGGGAGGTTTTGGTAAAGGTAAAGGTGTTGCTAAGGTTGAAACTACTCCTTATTATGACTTTAGTAAACCAGTGACTACATATTCTGGAGACTTACCTCTACAGCACACATTTGGGCCTGGAGAACAGTGGATAGGTACATTCAATCCTATTAGCTTGAAGATTCCGGGAGTCAGAAATGCTTATAATAGAGTCGTACATCCTCAAGCTTATAAAAGAGCTAGAAATGCTAAAAGTGCTAAAGGTAAGAATCAAAGTACAGTTAAGCCTTCAGAGCTGTTGGCGTTACCTGCCCCTAATCAAGTAACTCCGTCTAACAGGGTATTTTACATGGGAGATGGTAAGTCAAGACAAGTTGTAGACATTACTGACCCAAACAAGCTGGCACAAACTAGAGCCACAGGAGATAGAAACAGACGTAATGAAGCTATTAGGAATGAAAGACTTAATAAGCAGGCTGAAGCTAGAGAAGCTCAAAAAGCTAGAAATGAAGCTTTGACTGCATGGGCTACTAATCAACCTTCACCTAAACAGCCATTAGCTGGAGCAGCCAGAGCTAATAAGGAAAGGACTTACAGAGAAGTATTCCAACCAGTAGCTGAACGTGAGTACAATAAAGTATGGGATGAAGCAGTTAAGAATAAAAAGGATTTTGGATATGAGGATGTAACTCCTAGAAGGAATGTGTATACTCCACCAACTCCAACTGAAATTACTGTTACTCCTACTAATAAGATTACCGATAAGAATGCTAGATACTTATGGGAATTAGTTAATCCGCCCAAACGTAGTACTGCTCATGTTAAAAGAGAACTTCCTAAGAAGCAATCTAAACCTAAGACTAAGAAGAAGTCTAAGGATGACAGAGTTACTAAGAAAGCTAACGGAGGAGTGTTAATTCCTAAATATCAAGGAGGTAAAGCTATACGTAATGTACAATCTGCTAATGATTTGAATTGGAACACAGACGTCTTAGGAAGTGCTGGTTACAACGACACATTAGGCATGATTAACCCAGCAAATGCTAGTACATACAATAATATGCAAAGAGATTACAGTAATCTTGGATTTACTGCTACTAAGCCTGGGGCTTCTAGATTATCTTATAATCAGAACGTAGCTAACTATCAGACTAACTTTAATACTAATACTAAAGTGAATACTGGAACTATGGCTAGTCTGGTTAAATCTGGTAGAATAACAGGTAGAGGTGGAAGTTCTGACAAGGGTACTCAATGGACTGCTGACGGATATGCAGGAGACCAAACTTGGTTAAGACATCTAGGAACTAACAATATCAGTGCTGATAATCTAGCTAAAGTTAGAGCTGGAGTTAATGATAATATTGATGTTGTTAAGAATTTAGACACCGGGATGTTGAATTTTATGCCTAAAGCTAAGGCAGCAGGTATTACTAGTGGAAATCCACAACCAGCTATGCCAACTAAACTAGAATCTCCAGTTCCAGCTATGGGTAGTAATCCTACTAAGAAGCAAATTAGAGATGCTAAAAGGTCACAGAAAGCTGCCGGAGACGGTACTGTACGCGGAGCAGCTGGAGGTGAAAAGAAAGGTTTAGGAGGTTTTAGTGTATTGCCAGAGGATGTGATAGCATTAGGCAGAATGGTTGGAGGATTGGCAACTAATAACAAGGCAGCTGAACAGTACAAAGCTGGACTAAAACCATTGCTAATAGATACATATGAGAACACTGTACCCATTACTGGTAACTACTTTGCTAAAGCATCTGCTGATAGGCAAGCTTCTAATTTGACATCTCTTGCCGCTAGACCTAGAACTTCTGATGCATCGCTTCAGCTTGCTGGAGAATTAGAAGCACAGAACAAAGCTGGTGATATAAGATTCCAAGGAGATATGGCTGATGCTGATATGTTCTATAAGACAAGAATGATGGCTCAACAAGAGTCGGATGCTGCTAAAGCTAGAAGAACTGATGTTGCCAATAGAAATAGAGCTTCAATGCTACAAATTGATGCTGCTAAGGCGCAAATTGATTCTGCTAAGACTACAGCTAATTATCAGCAAGTTATTAATCCTTACCTATCTGGCATTGAAAATCAATTCAGACAGAATAGAGCAGCTCGTAAACAATACGATGCTGAATCTTATAGGCAGGGGTTACTATCTACAATGCAGCCACAATATGATGCAGCAGTTCAAGCTGGGGATACAGCTAAACAGCAACAATTATTAAGACAGTACAATACAGATATGCTTAATTATTCTAGAAATAATGTTGGAATGCCTTGGATGTTCCAAAGAACTACTCCTTCTCCTAATACCCCATATACTTATGCTAAGGGTGGAAGGTTGACAGCCCAGGAAAGGATTATAATTCAAAGAGCTAAGGATTTCAACAGAAGAATGCTAGCAGATAATAAGCAATTCCATAAAGACATAATGGCAGCGAAGAAGCAACATGCTGATATGATTAAACATATGTCTTCATTAACTTCTGAACTAATTAAGAAAGGAATGTCATGGAAATAATAAATAAAATACAGAAGCTACAGGGCGGGGGTATTCCCGCCTTTGTTAGCTATACTAACGTTCCTCAACCGCAACCTACGGCTCCCTATGTTGAAGGAGCAATGAGCAGCAATGCAGAAGCAGATAAGAATACAATAGGAGGTATAGATAAATCATTGATTACTGCTCTGTATAAAGAGGGTCTTATTAGCGACACTGATGCAGTGGCTGAAGAAATAGGTAATCTATTCAGTAGTCAGAACAACCCATTCAATCCAAATCAAACTGCCACAGCTTATAGAAGAACTCTTCAACTAATGGCAAGACTTAGAGAGGGCAAAACTCAACTAAAAGATGCTATAGCAGAGTCACAGAAGAATGGCTCCTTTGGTGAAATGGCGATTACTACTGACGGTAGATATTATGTGATGGGAGAGGACGGAATTACTACTAAAGCAACTCTAGAGCAAGGTGATAGAGTTCTTACTAATGCAGACCTGGCTGACCTACGAGCTAATAAATTGCCGTATGCTAATAATATATCAACTGTAATTGCTAATGGAGTCAGCATGGATAGTATTAATAAGACAGTATGGGACCTCATTGGTAAAATAGGTAAGGATAGCACTTCTAAAGAGTTCTTTAAAACTAAGAAAGGTAAAGATATAAAGGAGGGAATAGACGAATTACTAGCTGCTGGACAGGACGGAGTGTATAAAATTACAGAAAGTAATACTGACCAATCAAAGAAGGCTAGAGTAGCTCTTACTTACTTGCTGTCTACCATGCCTAATAATGCCAAGGCTTTACTAAGAGGTAAGGCTGCATTGTCTGGATTGGACCCTACTAAAGGTGCGTATGAATTACTGGCTGGTATGATTTCATCTGGAATTGATTCTGACTATTCTATTAAAGTAGATTATGATAAGAATGCCACAGAGGGAGCATCTGAATCTGGCTCTAAATCTAATAAGACTATGCAGATTAAACCTATTATGTCTTATTACATGGGGGAGAATGGAGATGCTGGTAAATACATACTTAATCCCGGACAAGGTTACCAAATGGAAGCGGATGCTGTATTTTATGGTACACCACAAGGACAAGACGGTAACTTAGTTGCTAAAGGCTCATTAGAGTCATTACTGATGTCTGGAATTGGAGGTATTGTTGACAGTAATAGCATTCATTTAGGCAATCAGAAAGTCGATTCTTCTAAATTTGGGCAGGTGCTATATGACGGAACTCAACTTGCAAGGGCAGTTCTACCATACACATATGACCAAAACGGCAGTATAGCTCCAGACTTTGAACTTATGCCTAGATTCATCGAAGCTCAAAAAGAAATAGAATCCAGAGGAGCTAATATAAGTGCTGATGAAGTGCAGAGCATACTTATGAAGCATGACTTAGAAGGATATATGGTGCAAGATGCTAACGGAAGCCTAGTTTGGGACAAATCTAAATTCCGTCCTTTCTTAATGACTAACGTATATGCCAGCGGGGAAGACCCATGGTTTGGTAGCAAGAAAGGTGCAATTGATGTAGATAGGGCAGGGGAAGGTTATATGACTAATATCAGAAGTATGCCTAATGTTGACCCTGATGATATAGAGAACTTATTTAAAGGAACACTTGGAATGAAACCTTATGATGACATATATAAAACAGTTGCTTATATGCCACTAAGAGAGAGTGCTGGATTAGCTCTTAACGTCGCTGGCGAGAATCCTACTGTACCTGCTGACTGGGGAGATATGACAATCCTAAAGGGAAGGGCAGCTAGAGCAGCTAAATTAGACTCATTTATGACTCCAAGTACATCTAAAATATTAAATAATTGATATGAATGATATAAAGAAACCTAATGATTGGTTTGTAGCTCAATTAGAGAATCCTTCATTTACTATGGACAATTTTAGAGATGTGGGATTAACAGCTGATAATACTGGATTACTAGATAAGAATACTTACAGGAATAGTAAGTTTGTCCAAGAAATGTTTAAGGATGAGAATGGTAAGTTTAATGAAGTAGCATTTAACCAAAAGTATGATAGTGCTGCATTTACTTATCAAAAGTTTGCCAATGACCAATTCGAGGATACAATCATGGAGGACGTTGATTGGGACCCATATTCTCAATTAAAACCTAATGATGCAGAGGATAAACCTATTAATTTTAATGTTAGAAGGGTACTTAATCCTGATAGATTGAAGACTGGTGTGTCACAAATAGGACGCACAGATAATAGAGAATGGACAGCATCAGAACTAGCACAAACACAGAAGGTATTTAACTACGAAACTGGTAAGTACGAAGACTATACTCCTAATGATAATGTTCTATTTGGCAGCCCATTAGGTTTCTTGAAATCACTTTCAGAACCTTTAGTACTTGCCCAATGGGATTCAGACGGAGAGCATAAAGACCCATATTCTGGCAGAATAGTTAAGCACAGCAAAGGTGACCTTAAATACAATGACGAAGGAACTTACTACTATGAGACGCTAGCCGGAAGAGAAGCTTATGGTCGTAAGTTTAAATCTATGTTTGACAGTTTCACAGTGGACGGTTCTGCTGCTAATAAATATGACTTCTTTGATTCTGACGGACTTGACAAATCTGTTACTGGTACTGTTATGAAGACAGTGACTTCACTAGCACCTTTATTTGTACCTTATGTGAATTTGGTATATGGAGGAGCTATGATTGGTGCTCAGTTAATGGATATACTACCCACTATTTATAAATCTACTCTAGGACTGAACGAAGATACGCCTACAGCTAATCTAATACAAGGTATAGGTAGAACATTTAAAGGCTCTAAATCAGAATACTCTCAAGGTAAATTGATGTCAGCAGAGAATTTCTTTGATTTAGTAACCGATGTGGCATTACAGTGGGGACAGCAAAGAACTATCTTCAAAGGCATGAATGCATTACTAGGTACAGATAAGAAGTACAAAGCTGCAATGCAAGCTGCTGATTTGGAATCAACTAGATTACTGGCTTCTAATCCTGATAAATATAAAGGAGCCATAGGCAGCTTGTATGAGATGAATAGGCTTAAAGGTACAAAAGCGTTTGAGACTATTCTTAAAAGAAACAACAGAATGGCAGCTAATACAGCTCTAGGTTATATGGCTATGATGCAAGGTCTTGAGACTTTTGAAGATGCTATAGAGCAAGGAGCTGATAGAGCAGAAGCAGCAGCTATAGCATGGGGAGCAGTAGCTGGCATGTATGCAGTTGATAGAACTGGACTTGGTGAATTATTCTTCCCAGAGCTTAAAGGAGACGCTCTCACTTACAGAAAGGCTATCTCACAAGTAACTGGAGAAATTAATAAGGGGCTGGGCCAACTTGCTACTAGTAACATGCCTAAACCTAACAAGCTGGCTAAAATGTTTAATACTGCTAAACAATATTCTTCTAATTATTGGTCTGACATTAGGAATCATACTACAGGATTCGTAGGTAAGGCTATAGGTGAAGGTCTGGAAGAAATGTCTGAAGAATTAGTAGTTGACTTATCGAAAGCTACATTTAACTGGGCTCAAGAAATGGGTTACACTAAGAGTAAACAGAAACTTGATGCTTGGGAGAATGCAGCCGAAAGATATGGTATGAACTTCTTCGGAGGAGCTCTTGGTGGTGCTATCTTCTATGGTGTAGATATTGCACAGAATAGGAAGGCCACTAATGAACAAACTAACCAAGAACTTATCTACCTTATTAGAAATGGCAGAACTAGCGAGTTAATGGAAGAATTAAATGACATGCGGAAAAAGGGCAAGCTTGGTAATAAGAATCTATCTGCTACTAAGACAGAAGACACAGACCAAGGCACAATATGGACCTCTCCTACTACTCCTAGTGACAATCAAAACGAAGCAGTCTATACCATGACTAAGAATTACCTACAGCATCTTGACGCTGTTATTAATCAAGAGGGATTAAACTTCTCTGATGAACAGCTCCTTGACAAAATGGTAATGGGAGACATTAGGATGAAAGCTCTAGCTAGCTTTGAAGTATCAGACGGGCAGAAGTTCGGTAGAGCTATAGAGAATGGATATAATGGCAAAATGCTTCAGGATTTTAATAGTTTAGTTTCCGACATTGTAGAAGTTCGTAGAAAGATAGCGGCATTAGAGTCTAATACACAAGACACTGGAACAGAAAGTAAGAAGAGTATTACCTATGCTGACGACTTACAAAGGCTAAGACAAGAGAAGGCTGACCTTGATTTGAAGAAACAGAAATTCCTAGACGGAACATTCTCTGAATACTACACTGGACAAATGCTGTTCGCTATTGATAATAGTGTAAATGCATTCTTCTATGCACCAACATTTAGGGATTTTGTTGAGTTTAAATCAGGACAAAGATTCCAAGATATGGCTCCTGAACAAGTTAAAGGTTACGAGTCTGATTATGCATCTTATAAACAGCAAGACAAGATGCAAGCTCTTGATACAGCCTATGGTATATTTAAGAAGCTTAATAAAGATTTCTCTACTAAACTTGAAGAAGGCACAGTAACTTACGATGATTATTATAAGTTCAAAGCATGGGCGTATAATAACCTAATTGATTTGAGAGCCACTGTTGACAAGTTAGATGTGCCAGAAGGTGCTGATGCTGAACAGGTACTTATTTCTAAATTAGGAAGAGACAAGAATATTAGACCAGTACTAAACAAGAAGTTCGTAAGAGAAAGATTCTCTCCTATTGAAGGTGAGTCTGAAGTTGACGCAGACCTAAGACGTCAAGCTATTGAAGTTCAGAATCTAGAAGTAATCGGAAGAGTGCAAGCTGTAATACAACAAGCTATGCAGTTTGGATTTATGGATGCTGATACCAAGGAGATTCTATTAAGTGTACTTGGAGACAAAATCTCTAATGAAGCAGCATTTGATGTAGTGTTAAAAGCTATTGCAAATGATGTACCAGTTTTAGATATAGACGGGAACAGAATACCACATCCTATATATGATGCCTTATTAGAAACATTAAAAGACATAGACGGTAATAATTTGGATACTGTTATAGACAATATTCATAATATTCTTCATTCTGATGTACATAGAAAGAGACTTGTTTATGACACTTTAGACTTCATGGACAACAATGGGGACGTGTACCCTTCGGAAGACGCTCCTGTAGTAATGGAGAAAGTCGAAGAGAGAATAAATAATTTCGAGAAGACATTTGTACAAGCAGCTAAGGATATGGAAAGTCTTGTAATGTCTAATCCTACTAATGCTACTATAGCTCAATTAAGGAAGGATGTTTTACAAATCAAAACTAGTCCAGTATATGATTTCCTTGACCAACTTACTAATACTGTATATGGAAGCAAACTTACTATCTTTGACTTACTAAGAGATGAGAATAGAAGACTAGAGAATGCCCCTTCTGTATCTGACTACGTATTGGACGGTAATAAGGAGAAGGAAATAGACCAAGCATTCAAAATCATAGACATGCTTAGTGCTGTTATTGATGCCAGTTCTACTACTGATTTAGACATCAATAATCCATTTGGACACAATGCTACTATGAATTACTTCTTAGAAACCTACTTCCCAAAGGAAGAGAAATATGGGATTATTAGAGGTGATATAGCTGCAATCATGAAAGAGGAGTTGGCATTAATAACTAGGCAACTTACATTCTTGAAAGAGTTGTCCAGAATGAATGCTGTTAATCAGTTCAGCAAACATGGTAGAACAGGTCAACAAATATCTAAATTGACAGCTAATATATTAAAGGGTAAGGATAGATACCAGTTCCTAAAAGAACTTAAGTATAAAGGCATGCAGCTATTTAAAGATATAGATACTATGCCAACCCCTACTCTTGATGATATTGACAATGTTAGCTATGACAATCCGCTTATCTCTAAGGAACTTAGTTCATTGCAGAACAAACTGTATGACAACTTCCAGGAGATAGTGCAAACTACTGGAGATTCTCCACAAGTTATATTGAAGGACCTATTCTCTGATGTAAGAAATCAATTCAACATTAATAATTTGGTAGAGCAAAGAAACACCAAATTTAGTCCGGAGACTAAATCTTTAGAGGATTATGATGTTTATATGCTATTACATGCAATGATAGCTTTTAAGAAGTCAGATTTTGATTATTACTTAAGAGAATCCCTTGTTGAGACAGATGCTAATTATGCCCCTTTATATTCACAAGAATATGCTGCATATTTGGCTACAGCTATGGCAGTTAATCCGGATATAATGAATGCTGCTGTTAATAATATAGATACTCCTAAAGGAACTTATGGTAGCGAGTTAATACGATACTGGAATACTGTAATGGTAGACGGTATTGGTGGTGCTGGTAAAACAGCTGTTATTGCTAAGTTAATTCAGAACATTGTTAAGAAGTACTATCCTGATGCAGAGATATGGAAAGTAGGTCCAACTAAACAGCAAGTAGATAATCTAGTGTCTTCTTTAGGAAGTGAAGGCAAAGCGTTTACTATAGAGGATTTAATGAGTCATGTATTGGGAGAATCTAATTATGCAGAGCTGTCTAATGATATATTACATAATAATAAGGAGTCTAAGCAGTTCACAATAGAAGAACTTGGCCCCATTACATCGCCTGGTGGAACAGTAATGGAATCTTATAGAGCTGCCATTATCAATGAAGATATAGAGTATAACGATGTTCAAACTCCGAGGCTTGTATTTATTGATGAGGCTACCTGGGTAAATAGCCTTTATATGCAACATTTGTCTAATTGGGCACATAAGAACAATGTAACTATTGTTCCACTAGGAGACTTAAATCAGAATGGATATGAGAATCCTACCATCAGTGTCTATAATGTTAAGTCATCTGAATCTTTAATGGTCAGAACTCCTAAGCTGGATATTAGCTTACGTATTACTAATACTCAACAGAATGATAATAATACTACGGTAAATGCGGCTTTGAGTGTGTTGACATTTACTCCAGAACAAATGGCTGATTCTGAAAGTCAAGCTAATGCTGTTAATAATGTCAAAGACACAATAAGTAACATGATGGAGCTACATTATTATCAGGACGAAGACAATATCCTTAATGGAAGTAAATTTGTCACTGCTATTACCGAGGACGATGTTAGACAAATACTAGAAAGGGACGGAGAAGTCGGATATGTGTATGATGATGAGAATACTCCTACTTACAAAATGCTAACCAATATGGCAGATAGTAGGATTATTATGCGTACTCCTAAATCAGTTCAAGGTTCTGAGTTTAAACATGCTATAATTGATGTAAACTTCAGTAAGTATAATACAAATACAGTCTCTGGACTTATTGATTATATGAAGTCATTTTATACTATGATGTCTCGTTCTAAGGACGGAGCTTATTTTATTAATAGCAACATGGGAACTATTATCAAAGAAGCTAATTTACGTCAAGATGAATATACATCTACTACTTCTGACCCTTCTGCTGTGATAGATAGATTCAAGGTAATTAGAATGGCTGCATTTAATGCCGAATTAGAGGGATATACTCCTTCTAGGAAAGCACAGGAGCCACCTATACCTGAACCTGCTCCAGTTAATCCAGAAGAAGCTCCGGAGCCAGTAAAATCTACTGATATACCAGAGCCTACTCCTACAACTAAAGAGAAATCTAAGGAAGTGCAAGCTCCTACATTTATACCACCTAGTAGAACTATGACTGGCACTAATGAGCTTGAAAATGAGTTCTTAGCAGATATAGAGGGTAAAGGAGAAGAATCTGTTATAGATGAATCATTACTAAGTGAACCTCTTTCTGGAATTAGAGCATACGGCTGGTATATGAGATATGGTATGGCAGAAACTTCCGATGGTAAATTTACTAGAGTGGTAAGGAATGATGTAGTTGATGATTTGAATGTCTTCACTAGAAGTAATGTAGAGTATGATACTAATACATTACAACCTGCCAAGGATATGTTAGTAGACGTTAGAAACTACTTGACATTTGGCGAGAAGTTTGATGCTGACTTCATTCAGAAACTAAGCGACAATGGTTATAAATACTTAGCTGGATTGGGTGCAGAAGTTTGGAATAATGGTACGTTCAATCTAGAAATCAGGAAAGATGATACTAACGAAGAAGGCACTGATAAAGCTAGAGACAAACAGGGTTATGACTCTACTAAAGTAGAACCTGTTGCGTTCAATATAGTATATAGAATACCTATGGAGAAAGGTAATGATTTACAATTCACTATAGGTAAATTAACCAATCCTGACACTTGGCAGAAATGGAACAATAGTAACGGCAAAGATGCTGATATTGCTGCTAGAATTAATAAGTACAAGAAGTGGTATAAGAATATGCAGAAGGAAATCTTAGATAATCCTAGTACTGTTAAATATCTTGGAATTGATGAAAGTGATATATCATTCTCTGCTGCGACTAGACTTAAGAAAGTTCCAGACCAAACTTGGAACTTGGATAAGGTTAGAGAAGCATTTCCTAATGCCATTATTAGTCCGATGTATCTTTATGCAGGACATGGTGGAGTAGCTATGGTAGATAAGTCTGTAAGAGGTAAAGGTGTAGTATTTGCCACTTCTAACAAACATCTTAAAATTGACGGAGAGAAAGTAACCGAATCTAATCTTGCAGAGATGTATCTAAGAATGCAGAAGAAGCGTAAAGCCGCGCTAGATGAAGCTAAATCTAGAGGTCTTAGTGATAAGGATGCTCAAGCTGAAGTAGCTAAGACGGTACCACCACTTATAAGAATGATAGTAGCTAATTCCAATGGAACCTTTATTGATAATTACTTTAGACTGTCTTTTAATGATTTAGTTCATACTGCTGATGACGGTAAAACTAAATTAGACAAGAATCAAGTAAAGGAATATTTAGGAACATTTGGAAGTAATACTACTGCTGCTAGAATGCTAGTAAGTATGTGGAATTACAGGTCTGGATTAAAGAACTTCATTAAGGCTTATGACACTTACAGACAGGCTAATAACCTTGATGATGTTAGAGGTACTTCTGAAGTTAATGAGTTTAATAGACTAATCGACCAATCTACTGTGGATGGACAGAAGAGAGTTCCTTGGGATTCTTCCATTTATAATGGATTTATGTTTAGACTTACATACGCAGATGCTATCAAGACTAATGCTCCTGGTATGGTAGTAAGACCTATAAATTTAAGTAGAAATGAATGGCAAACATTTGACTCTAACGGTAAAGTTCCTAGAACTCTTACATACGGTGTTTACATAGACCCTAAAGTAGCTCAAGCTCAACTATCTATATTGGATAATCTATTTAGTATATTAGAAGAGTATATTTCATTACCGGATAATCCGAACTTCACCATAGCTACTAACGGCAGAGATATGGACAATATCTTAGCACAGTTAATAGCTGACGACGGAGCCATAGAATTGACTGACGGTAAGAATACTTATAAACATGCAGCATCTAATATAGGTGGAATGGGTGGTTCATTCAAAATGGTTGGATTATTATCATCAGTTTACAAACTATTCTCCGCTGGTAAGAAATCAGATGAAAGTTATGTATTCCGAGCTAAGGCTAGAGACGGTAAAATGAAGGAAACTAGGTTAGAGGAGTTATCATTTAATATAGTTAGGGCAGTTAGAGATGCAGGTAGAGATAACTACTTCTCTGTACTAAATAACATGTTTAATGTGATATTCCATGGTACTCCAACTATTAAAGAAGGAGCTGCAACTACTACATATGCTCCATTTATAAATGGAATATATTATACTCCTAGAACTCCGACTTCACATGATAGTAGACCTTCTGATTTCTATCCAACTAGAAATAATGACAATCAATTCTATATTGATACTGCTATAGAAAGTCCTAACTTTGAAATAACCATTGACCCTACTGTATTATCAGAGAGACAATTTAATAAAGGAGTTCCACATAACAGACAGTCAGAGTTTGATAATAACATTACGTTAATTGCTAATGGAGTATCCAGTGCTTTCACTGGCTATACCTCAATAGACCAAATCCTTAATGATGCACGCAATGAATATCTAGAGAAAGGTGATATTGCATTAGATGAAATATTAAAAGGAGTAGCAACTAAGGTAAATACTAGTCTTACTAATGACATAAATAACAGACAGCTATTAATTAATAACGACCCTGTAATTCATCTAGATATGACTGTTGATGTTAACAACATGCCAGTCATTAATAAGGTACATACTCTATTACAGGAAATAAATGTTAAGAGTCCGTCTGTACTACCCAAAACTAAAGACGGAGAGATTGATACTACGGGTATTCAAAATGTTGATTATAGTAGTGGTAATTTACAAGATTTTACAGTATATTTGCAAGGTGGACAAACAATTAAAGGAAGCATTATTGGAAGTGAAGTTAATATAGTTGATACAGTGATGTATGAAGTTCCATTTGACCCTAATAGAGAACAGAAACTCAAGATATTCGAAGATACCATTGGAGACCATGAGAATCTTAGGGAGACCGAAATCATGACTGTTATCCAAGAATTGAGAGCTACTACCTCTCTTACTCCGGAAGCTGCTGATGCACTTCTTGATAAGATAAGATTAGTGGACAATCACTTCGAAGGTTACTTGACTGATGAGCAACTTGACGACCCTGACATATTAGATGTTATGGAATATATTAACAGTCTTGCTAATAATAAGCAAATAATTGATAGTCAGAACTGTAAATTAAATATATAAGAATAATGGCATGTACTAACTTTGACATAGGACTACATAGGATTGATGCCGAAAGTGTCCTTAGAGGAACAGTACTTAAGTTTAGAAAGGCTGAACCATTGTCTACTACAGACTTTGTTCAGCATTTCTTTATTAACTTGAAAGGTACTAACCTATTCAACCTAGAGAGCGAGGCAGAATACGTCTCGCTTTCTAAGGTTTTTGAAGATTATATTAAAACATCAAGAATACTTAAAGATACACAGAAAGAACAGCTGTTAGCTGAATATGCACAACCTCTAGGTCAGAATTTTGGACTTTCTCCTGAAGCAACTACAATTGAAGTAGCTGATAAAGACCTTATCATTCCGGATGCTCCAGAGAATATCAATAATGAGGTTTCCAACTCGGAGAAGAGAATACTTACTCCGTCTCTGAATGATACGTATGGCTCTGCTACAGTAGTAAAAGAGTACATGCTAAATCAATTCAGATATAATATAATTGAATCGTCTTTAGTTAATTTTACTGATGGTAAATTAATCAAGACTACTGATGATTTGAACATATATATTGCTAAATATAAGAATACTATGTTCAAGAACTTAGTCGATTATATTAAAATGACTAATGAAGAAGATGGAATTACTACAGATTTCAATATGGCTAACGCTATCTACATAGATGGAACTCCAGATGTGGAAGGTATGCAGAAAGTTCTTAGACTAGCTGATGAGTTGTTTAAGGACATGCCTAGGTCTAAACTAGACAATGCATATGTCTCAAGAAAGCAGAAGTTCGGAGACCTGTATAAGAATCAAATGCTGATTGATGCGTTTAATGCTTGGGCTGTACTGTCAAATGGTAATTTTGATACTATTCTTAAGAATCTATTCGGAAAGAATATGGAGATTAAGAACAAAGGATATATTGGAATAGAGATTCCCGTATCAGTTAATAAATATCAATTTAGAGCTGGTTCTAACATGGTTAAAACCTGGAGAACTAATGAGAACGTGGATGCAATATCTGAAATAGGTAATGTGTCTAGGTTACTTATTGAGCAAACTCCTGTGCTTAATTTTACCACTGGAGAGCAAATAAGGGACAATTACCTTACACTTAAACAGTTCTTGCATTCAATGAATAAGCTTAAAGACGAAGCGAACTTTCTATATTTTGGAGACAGACTGCAAGAATTAGTTATTAACTTCCATTCAGCTCCTAATTATTACTTGAAGAGGATTCTTGAAGAAATTATTAACAATGGGGGAGGTTCTAGAATATTTCAAATAAATGATTTGAATGTATTTAAATCTATTTATGAGAAGTTCTATAATGATAGCAGAGCTAACTCTCTATATAACATTATTAATAACGATTACAAGCAATCCAAAGCTATAACCACTTATGATTTGCTTGATTCAATATCTGGAGTTGTAGATAGAACTAATAATGCTAAGTATATTCAGTATGCCATGAATCAAGACACAAATGACCTAGATTCTATGGAAATTAAACAAACTAATGTCAACAGACGTAAAATCCAGAGAGAGAATGATATTGATATTAGTAATGAATTACGTGGCAACAGACAAGAACTACTTGACAAGTGGGGAGTAGAAGTACATAACGCTACTCTGGGAGACATCTCATTTAAATTACCTTATAATGGCGACACTATTACTCTTATATATAATAGGGCTGCTATTGGTAGTAAAGGTCAAAAGAAACTTGAGTTAAGTCCTTCTGATAAGGTTAAATATGGTTCATTAGATACTATATTAAAAGAGCCTTCATTTACTACACTAAAAGCAATCTATGAAGAGAATAACCCTCAAACTATAACTCCACAGGAGAGACTATATGTATCTTTAGTAGAGTTTATGGATGATTTCATTAATACTAGATTCCTAAATGGCAACATAGATTTACTGGCGGCATTTAAGAATGTAAAAGAAGCAGACAATCTAAAATATCTAACAGAGAACTTAATGTCTCTAGCTAATAGTTCTGCATTTGTAAATACAGTATATAATGAGTTCGAGACTAACAATCCAGACAACCTAGACCTGTATTCATTTATTAAGACCCTTAAATATTATACTGATAAAGTTGATGAGGATAGTCCAGAAGCTAGATTCTACTACGACAAGTCATCTAACTCATTAAAAGCTATTGATGGTGCTTTAATTAACACTTTGAATGATTTAGTAGCAGCAGAGCAAATAGTAACTGGAGAAATATTTAAATCTGTTATTAAGAACGCTGAAGGTAATAATATTCCTAATAGTAGGATTGCTAATTTAGCTGGATTGACTAGAAGATACGTCACAAGAACCATTATAGAGAATCCGAACTCTTCTTTAAAGAATACATTATTTGGATTAAATCCAGGTATGCTTAGAGGTACATCAATTAAAACCGATGTTGTTAGTAGAACTGGAGTTAAGAAGAGTGCTACTAGTTTCTCTGTAGCAGAGATTGGATATTCTTCAATATTATATGACTTCTATGCTAATCTATTAAGGAAGGTTGACAAAGGACAATCTAAGACTATTAATGTTCAACCTACTGTATATTCTGATAAGGGAACATTCGTAATGTGGACCTTAACTGCCGACGGAATCAAACTTGTTGACGAGAATGGAGAAGAGTTTACTATTGACTTACTTAATTCATCAATTTCTGATTTAAACAAAGCTATTAGGTCTACTGTTGGTTCTTACTATAAGAACACATTTAATAATGTGCTTAATGATTATAGAAATGTATATAGAGGAAGTCTCGATACATTCCTACAGAGACTACAAGAGAATGGACTGACAGATGCTTATAATAGCATAGTTGGTAAGCAAGCAGCAGTGGATGCAGAGAATGCTAAAATAGAAGCACATAATGCTAAATTGGCAGAAGAAGTTGCTAAACAACAAGCATTAGCTGATGCGGCATTGCAGGCTGGAGATTATATGGAAATTGATGCAATTAATAACTATATATTAACAGAATTACAGCCTAAGGAACCTATTGACTTAGTAGATAAAATGACATTTAAAGACTTTCAAGCAATATTGTCAGTAACTACTAAAGGAGAATACGGTGATATGTCTTATCGAAATGGAGTCCCTAATATTGATAATGTACATGTTAATAAGGGAGGTTCGTTTGTCCTAAATGGAAACAAGAAAGGCGGACTGTCTCCAAACGCTTTATTGAATTTTAATGCTAATGAGTTATATGCTAAGGAAGATATATATAATAAAATGTTCTTGAGAGAGAAGAAGAAGTTTGTCAAAGATATGATTGATAATAATATGACATTCCCTCTTAGATACGCTAACGGTAGAGTAAACTCTGTTTTAAATAAGGCATTAAATACTCTTATTCCTACTGATAAGGCATCATGGATAAACAATGATACTCAAGAATTAATACTAGCTAAGCAAGGAGACAAGGTACTTAGTAGGTTATCTGATTTAGATAGTACATGGTTAAGAAATGATGAAGATATTACTCTAAATCCTATTCTCGAAAGGTACTTCTTAGCTGACTTTCTAACTTCAGAGAACTTGCGACTAGTCACTACAGGTAGTAGTATAGCACATCCTAATAAAGCTAAATATGGTAAAGTTAATCCTGTGTCATTTAATGGTATAGAGTTAGAGCAATCTTCTAGAGAACTTGCAGAATTAAAGAGAAATGTAATTATACCAGGTACACTACAGTATTTCCAACAAAACAGCTTGCTAGGTATTCCTAAGACATACAGATTGGCTATTATGAGCGACGTTGCAGCATTTGTGTACAACTTTAAAGGTGAGACATCTACTGTAGATGCACATGACGGTTCTGCGTTCTGTAATCCTATTATGTCTTATTTAGAGAACTTCTCATTACAGGATTCTGCTGTAGGTGATGACAAAAAGCCTATTGGACATGACTTTAATGGGGATTATGGTACTGCTTCTTTGTTGAAATTTGCTACATTCTCTACATACAATGAAAGAATGAGAAACTCTATGAAATCTGACATTAGTCTGTATAACATGTTTAGAAAGATGTCTGATTTCAAATGGAATCAGTCTACAAACCAGTTCGACAGAGCTTATGAAGGAATAGACCTTACTAAGAACATATTCGGAAACACTATGGAGCTTAAAGATGTTACTGGTGGTGAAAGAATATTCTACAGGGACGGTAACAATCATTATGAGATATTAGGTCTTGATAGAGTAGGTGACGGATTATATAATATTAGAACTCAAGCAGTTAATGAATATGGTAATCCAGTTAAAGCTGTAGGAGACGCTAATGTAATGGTTCAGTTAAATGTTCCTATTAATTCATTATTTGAATTACATGCAGCATTAGGTGGAGTATATAGTGAATCTCTTAGAAATGGAGAACTTGCTTACAGTGATGCTTCTTTAGCCGTTACTGCTAATTATGCTAACAATGTAGGTTGGTATAGACCTAATGGAGAGATACCTTCTCAACGTAATACTATCCAACCGCTCAAACATAAAATGATTGCTTACTTGGTTAACAAGTCTGCAATTAAAGTAGGAGCCCAAAATATAAACGGGGATAGTTCTTGGTTTGATGACAGTCCTTTAATGGAAATGGAATTTAATACTGAAGGTCTTGGTATTCAAATGGATGCAGACCATGTAGTAACTGACCCAGAACATCAGTCCACAATGACAGAGTTCTCACAGGTAATATCTGCATTGGAAGCTATGGGATTCACTCACAGTATGGCTAAAATGGCATACAAGGACTTAGGTAGAGTGGCATTATCATCAATAGGTGGCATTAGAGATGCAGTGTATACATTAGTTGGGATTAAACCTACTGACAATCCCGATGTTAAATCTGATATTTATGAGATAGTAGGTAAAGCTATTATTAAGGAGCTTAATAAGGACGGAGATGAACTTGGTACTGCTAAGACTATTATTGAGAAAGCTAAAGCAGAGTTTGCATTAGATAGAAAGAATAATAATTCTCATGGAACTGATGTATATAAAATACCGTACAGTGACCCTTCTATCTTTGGTAAAACTTTATCTTCGTTTACATCTAATATTAATAAAACTGCTATTAAGAGGAAGTTCCCAGGTATGGGTGCAGTTATGGCTCCCGCATACAATATAGTACAACAATTCCGCATAGGAGGTACTAATTATAAATATGATGATATTTATAGGATTGCTTCCGAACAAGGAATGACTCCTGATGAGTATTTACAAAGTGAGCAAGCTAAAATAGAGGCACAGCCAGCATCTACTATAGATAGATTACTTCCTGGAGACAGAATCAAATTACCTATTCAAGAAGTAGCATCAGTAGTGGCTAGAATTAGCCAAAATGCATTAGACAAGCAAATAGCTCTTGATTTGGCTGTTAAGAGAACTCTGACAGAACTTGAGAAAGCACAGAATGGAGACGGGGAAGGCGTAGAGATAGCTAAAGCACAGGATAACTATGACAAGGCTGTGTCTGCACAAGCTAAGAATCAAGCTAATTCCTTAATGACTGTAGACCAATATCTAGCTGACAGAGGTTGGAGTATAGAGGGTAGTTACGTACCAGTATATGTAAATGATTTTGATACATACAACTTAGTAAAAGCTAATTTCTCTCAATTCTATACTGATATTACTAGACCTACAGACTTAAAGCCAGCAGAGATTTATTGGGAAGATATGACCGGTATGAGACATAGCATATTTGATATGCCAGCTATACAAAGGTCATTCAGTGAAAGAACTAAGTATGACGGAGGTAAACTTCCTAAAGCTTTAGATTCTGAAATACAAGCACAAATACAAGCAACCTTTACGCTACTAGACAACGGATATATGCCTGTAACTGGTATTCAGAAAGCAGAGTACTTAGCAGACCCAGTCGCATTCAGTGATAAATATGCAGCCAATGGCTATATTAGGGATTTAGGTAACGGAGATATTGCTATTCCTATTCAGAATTTAGTTAGTAATCCTGCTGAACTTTCTATTAGTAAACTATATGTAGACCAGTTTAACTTAGGACCTAATGATAGTATTAATGATGTACTTACACAAGGATATCAGTTCTTCGTTAATAGGTATGATAAATATCATGCTCCTAAAATTAAATGGTATGATATGATGTTTACTAGAGCTAATGGTAAACATGTGTATGTTGCACTCGGAGAAACTCCTTCCTTAATGGAACATCTATCAGTTAATAAAGCACTTACTGAATCTGATTTCGTTAGAGTTGGTAATAGTGTTATGAGGGTAGATGAAAATGGTGAGAAGATGTACGAAGCTGGATTTTATGATGAAAGTGGAGAGTATCATGAAGTAGTAACATCTTACAATGCATTAGGTAATAACACTACTGAAGAAGTATTAGTAGCTAAGACTCCTGATAGTGTTATTGACATTTACGGAATGGATAGCTTTGATTCTGTTAAAATTAACCAATACACTAAGAATAAGGAAATGATGCAACAGGTAATTGAAGCAGGTTCTGAAAGAAATGACAGACTGTTGAAATTATTGTTTGATACTTATAAAGAGAATGAGGGAGAAGAGTTCAGTGTGTCTAGATTGGCTTATCAATTAGACGGAATAGAGAAGAATCAGAAGATTATAGATGCCAAGAAGAAGTTTGTATCATTCCAGAAATCACTTGAATTTACAGTAGCTCGTATTCCTGCACAGACAATGCAGTCATTTATGAAGATGAAGGCTGTTGCATTTAATGATTCTGATAAGAATGTGGTACATGTATCTCACTGGCAGACATGGTTGCAGGGAAGTGACTATTGACCTAATTTTAACTGTTTAGTTAGGTGACATATTAATATTGTAGTCACTATAATAAATCTCGTGAATTGACGGGGAACTCCTTAGAGCTTAACCTACTAAACTAGAGTAGTAATACATCTAGTGGCGGCAATTAACTATTGTTGGTAAAGTAAAAAAGGTTAAGATTGGACAATCCGCAGCTAAGCATCCTAGATAAATATTTGGATAATAAGACTAGTTAATTGACAAAAGTTTTAATATCTTTGTGTTTATAAGGATGAAAGTTCATCGACTATCCCGTAAGGGAGTAGGAACTTTTATCTAATGTTTAACTCAAAATATTAGGTAAATGGCTAGAAGAATAACAAAGAAACTTAGTAAAGAACAAAAGAGCCTACTTATAGGCCTTCTTTTAGGAGATGGAACAATATCTAGTAATTATGTATTCAAGCTAAGTCATTCTGAAGCTCAAAGAGAGTTTCTAGAATGGAAGATAGACTTATTAAACAAGTTTGGGTTTAAGAACAATGGTGTTAAGGAGTATATATCAACATGTGGATATAATAAAGGAAACAAAGTTTTATACTCTCAGATGTCACTTAACCCAACTATAAAAGCCTTAAGGAGAACAGTCTATACTCCTAAGAAACATATTACTAGAAGATTATTGAATTGGCTTACCCCTATCGGGTTAGCTATATGGTATATGGATGATGGTTGTATAAACGTAAACACTTCAAAACAGCGTAGCTCAATACAACATACAATCAAAATAGCTACGTGTGTTGATTTAGATACAGCTCAAGTAGTAATTGATTATTTCAAAGAAGTTTGGGATGTGCAATTTAGACCTTTTAAAGAAGGAAAGGGAACTTATTCTATTGCTAGTTCCACTGAATCTGATTGTGCAGCGTTCATACAAATTATACGTCCATATATAGAACAGGTTCCATCATTACTCTATAAAATTAGAGATAACTTTACTAAAGAAGAATTTATAGCACAGCAGAAAGCTGGTTCCGAAGTGCGAGACACTCTAGAGATAGAGTGATGATATAGTCAGTCTCATATTGAAAGGTATGAGGTTAAACGGATATTGATAAAGCCTACGTAATGGGTTATGATTTTGATACCAGCGGACATTATGTAGGCTGGTCTCCATATTTTAATTTTAATAGTATCGAGTCACTCAAAGCATCCGAAATGCTACCTACTCCTAATGGTAAGTTATACGCATATGGAAGTGGTGGAGTAGACATTTCTAACTATCTAAACCAACTTAATAAGGAGAACTTCTATAATCCAGAATCTGTCCCGGTAATAGCAGAGATGCTCAACGCTATTGATGATGCTAGAATATTAACATATTCAGGTGAAGTTGACACCGATAATGCTAATTTCATTCTTAATAGAATTAACAATCATACTATGTATATGACTGAAGAATTTGATGAAAATGGAAAGAAAGCCAGAAACGGTAGACAGAAGATTAGAAGAAGTAACTTACTTCCTGCATTTAGAAACTCTGTATCATCTAAAATTAGCAATATTATCCAGAATTTGAAGAATATGAACCAGGCTTACTCTCCTATTGAAATGGGAGACCCTCAAAGGGCAGCTAAGGAATCAGCATCTGGACAAGAAGCTAATAAGATTACCATGACATCACCCTCATCCAAATGGGTAATGCAGATGCAGAATATGGACGGTAAACAGGTAATTGGTATTGCAGCTGTAGGTGAGAAAGTATTCTTTGCTAACTGTTACTATTTCAATGAAGGTGTTAGAAATGGAGACCAGGATTGGTTAGACAACATGTTCTTCTCCACTAGATTTGAAGGCATTCAAACAATGTTAAGTGAGAATGGTAAACCTATAACAGTACCTACTCTAAGAAACATAATGGCTAACGTTAACTTTGATGATTTGGCAGTTAAGAAAGATTATTGGAGAAATTTAATAGTCAGAGCCGTAGAACAGCAATTATCACCGGAGGATGTAGCTAGAGTAGTTCAAGAGCAATTAGGTATGCAACCAGACCAGTCGTTAGTAATTTCTGCATTACTATCAGCTGCTACTGATAATGCTAAAGAGTTGATTCTTTCTAAAATCAATGCAGGTCCTAATCTAGCTGGTATGTACTTACATATGATTATGTTAGGATTCAGTTTCAATGATATCGCTAAATTCATGACAAGTCCGACAGTACAAACTGTAAATGACTTAATGAAGGTAAATGTATTTGATGAATATCATGACCATGCATCAGTAGACTCTGTAGTTAGAGCATTAGAAGAAGGCCCTAATATTAGAAACTACTTCGATTCTACTTCTTTAGGTAACTTCTTCAAAAGAGTGCAAGAGAAACTACTTGACTCTGGAGAGGAAGCGTTCGATAAGAGAGGTAATTGGATTCAAGCTATCAAAGATAGGTTTGCAGAAGGTGATTCTATTGATGATATATTCCCAGCTGTATCTTATAGAGAACACAGATTCTTGGAAGAATATAAGTACCTACAGAAGATGAGGAATAGACTAGACATGGATAGGTTTGCCGAATTTAAGAAGGTAAACAGAAGTGCTAGAGAAACAGAACTGTTAGGAAGATTCTACGGACTAAATCAAGGTATGCCTACAGATTTAGGAGGTAAGATGTCTAGGTTAAATACATATGAATCTGCAATTACTAGCAGAGAGCAACTATATAAAGATGACAAATACGAGAAAGGTTATAACTCGGAAGTAGTTATTAAAAACATCCTAAATGATAAGCCTTATCTATCTGAAGAGCAAGTAAGAGCTGTAGTCAACGATGCTGTTGCACAAGGTATTACTAATGGAGGATTTAGTATGAGGAAATTCCTTGACCCAATGAACTCTGGTTATAAAAAGTCAACTATAGCTTACTATAATCTAATAAAGGGAACTTGGAATATATTCGACATGATTGATAAAATTCCTCACTTTAAGGCATTGTTCGAAGTATATAACCTTACTGATACAACTGATGTAAATATCAGTACTAAATTTAATCTAGTAAATTCCTATAGAGAAGCTCTTATTAAAGAGAATCCTACATATGGTAGAGCTGTTACTAAAGAGCAATTAAATGCACTCGGTGAGCATGTAGACGATGTACTAATCACTGGCTGGCTGGCTAAACGCAACATTACCTTCAGAATGGATGAGGGTCAGAAGTATATCGGAAATGATATGACTCTGCATGATATTAAAGAAGGAGGCGAGGTATTTAGTTTGGCTACTAATGATGGAATTGCTAACTTTAAACTCTGGATGGAAAGAACAGTTATTCCGGAACTTCATAACGGAATGGTTGGAGATAAGAGGGTTCGCTCCTTATTAATCAACCAGTTTGTGCAAGGATTAAGTAGGAACAGACGTACTGACCCATTTACTAGAGGTAATACTACATATATGAAATTACCTATTGATATGATGAACGTAAGAACTGAATCAGACCAAGCAATGTTCAGTAGATACCAGAAAGATTTTGCAGCACTGAAGAGAATTAATCTGCAAGGATTACCTCTTACTGACTGGTTCTTCTTATATAACTTAGTTGTTAATAAGAATAAGTACGGTGCTGACAGACTTACTACTTTACTGAACACATTTGATAAGACTGATGTTAGTGACTTACTAATAGAGTATCAAAAGTATGTAGGACAATCAGACTATGATTTGGATGTTAACATGGACACATTCTCATTAGAAGATGCACTTATTAGAATGGCTCCTATTATTAGTGAAAGTGCTAAGGGTAGAGCTAGAGATAAGTATATTAGAATGAGAAATGAAGAAACAGGTCGTCTTGAACTGTATGAAAGGGACGGAGAAGACTACTATGAAGTAAATGACATCCCAGACCCAAGTAATGTAGACATGCGAAGACTATATGATGATTACTTCGTTATTAGAACTCCAAATCAGAATGCTAAAATGAAAGAGTTAGTCCTTAATAGGAATGATTCTATGGAGAATATAGTTAATAAGATTAAGAGCTTAATGGAGCGTAATACTATACAAATAAGAATTAATTGTTAACATGAGTTGTACAGTAGAATTTTTAGTACATTCTAACGAGGGAGCCCCTAGCTTATTTAAGCTAGAGGTTCCTGACGTTAGTGAAATGTCTTTAGAAGATGCAATAGGAGCATTAATGGGAAATGTAGAGAGTTATAATGATTTTATTAATGCAGTAAATTCAGGAGGATTTCCTATTACAGCTTTGGATTCCAAGAATCTTGGCAAGGACGGATTACCAATTGGTAATTATAATTTAAATACAATTAAGAATGAGTTCCCAACTCCAAATATTACCTACTTAGTAGACAAGTTGCAAGGGGAAGGTGAGGACTTAAATAGGAATAATATACTACTCACTAATGCTAGATTTAGCCTTGCTTGGAATACCAATTATGGTATATTTAGAGACACTAGTGGCAGTTTGGCAGTTATTAAGCCTAAAGAAGAATATATAGAGACCTATCTAAAGCAAAGATATGTGAATACAGTATTAGATAAGGCTCCTAAAGAACAAGTTCAGGAAGTAAACAAGAATATAGAGTCTGCGTTAAAGATGCTAGCTGCAAGTAATGATACTTCATCCAGAGTGCAGACTATCATGAAATATATAGGGTATGACTTTAACACCAATAGTATTCATGGTAATGTTATACCTGCTTTTGTGAATTACTTCTATACTAGTGCTACTTTCAATGATGCATTATATAAGAATGGGCTTGTTAGTAAATTTAATGAGCTGTTTAATCAAATAATAGGTACCCCTACTACTGAAATTCCTTCTTATTCAGATATTACAGTTCAAGCACTAGTAGATAGAGTAGAAGTATCTGGGAACTACTTACGTATATCTAAGAAAGATATGCAAGACTTTATGGATGCTTATAGCTACGGAGAACTGTCTGATGAATCTATAGTATCTACTATACAAGACTTGAATAATAAAATTGACAATGAGAAGTTCTTAGACATTGCATTTATAAGTGATGGGGGAATATTATTAAGAAATACGTTTAAGCAGCCGGAGTTTGACAAGACTATAGTTAACACAGAATACTCTGGAGAGTTAATAGAGCCTATTGAAACTGTAGGGGGTTATAACATCGCTAAATATAATGACAGATATTATATAGACAGTAGGATTGTTACAACTTCAGACGGGCTGAAAGGAGCAGGAGTAGATAATCTCAAATATGCTAGAAGTATTGCCAATAAACTATTAGACAGACCTATAGATTTGAAATCGGTTACTAGTAAACTCAAAAATGGAAGTTTAGCAATACAAAGTTATCAATCTTTACAAATTGGAGACAGATTCTCCGTTTTGGATATAGAACTAAATGATAACATAAAGCTATACAATGATAAGGATTTAGTTAAGAGTATTACTTTTAACAACTTCATATCAGAGCTTAATAAGAAGCCCCAATATAAGAAACTAATTGGCATACTTAAAGAGCAGGGACTTAATATAGAATCTATACTTAACACTCAAGAGAAATTGGAGACTTTCTTCTTATTAAAGAATCAATTAAGAGACCCAGACATTCATGCTTCTCTATATAACAGTAAAGTACCTAGTATGCTAACTCAAGACAAACTAGACTATGAGCTGCAATTAATGACAGAAGCTTTAAATACAATTCAGAATGCTACCGAATCTGTATATGAAGTAACTGGGGCAAATGGGGACAAATACTCATTCAGAAAGCTAGAATCAGAAAGAAGTGTACCAGTTCACAAGAAAGTACCCAGGTCATTTAAAAGTGAAATGGTAGAGATAGCCAATCACCTTAGTAAGAACTATGGCATTAATGTTAACGTAGTTACTGCTAGAGAGATAGCTTCTAAATTCAGAGGAGTGATTCCTAATGCTGGAAGAACTAATGCATTTATTTATAATGGAGAAGTCTATCTAAATGTAGACAGAGCTACTACAGCTGATTCACTGCATGAGTTTGCACATTTAATTATGGGTTCTATGAAGAGGACTAATCCAGGTCTTTATTATGGGCTAGTTGAACAGGTGGAGTCTCTGGCGAACTATGATGATAAACTAGAAGCATTTAGGATGATAGGAGATACTAGAGCTGTTCCTGACTTGAATGAGGAGATATTTGTTACAGAGTTTGGTAATTACTTCGCTAGAATCGCAGAGCCTTGGTTTGAAGGTAAAGAAGCTTCACTAGAGGAAATGGGGAGAATATTTAAAGAGAAGACTCAAAAGACATTCCAAACTAGTGATGATATTAAGAATGAGAAGTTAGGAAGACTTCTTAATATGTCTATAGATAATATTATGTCTGAATTTGGTAGTGCACTTATTAACAACGATTTAGCAGCAGGTTTTGATATGAACTTAGCTTCTGAATCCCGTACTATAACTAATTTAATTCAGAAATTAATAAAGAGTGGTAACTTAAAGGAGAATTGCTAATGGCTTGTTCATATAGTTTAAATATAAATGGTCAAGTAGTACAATTTGGGGAGGGTAATAACAACTATGCAGACCTATTTGACTTCTTGATAGCACATAAGAATCAGATAGAATATGGTCTTATATCTGATATCGTACTTAGTCAGGACACTAAGCAAGCTGAAATAGTAGCTAAACTAAGAGGTATCAGAAGTGAAGCTAGACTTAGAGAAGACGGAGTAGATTTAACTGGGGGAGATATAAGTTATACTGCTTCTGACGGTAATATGTCCGTTACAGATTTCTTAGAGAAAGGAAGGTCTGGTGACGGTGAAGGCGCATTAATTCAGCCCTTTAATGTTACTAATTGGAGAGGCAGAACTGTTACTGAATTAATGGATAAGGAGAAGATTAGTAGAGAAGAAGCACATGCTAGAGTAGACCAAACGTTAGAGATGTGGGATAGAATAGCTGAAACTGGTATTGATATACATTCTATGATTGGAGACTACTTTGCAGGGCATTATGACTTAGAAGCCCTGACTAAGAAATATGGAATGCAATACAACGAAGCTGTTATTAAATCATTGTATGATAATTTAGAAACACTTAAAAGTGAGCTATATAGAGCTCATGGTAAAGGTGCTAAAATAATGTCTCAATTTCTGGTTGATGCCAATACAAATGACGGACTTAAACTAGTAGGTTCTATCGACTTAATAGTTGTAGATGAAGAAGGACAACCTCATTTGTATTTATTTAAAAGTTCTACCAAAATTTCTAACGACTGGGATGCAGCTAAAGCATCTAAATATGATTATCAATTAGGATTTTACAGGCAGATGTTAGCTTCTAAGGGAATCCCAGTAAGAAATATGGAACTTAATATAATTCCAATGAAAATAGAAGGCCTAGATGAAGGTCCTTTAACAGATGTTCAGTTTGAGGCAGTACAAGACAGGAAGAAAGACACATCTTCAGCTGTTAATAGACTAGCTTGGGGAGTAGGAGAATATTACTCAAATATTAGTAACATAATACCTGTAAGGATTACTGATGAGACTGTAGGACATCCTATTAAGGACGGAGTGCTTAACACTTTATCAAAGTTTATTCCCAATCCTAAATTACAGAGCAGAATGGATAGAATAGACGTAGATTCGTTTATTCAAACTCAAGTACATGATTCACCACATCCTTCAGAAGGAAGGTGGTACTTTAGTGATTATTACAATCATAGTAAACCTATCTATATTAAAGATACAGCTGATAAAGCTGTTAATGAAGAACTTAGACAAAAGGTTGAAGAATACTTGAAGAAGAGGGATAGAATCTTTGCAGAGAAGAGACAGGCATTTATATACGATTTGGACAAGGCTTTAAAGGGTTATAAACCTCTAGACCAAATCGTACCACCTTCAGGGTTTAAGACTACAGCTTTTGTAGTAAGTACATTTCAGAAGTATGTAAACGACCCTGGTTGGGAAGTGGTTGATATGGAGAATCTTAAACAGATGGGAATTATAGCTATTCATAATGTTATTACTAAGCAAGTGGACTTTGTGGCACTTAGTAAACATGATTTAAATACTATTATACCACTGTCTTTAGGAACTACTATGTTGGGAGACTATGAGAAAGACGCATATGCTATGAATAATCCATGGTTATTAAGGTCTACTAGCGGTAATATAGAGTTGATGAAGATTATGGCAGCTATTAATGAGATGCCAGAAGTCTTCGGAGATGTATTTAGGATTGGGACATTCAAGGTCTTAAACGCAGATACATCTACAGCTACTATAGCCAATATGAGGAGTATAAGAGAAACTTTCAACTTATTAGCAAAGGAAGCTGGAGTAACTAATAGACTTAATCAGGTTACATTTATGGATGAACTTGAGGTTTTAAAAGGAGAGTTCTTAGCACTTATGAGTAGACCAGATGCTACTCCTAGAACCCAGCAAGAATTAAACACTAAAGTACGTAAGGTATTATTTGACATAAATGCAAACGATAAAGCTGCTACAGCCGACAGGTTAGAAGATATAGCCAAAACGTTGTATACTTCATTCCCAACTATCCTTGAGAAAGCATCAGTGGAGGATATAATGAAAGAGAACTCTAATACTGGTATAGAAAGATTCTATAAAGCAGTTCTAGGAGCGATGCTTTATTATAGAGATATTCCATTTACACAGCCGGAGAAGATGGGAAGATATACTCGTAAAGGAGCTCCATTATCAGGAGGTATGGATACTAACCCTGAACTAATTCCAGAGAATAATATTAGACAAGCTGTTAAATTAGTAAGAAAGGCATTTGACGGAGTTACTAGGAAGACTGAAGAATATTACTATCCATTCTTTAACGACTACGTTAAAGCCTTATGGAAGGACAAGGGATACTCAAACGCCAGAAATTTAGTAATAGGAGACCAGACTAAAATATATGATAATATGTTTAGAAGAAATCCAGACGGGTCTCTAAATGAGCAAATGCTGTTTGCTAATCCTTACGATAATAATACTCCACTATCATCCGAAGAAAGAAGATTCCTGAAGAAGATATTATGGGATATCAACAAGTACAGATTTAATCTGGAAGGCAAGTCAGAATCTGACCCAGAAGTGGCACAATTAAAGAAACAAGACAAATGGTTCTGGGTACCATTGCAACAGACCAATAATAAGATATTGCAAATGGGAATTGCTAAATGGGCTAGCCAAGAAACTAAAGATGTTACCATGAAGTTTAAAGACTTCTGGAATAGGGAAGAGAATGATGCATATTCGGAGGAAGAATACACAGCTAAGTCTGACATGATTACTAGATATGAAATGTATAATAGGTTTAACATTTCTGAATCTAGTGAAGATGCTAGACAGGCATTACTAGCACAATACAATTCTGATTTCTGGGAACGTAATTTGGAATCATTAGTAACTAGCTATGTGTTCGCCGCAGAACGCAAAGATGCCTTTGATGATGTGCTCCCGGCAATTAAAGCAATTAAACTATTAGCTCTTAACTATGCTAAAGAAACTGGTGTTGATTTAACAGTGTTTAATGAGACAATGGATAATTACCTTAAAATTGCAGTATTTAACCAGTCCATTATTAGTGAGGAAGGTAAACAGCTATATCAAGCTGTGGGTCCTATTAAGAGATTAGCATCCTTCGGACTGTTGGCATTTAATGTTACTGGTGCAGTCAGAGATGTATTTGACGGAATGTGGAAGAACTCTGCAATGGCCTTTAGTAAAATGTATTACACTGGAGAGAAATTTACTTATAAGGAATTACTACAGGCTGGAGCTATTATCATGAAAGACGGGCCTGACTTTTTATCAAGAGTCACTAAAATAGAGGCTCTTAACGCTAGAATGAGGCTCGCTGATTTTGATATGAATAAATTGTCACAGAGGTTAGTAAGTAACAAGTCAGGATTATCTAATTTATCTAGATATACTTACTGGTTTACTACTGCACCGGATTACTATAATAGAATGACCATGTTTATAGCTCAAAGTCTACATGATGGGACTTGGGACGCTATAGAAATGACTAAGGATGGATTAAAGTATGATTGGAAGAAAGACAAGCGGTTAGCCGCTTATGCTTCCGGCAATAAGAGTAATCCAGACTACAATAAGCAAAGAGGTCTGTATCTATCTATGATGAAATCTTTCAATGAAACTGAAGGTCTGAATCTAAAAGAAGGTGATGCATTACCATTTGCTTATACACAGGACGAAGTACTTGCTATTAAAACTTTATCAGATTTAGTTTATGGTTATTATGACCATGACGGAAGAATGCAGGCCGAGAAGACCTTTATGGGAGCGTTGCTTGGTCAATTTAAAACATTCTTGTCCGCAACCAGGAATGCTTATTTACTAGAACCAAAGAACTATGGACTGGCAGGTAGAGTTCAGGCTAAAAATGATAATGGAGACCTCCTATGGTACAAGGATATAGTAGACGATAATGGAGAAACTAAAACTATAGTAACTACAGAGAATACAGGAGTGCCGGTAGAAACTTGGGCTGACAGATACCTAGAGGGAATCTTTTACACCCTTAAAGATGCCTGGAGGGAATTTAAATCCGGAGGGCTTAAAGGAGTCAGAGACAACATATGGAACGAAGATACTGGTGTCAAGAAATCTAATTTAAAGAGATTAGGACATGACTTAATGCTGTGGTTGTTATTAGGAGCTCTAGGTCAGTATCTAATAAGGTTGTGGGCTGAAGCCAGAGAGGAAGATAGAGACCCATTAAATCCTACTATGTCTAGGGCTATGGAAGATACAGTGTTTAGTCTATTCCAGAGAGGATTTACCAATTCATTTGGCGATGTAACTCCTATCAACACTATGTTGAGTTTAGTTAATAATTCAGAACCTGTATCTATTGGGTATCTTAGCACGGTGTTCAATAATACCTATGAATTTGCATTTGGAGATAAGACTCTATCTCAATACTTTATGGGAACTACAGGATTCGGTAGAACTTTCAAGGGAGCTACTACTGAACTAAAGAATATAGCTAAATTAGCAGCTGACACAGTTAAAGAAGATACAGAGTAATAATCAAAAAAAAATGGCCTGTACAGTAGAGCATTACACTCCACCATACAGGCCATTATTGTTTATTGAAGCACCCCTAGGGTCTCCATCATAGTTGCTACTTTGACAATTAACTCACCGAGAGTTCCGTTATTATCAATAACGTAATCGTAGTCATTATAATCATCCAAAGCATGTTCTGAAATATGATTATCTAGTAATCCGGTATCTCTGTTTACCTTAATGACAATTCCTTTTCTATCTTTGATAGCCTGGACTTCATTTGGAAACCTAGTATCTGGCATAATCCAACAAGGCTCTACTGTATTCATATGTACGAATACAGTGTTACCGTATTCATCAGTACCATAAGTAGGATAACTCTTAAATTTCCTTTCATAGTCAAACATCATAGATTTAACCCATAGGTTAGGGTCAATAGTTCTTCCCACTTCAGTACCTAGTACTTGTAGGAACTCTCTATGAGTCATAGGCTCCCCTTCACTATTACTAATTGGAATATGTGTAAATGATTCTTTGATACTCTCTGTCTCAAAGCTTGACTTATCACAACCCAATATAATGGACGCACACTGTTTCAGCTTCTCTGCCCATGGATGTTTCTCCCATACACTAAGTATAGGAGCAATATCCTCACTTTCACGGACAGCTTCAAAGTGTTTAGCATTCAGAGTTACTTCTCCCCATAGTTTAGAAGATTTAAGCCAACTTATATACCGAATGATATTACAAACTGTATCCTTACCGCTTTGCTTCTTACCAACTATACCTATAATCATTCTTCTAGAAGGGTTATTTCATCGTCGCTATACTCACAATCTCTTACTTCTAAATCTCCTAGGTCTACTGTGTCGTAAGCCTTTTCCCAAGCTTCGTCTTCACTATCGGCTTCAACTTCTATGTCAAAGCATAGACGACATCTAAGCTGTCTATCGATACTTACATTATACTTCGGCATCAGTAGTAGCTATTACTAACTCACCAGAGTCAATTGCTTTACGAATGTATCTCATTAATGTGATAGGTTTCGGATACTCTGCTAGAAACGTAGTAGTTCCTACATCGTCTCTGTCATTCATGTCTATTGGAAAGACAATAGCTTTATCACCAGCTATTATTTGATAATAAAGCACACCAGCTATAGCATGTGATATCTTAGCTGGATAAGGTAAGGTTACAATTTCTTTTAATGTCATATTATACTACACAAGATTTTACTAAATCAGCAATCTGTTTACCATCTGCGGCAGGGAACATAGCTTTAAGCTCTTTGATAATGATTCCCATTTTGCTCTTAGGAATCTTAGGCCCGTCTTCACATCCTTGTAATGCACAGACTTCTACTAACCCTAAAGCAAGTACTTTATCATCAGGGACCTCGGGCAGAAACTCATTCAAGATAAGAGATTCTGCCATTTCATTATCATATAAATCCTGACGACCTGCCATACGATACTGTTCGGCATTATCAATACGTTGGTCACGTAACTTCTTAATAATGGCTACTTCAGCAGCATTGTCAAGAGGTTTAGCATTCTTAGCAGTTGCATAGTTGCTAAATTCCGTCTTAATTGCACGGAGGACTGTAGTCCGAACAGCGTCGTGATTCTTCATAGACTCCATAATTAAGGAGTTTAATTTATCATTCCACATATCATTTCTATTTAAAATGTTAATTACATGTCTTGCGTCTTCATCAGTAATACCCGTAACTGTGTTAGTCTTAATGAAGTACTTCCTCTGTTCTGCAAGCATACTTCTGTCATCATCCAATATAGCATAAACATAAGGTTCGGTTTCGGATGCTAACCAATCCCTTATTTCACAACCTCTATGGACTCCAAACGGAGTAATACTATGTATCTTGAACTTTAAACCAGCTTTGTCAAAGATTGATTGCAAATTAATTTCAGCTCTCCAAGAGGAGCTGACTACTACCTTGCAGCCAGTCTCTTTGACTATTCTGTTTACAATTTCAACACACTTAGGGTCAAAGTCACCTTGAGGATACACATGGTCCTTATTCCATTCTGCTCTGTACCATGAGATACTATTGAGAACCCCGTCTACGTCTAGAAATAAATATTTGTTAATCCTTTTCATAAAATGTTACTTGTCTGGAGAATCCGTTCTCTAGTATATCTTCGTCTGGCGATACTTCATTCTCAACATCTGCCGAATATTCTTCTATGTACAC